CATCTGGATGCGTTGATTGCGTTGATCCTATTTTTGCTTCTGATTTTAAATCAGTAATAACGAGTTTTTTTACTTTTAAATAAGATAAATGTTCTTGCGTTGCCATATCAATAATTTAGTATTGTGCGGAGTCACTGACTTTCTTTACTAGCCATTTAGCTGCAAATTTTGGTAAAAACAAATGCTTGAGTAACCACGCATAAAATCTATGTTTTAGTGTTTGTGTGGTCATATCGATCCTCAATATTTTTCTGATATTAAATTGAAGATATATATTTGTTTCTTTTATCCGATTCACTTCCATCACCAAAGTTACCAACATTGGACATATTCCACAACTTTTTTGCGTGAAACTTAAACGATTCTAGTTTTCTCGCAGTTAAATGCTTTGCAATTTTCTTGTTTTTACATCGGGGATAAAATCCGTTTATAAAAACATCCAAATCAATATCGCCTTTCAATAAATCATACAAATTGTCTGTTTGTGACGAATTACCAAATATACTGTCCCAATCCAATGATTGTATTATATTTTTTGTGGTCATATCAATTAATGAATCCAAGCGTTATCAAACATTGTCTTTAAATTATTATATTGTTGATTTTGAAAATCAAATGCATTTTTATTATTAGTCTTATTTTCAAGCTTGCGTCGGTCAGCTTTTTCTCTAAAAACCATAATATCTAGCATATCCAAATCTTTATCAGATAAGTTACTTAACTTTTCTTTTGTCTTTTTAATGTCCATATCAATCCTTTAATTTTCTGGAGGTTCTGGAAGAGGCATCCAATGCGTAGGATGCCAAACCCTATATCCATCAGTCCATACATCTGCGTGTTCATCAGGATACATTTCTTCTGGATTGCTGTCAAATATTAATATGCCAGTTTCCTCAGTGCTTTTTTCATATCCAAGTATCCAAGTTACTCCATCATGAGGAGCAGTTTCTATAAATTGCCACAACATATCAATCCTCAATTTCTTTCAATTTTTTTAGATTGTCAATTAAATCAAACTCATTTGAACGATTTGCTATGCGAATTGCTGCGGTAATAGCCGCATTCCACGCTTCCCTACAGTCATTTTCATCCACAATTCTAATATTATTTTTTATGTTATTAGCCATCCAATTACTAAATGCTTTTTTATCTTTCTTGTATGCATCGTAATAGAATTTAGCGCGGGAATCCATCTTCTTTATTTTCATATATCAATCCTCTTCTTTTTCAAAGTCACACCAATTCAACATTTTGGCAGTTGGATTCTTTGGATATGTGTCATATAGTGCTCCTTTGGTTTTGGTTGTCAACCTATGATCTTCGTAATAAGATTTGCCGTCTGAACCAACATAAACTTTGGTTCCTCCATCTCTGGCACTTGTCTCATATCTCAATTTTATTTTGGTCATATCAATCCTCTCTTACATTTTCAATAATAGCACCAGTTAGCATATAACCACCTTCTTTCCTATATTGATATCCTTCTACACAAATTGACAATTTATCTTTGTTCTGATGAATAGTAACTTTAGGATGACTAATACTTACCGCTCTATAAATCTTAACAGGATTATCTACAGGATAAAAATGAAATTCACCATCTTTAAATTCCATTCTATCACAATCCTTCGTTAATTTTTTATCCGTGTCATAATCGTAATAACTTACTTTAAATTTCATATTAATTACTTTAATTTTTGAAATGCCTCATTCATTTTATCCCATTCTTTGCGGGAATAACTCCAATAGTATTGTGCGGAGTCGGTTGTAATTTTAGGGAGAATTTCTCCTATTTGTGTGTCAATTTTATGTCCTTCTTTATCGTGCATTGTATTGCTGATAAAACAAGTAATCGTTGATTTACTGGCACAAATAGTGCCGTCCAATATTTCTGCTATAACTTTGTATTTCATATTTTATTCGTAAAAAGTCTCATCAATAAAAGACTCTTGATTGTATGAATAAGTCTTAGAGCATCCGTTAGAGTCCATATACCAACCAACAACATAGTACCACTTTACGGAGTCTAATGATTTATAAAAAGCCCTTCTGTGGATTAAATCATTATACATTTAATTGGAATTTTTAATATATTGTTTATCAGTCATATTATTTTATAAATCTACTTTTTTGCTTAAAATATTTTTCGTTTACTGGTCGATAATTTACATCGGGCCGATTCACACTATAGACATAATGGCAGCGATTGTCAATGCTATTTGATCCTTCCAATACACGATACCATTTAATTTTAAACTTTTTCTTATTCATAATAATCTCATATTATTTTAATAGCAACATTAATCCCCAAGTTAACCAAGAAATAATTGTCACGGAAACACCAATCAAAAATACAATTGCAGAGCTAAAATTATAGTCATCATCGTTCCAATAAGCTATTAGAAATAAAATAAAAGATACAATAGTAACAACAAATGGTATCATCCAAGTTCCAAATGTCAATGTTATTGTCATATTAGTATTTTTATTTATCGCTTGTTTTTGTCAATAACTTGATCACTCACCCACTCAATCATAAACACTCGGGGAGCAACTTTAACTTTTACAATTTGTTCAACATTAGGCACGATGTTTACGAAGCATATAACAACACTAATAATAACACTAATAATTATCGGTAAAACATATATTTCGTCTTCGTCTGATTTAGAATTTTTCAATTTAGAAACACACTTTTTGATTAAAAAACCAAGCACACCAATAGCAATCACACCAACAATTACCCAAATAACACTTTGTGCAAATTTCCACAGCAAAAACTCTTGAACAACCATTGGTGATTGTTCTTGTGCAAATTCAACTGCTTTGACAATTCCCGTTTTACTTGCCCCATAAATTTCACTGGAAGCATCTTTAGCACCTTTGAGGATGTCAATAAGAACTGCGTTGATGGTTTCTTGAGGAATATTATTCGTAATCATACTGTTTATTTTTGATATTTATCTACTTTACAATCTAAATGAGAGAATGTCAACTACATTTTACCAATAGTTTTAAGAAATTTTTATTAGTTTATTAGTCATATCAATCTTTTATTTTATAAATTTTATTACATCTCCTCTTAGTCCGCACCATTTACACCACAAATGTTGTTTTCTACCTTTTACATCTCCAAAAGTTGCATCAACCTCTACTTTTTGATATGGTTCAACTACGGTTGTATAATGTAAATTAAACTTATGCATCAATTTCATTATATAGCTGTAACAATATCTACACCAAATATACAAATATACCCGGAATAAAAATCCATAATACCATTTTCTCAAATGATGCCTAATAGTTTCCTTCTCCGGTAAAGAATCTGTTGTTTCATTCATATCAATCTTTTTCCGTCACTTATTTGATTAACGAAAATATGTTAATTGTCAATTAATTCTATATTATCCACACAATATACAGGTTCACCATTCACCGTGGTTACCATAACATTCACAATTTTAGTAAGATTTCTAAATGTATAATATCTGTGATGTGTTAACGCATAACGAGACGATAACTCTTCAGGCGGATATACTTTGAACTTTCTATTCCACGGATCAATGTCACTCACGACACATCTTCCACTAAGCGGATCAATGTGCTTTAGCCCAAACAAATAGAAATGATAATGGGTATTTCTCTCATACCAATAATTTACACCTTCAAACTTATTATTTATATCATTATTCAAATAACCATAACCCTCTACAGCACCAATATGTCTGTTCAAATTTTTCAATAATTCACCAACACACAAATGCCACTCAACATTTGTCACTCTATAGTCTTTGTGAGTCTTCATATAAACTATTCTCCAATTTTACCTCTTGTTAATATTGCTTAATATTCTGCGTGTCAATCTCTCTCTTTCATATCAATCTTTTTCCGTCACTTACTTGATTAACAAAATCTATAGAACCAAATACCATATGAACATAATTTAGATTTTCATCCAGTAATACTCCCATATGCATTCCTTTATACTTGTCTTCTTTATTATGTGGATGCAAATGCCAAAGATATTCAGCAGTTTTAAAATGCTTTATTTGTTCTTCAGTCAATTCAGATATATCATTAAAACTGCCAGCAATGATTTTTGGCTTGTCGCTCTTTAATAAGACATCTAATCTATGTTCAATATTTGAATCAGTCATATCACTTATCTTTAAAAAGCAATTCTTTATATTGATCGTAATTAGCAGAGTTCTTATAAACCTCTAATTCCTCTTGTAGCTTCTTGATTTCTCTTTCGTAGATATTAATCATTATGTCTCTAACATCTTCGAAATTACGATGTTTGACTAGCTTTTCTGGCTTGTAGTATGGCGTACCATCGTCAGGTTCTTTGAATTCTACACACACATCATTGTGACGAATGTAGTTTTTGTCATCAGTATCAATATATTTTTTGCAAATGATATTGTAGCAATCAGTTTCAAAATATTCAATTCTCATAATTCTTATCTGTGTAGTGATTGAATTCATTATAAGCGTTTTTATATACGCTTTCACTAATATCTCTTACTTCATCAACTTCATTCCAACTATCAGCAATAGCTTGATAGATTTTATTCCTGTCATACTTGCTACGACGAATGTATTTGATTAATTCATGATAATCCACAAAAGTAGCCAGTGGAACTGGTTCATACATACTCATTACAATATAATTCTTCATATTTCAACTATACCACAGAATTATAGAAAGTCAACGCTTAAATTCGTGAATTTTTACACTTCCATCTCGGTTTACATCGCAATGACAGCATTCAACATATCTCCAAGGAATTTCTATTGCGAGATGCTTCTCAACTTTCTTGGTCAATTTTTCGCTATTTCTGTCATTCCATACATCATTCATTACTTTTCTTAGAGGGTCACTTTCTTTAGCCTCTTTTTGTAGTTTCAAAACTAATTTCTGCAAATCTTCAATTACATTAGCGACATCAACTTTTGATTCCATTAAAGAGGAAATAACATCTTGAATTTTGCAGGATGAATCATACATTTTTTCATCATACAGTTCATCACAATGAAACCCATTAATCCCATAATCTTCTTCTGACAAATAAACATCGTTATCGACATTGTAGATCGAGAACCAAATTGAATCCATCTGAGGATGTTTTTCAAAATATGGCTTGAAAAACTCTGATATAATTTTTTCACTCTTTTTCATACATTTACTTTACCACAGAGATTATAGAAAGTCAACACAAAAGCACACCACATTCTTCAATGTATTTCAGATATTTAAAATACATTTCTCGGGCTTGTCGTTTGCCCCATCCGCCAAACTCGGGTCCACGCTTATGCTTGCCGTGCCATGTAGGCACTTTGTATTTGTTGAACAAAGTATGAAGCCCCTTGGTGTATTCGTCGCTGTCTGGATACCTATCCCAAACATGATAAGGAATTTCAATTTTGCGGTCTTTTGTATCATACATCACCAGCATAGGTCCATCTGCGTTGTTTGCCCAATTGAACAAAAACTTTTTGCCGTTGATATCTATCTTACCAAAACCTTTTCGTGACTTCATATTTAAACTATACCACGGAGATTAAAGAAAGTCAACCGGAAATTTTCTCCATCTTAGCTACTTCACTATCCGCGAAGAAACAGCCGCCGCCTTTATCATCGACAAAAAACTCAAACTCGCAACCTTTAATTTCGCGGCGACTTCCAGTATATGTTAGTTCCCACTTTTTGCCATGGATATCAGTATGAATGTATTTGTGGCCTTCTATTAGTTTCATTTTCTTTTAATTTTTACCCTTGGGATACCTAGAAATACTCTTGCTTCATTGCGAACATCTTCATTAACTGCCCAACCATACTGTTCTGGATTCAACAAGTCTTCAAAAAAAGCAAGATGTTCATTATATTTTTTCATGATTCTACGAGCCGCATCAGGCAGACTCTCTCCTGACGTTTTACATAGAATATCTGAAGTTTCTTCCATCAAGCCCAAGGCTATTTCATTTTCATTTTTAACAGATTTAATGATATAATCTTTGCCAATGTTTTCATCTGTTTCTTCTAGTTGTTTAAAAAAAGAATCATATAATTCTTGCTGAGTAGAAATTTTATCGACACTCTCACGCAAGCCTTCAGGTCCAGCATTCGCGTCTGCAATCGCGGCATCAATATATTTCATTAGTTTGAAGAATTGATCTTGTTTCATAGTTTTTTATATGTTTTTTTTCGAAGCTCTTCTAACGATTCATAATATCCTAGATTTTTATTTTTCATGTAATTTCTAATTTCTGATTCGCTAGGATCATCGCCTATGATAGGGTCGTATACTGCACTGTCAAGCTTTTCTTTCAGCTTTGGAGTACAACTATTCAACCAATTAACAATGGCGACAACATCTCTTTTTTCTTTTACGGGATCACCAATTTTTTTTCCCGCATCAGTAATTTGATAATATTCTTCATTTTTGCTGTCTATGAAAACTTCATACGAAAAAAAAGAATATGTATAAACAAAAAGTTTTGTATTATTAAGCCACGAAATAACAATTTCGCTTTCGATGTACGTTAGCGGTGGCCCGATTTCGCCATTTAGCCAAACATAATATCCTAAATCGTTATATCTACTAATGAAAATAGGCATATTGATTATTACACAATACTTATTTTCTATTAGTTACATATTCAATAATATAAACTCGGGGCGCAAGTTTTATTTTAATAATTGTTTCAATGTTATTTTTTATAGGAATTGTTGATCCAATTGTAAGAATAGTACAGAATATAATTATTATTGAATAACCTACCATAGCGTCATCATGCAAGTACAGTGTTTTCGTCTTTTTCTTTGCCCAAACAATTATGCTCAAAAGGATAATAATTGCAATACTAAAAAAAATACAATTAAATATCGCTTCTCCCATCTTCCAAGACAGAAACTCTTGGACAACAAGCGGGGCTTGCTGCAAAGCAAAATCAACTGCTTGCGCTACGCCAGCTTTACCAGCGGCATACAACTCTGAACCAGTCTCTTTGACTCCTTTGAGAACGTCAATGAGAATGGTATTTATTGTTTCTTGATTATTAGTCATGATTAATTAGCGACTGAAACATTATTTGATGCGGCGTTATTAGATGAATACCACATTGGCGCAGGATTATATGGTGTATGCCAAGGATTATATGGTACTGTAGTTGGCACTTTTATTGGTACAGTAAGAGGTACATTACATTCTTTCAACTGATTCTTCAATGCATTAAATAATTTATATGCATCTTCGCGGCTCAGTTTAAATACCGTTTCTTCGATTTTTATTTCTATTGATGATGATACTTGTATATTCATTTTTTTTGAATTGCGAAATCTTCGATGTCTACTTCAACGTACTCTATGATACCTTGATTTTCAAGCTCGTCTGCTATTTGTTTATATGTCTCGCTCTTAATATAATCAATAACATTCCAAGGCTGATTTGCTAATCTTACTTTAAGAATAAAATCTCTAATAGCAGGCCAAATAATAGTATTTGATTTTATGTGATGTAAAAGAGCAGACTTGGCAAATCCTTTATTACGCCAGACTGTTTTCTTGCTGGCTGTAGTAATAAATTCGCCATTAAATTTAATTCTGCATGGGCGAGTTTTTACTGTTTTAGGAGTTTTTGCGGCTGCAAAAGACTTTCCAACAGCTTCAATAACTTCAATAGGTATATTCATACTTTTTCAAGTTTATAATCTGGAATCTCACCGGCAAACCAGAAAAAATCTTCTTCAAAAGAATAAAAGAAAGTATCTTCTGTTACAGGATTATACGCTTCAATGACGGGGCGATCTTTAATCGTTCTGATTTTGCCGCGAAATTCCATGTGAGGATATTTGTTTTTTAAATCTTCTGGAACGTGAATATTCATTATTCGTATCTTTTTTCTCTACGAGGCTTATGGATACGCATGGTAACACCATTGAATCCTGAGATCAACTCTACACCTTCTCCCTTGGGCAAATCGAGCTTTAAATCATCAATATAATTCCAAGCCTCTTTATACATTTTCTTTTTATGTAATTGATTTATTTCTTTGCTTTGTTCAGGAGTAAAAACGTGATCAATATACTTGATAAAATTGACAACCTCTGGCAATGGTTCGTCGCTTGCCTTTAATGGATCTCTGAAATCTACAGTAGAATAATCAAAAAAACCATCATTTCTTTTCACTGCTAAATACTGCCGAAATACGCTTTGAATTTCGTATGCAATACGAGCATCGCCAATCTCATCACTATTAAATCCATAACTAGCACTTGGACTAGATAGTTTATCGTCGTCTATAACTAATTTGCGAACCATTTTTTCAATGAGATCGCGGCTATCATAATCAATACATTTATCATACGCTCTGTCAAGAGCAATACCAATTTGCCCACTACGCATACGATAATAGACCTCAAGTGCGCGATTAATAACGCAGAGATGGGTATCCGTAAGTTTAACGTCGTTCATTGGCGGATCTTGCAGTTGCGGGTTAGCTTCCATGATCGAATTCTTTAGTTCATCATCGCTCATTTTTTGAACCTTGTCTACAACTTTTTTGTACTTTTTTTCTAATGAGTTCATTCTTCTTCAACAGATAAAAAGGCAAAACAAAATATCATAAATCCAATACCTCCAATTATATAAGATGTAACATGAAGCTTTGTTAGATCCCATAGAAGCGCAGCAACTAATAACAAAAATATACCAAAAATAGTTCTTATTGATTTCATGGCTTGATCTCCTTAGCTTTGCGCCAGTTGTCAGCGGAGACTGCATCGCTGCACCACCGCTCCATCTCATCCCCAGCCTTTTCCAGCCGCTTGATCTTTGCGACTGCATCCTCGTAGGCCATCATGTTTGCAAGACTGTTTGCTGCTGCCATAGTGCGGTTATCCTCCAATTGTTTGATGCGTTCTTGAAGTTTCTCAATCTCATAAGCGGCTCCAAGAATCACGTTATCTCCAGTTACCCAACGCCACGGTTCACCGTATCGAAGCAATTTTGTCCTGCCTGATGCGTCTTGAATGATGGTGTACTTGCCGTCGCAAATGCTCACGTTTATCATATCGCTCACGGCTTGGCCTCCTCCCATTTTCCAATCGTGCGGAGGAAAGCCTCCGCGCGTTGGGATGCGGTTGCATGCCACGCCCAAGAGCTAGCCATGCGCGTTATCAGCCTCTCGTACTTGCAAGCAACCCAATAATTTGTGCCAAATAGGGATGCTTCCGCCTCACGCATAGCGTTGAGGTCGTTGAGATAGTCAGCATCCTTTCCAACCGCCTCCGCGATGGCGATTCGTTGTTTTTCTGGGTTCATTTCTTAGTTTTGTTCCAAAAATTTCCTTGTGTTTCGCACTCAATCGCCAAACCCATTAATGTTCGCGCATAATTTTTAGGTTGACAATTGCAAGAGCCATAGATATTAGGATCAAATCCAACTGGCTCTTTTACTTGGCATCCTGCATTGCCACAACCGTTGCGAAGTCGATTTGCAAGATATTCTAAATTTGATGCTACTGATTCGGGGGTCATGATTTAATACCCATTTTGGTTCACCAGTTTGAAGCCAAAGCCCAACAAAGTCAAGGAAAAATGCCAATATTCTTTCTTGTCAGTTAAATAATAAATTTCTGTAGGAAAGCTTGCTTTAAATCCCTCGTAATAGTCATCAGTCCATTCATTGAATGTTTTAACCAGACCTATGCTTGGGAACTCCAATTCAATATATAAAAATCTAAAATTCTTTTCGTCGTTTATGATGTTTATTTTCATTTTTAATGTTTGCGTAGCGTAGCGTCAGACACTACGATCTGCAAATAGTTATTGTTTTAATATCAATTTAGGAGATGAGCTAAATTTAAGAAATGGGCAATCTGTAGCCCAACAGTCACAAGTCAGGCACTCGCCATTCCCGTCAAAGCTTCCCGGCTTTCTACAAGGCCACTCATGCTCATTCCCGACAACTTCAATAGTTGATAAATCCCAATAATTCCATTGATAACCGTCTTCGTTAGACCATCTTACAGGCAGTATTTCTTCTCTTAATCCTGCGGGGCCGTGATCAAATTGTCCACGAATAAAATCGCCTTCATAAATTGGTTTGTTATTTTTATCGTATATTCCAGTAAATTGCTCTACAGGAATATCAGATTGATGCAAGTATCTATCAGAATAATTAAAATCACCAAGACTAAAGTAAACATATTTACTATGCTCTCTGATATATACTCGGAATTTAAGCGGTCTATTCATTTGTTTCAGGATTATATTTTACTGCATTATTCATCAATTCTTTGAAATCTTTAACGGCATCCAATCTAAATCCCCAACCAGAATCCAAACTATACCAGTCTTTATCGGCAGGATTTTTTGTTTTTTTAATGTCCGGTGAAAATCCAAGTTTTTTTAGAATATTTAAATTTTCTTTAGTTGCTTTCATATTATTTTAATAATTCTTTATTTTCGAATACGTTGCCAACTACTTTCATGATATTGAAATTTGCACAATCACCATTTTTTACTTCCAAGAACCAATTTGGTTTTATTTCTTTTAGTTTGTATTTTCGATCCCAGTATATTTCATATAAACCGCAATGATTTTCTTTGATACCTATAGCATGATCGTTTGAGTCAGTATGAAGTTCAACTAAGTCACCTTCATAAATTTCTTTACCAGTTAAATCATTTAATCCAGTATATTGTTGAAAAATAAGATGATCAATATTTGATATTGAATACTCTTTTAGATAATCTGATAAAGTTAGTAGTGTAAAAGTTGCAATTTCGTTGTTTATATCTTGTATAAAACACTTTGCAGGTTTATTCCAAACTCTAAATTTAATTTGTCTATTCATAGATTCCTCTCATTTTAGGATTTTCAAAAACATTACCAATTACAGTGACATATTCAATTAACATACATCCGAGATCATCATAAGTTTCAGCGGGCCAAATTACTCGGAAGGAACCTCTGCTGAACTTTACAAGCCCTCTAGTAGGTTTTTTACCGAAGTTTTGTTCAATGATATCACCTTCATAAATAGGATTTCCTTTTGAATCATTTAATCCAGTATATTGAACAAATACCAAATCATCAGTATCATATTCCAGTTCATAGTGAGAAATGGTTTCATTCAAACCAATAGTTCCACACCATCCATTAGATTTTGTATTCCACACTCTAAATTTCTTTGGGGTATTCATATTACTTTAATAGTTCTGGGTTCTCAAAGATATTACCAATAATTTTTGGTTTAAAAGTAGTAAAGAACCAAGGCAAAACAAATCCAACACCACCAACACCCATATCATCACTTGGCTCAAACTCTCCCCATTCAACAGTAAAATTGACATCTGAATATTTTGTAGGGGTAAGATTCTTTAGAATGTCCCCTTCATATATTTCATTTCCATCTGCGTCTTTGAATCCAGTGTATTGTTGTGGCTCGCTTACACCACCAGCAATTCCTTGAGGATAATCATATATATCAAAGTAAATAAATTCTTTGCAAACGAAAGAATATACTCTAAATTTATATTCGCGGATCATGTTACTTTAATAGCTCTGGGTTTTCAAAATAATTACCTGCAATGATACCATTCATTAAGTCTCTAAAATGCTCTGTAGTTGGATGATGGTATGAATGATAATATGGACATCTTCCTTGCCATTTATAGGCTATATCATTCCATTCTACAAGATAATTCAAGTTATCCCATTTTACAATATCACCTTCGTAGATAGGATTATCATATTTATCAGTCAATCCCGTATATTGTTGAACTACCCATCTATTGTTTTTTGACCGCGCATAAAAAAACATAATATCAGACAAATTGTAAGAAATGCCCAATTTGCAGTATAAATACGGATTATCTTGATCAGCTTGTAGATATTCGTTTATAGAAGAATCCCACACTCTAAATTTAAATTCTCGGCTCATATTGTTTATGGAATTTCTCTATCCGCTATCAAATATCCTTTGCCTTGGCAAGTTGGGCATTCGGCGCAAACCTTTGGTGATACATAATCATAAGCTCTGTTGCATACTTCGCAAGATTTATTATCATCGACTATTTTATATGCACCTTTTTTCATCTTGTCGCAATAAGCGCATTTAAAAGGTCTTTTAGCTATGATAATTTTATTCATACATTATATAACATTTTGCCACACTTTTTGCACCACCAGCCTTTATGTCTGCCGAAATCATAGTGCCTAGAATGGCATTCGTCAAATGAAGAATGGTGGCATCTGCGAGTTTCCCAGAACCACCATTTGAGCCATTTAAATAATGATATCATTGTCGTGTATTGTGCCAGTTATTTTTGGGTAGTATTGCTGAACAATATGACTTAAATTCCAAAACTCTTTAAAATCCCTATCATCAGTAATAATACACCCAAAAGATCCGCCGTAATAAATTACAGGAACTTGGCCTGTTTGTTTATATTGAGCGGTAAAATCAAGAATATCACCTTCAAAGATTCTTTGACCGTTAAAATCATTTAATCCTGTATATTCTTCTATTGTATGATAGCGACGATTGAAGCAGCAAGTCAAATGAGCAATTCCCTCTAAACCATAGAGAGAACCAGTCATTATATATTTTTTTTCTTGTATGTTCCAGATTCTGTAAATGAATTCTCTATTCATAAAAAAAAGATCCCACTAGAAGTAAGTCTGTTTCCAGAACGGGGCATGAAGCCCCTTGTCCTTCTAGCGAGATAAAAATTAAATGAGCGCAGCAGGAATCGAACCTGCTCCTCTGTTTCCGCTTTTTACAGCTTCGTGCCATTGCTACCAATACACCACACGCTCAGAAAATCCGTGATAAGACTTTTATTTTCTATTTGTCAATAGTTTTATAAGCTTTATCACGCTAGAGTCTCCTGATTTGTTTTCAGCGTTATGTCTACCGACACGCACTACAAATCTCCCTCTAGGAAAATAAAATTAAAAAGAACAAAATTAATTGATTGATAGTAGGATTCGAACCTACAGTCCCCACCCCTATTTAGGTTTATATGATGGTTATGCGCATACATCGCCATGAACCTATAAAACTTTGGCAGCCGATGCGCTCCTTTTCCAGTTAGGTAATACCAATCAAAAAGAACTAAAAATTATTGCCCATTTTTGTCGCAGTGTAAAGTGACTGGAACCATTATCACTTGGGCGCACTGTCTGGATTGCAATTGCAGATCAGGTCATTCAGTTATCTGGTATACCGAGTATTCCCAGTACCCCAGATTACGTCCCGGTTCACGACTGTCCTCATTGCTGCAAAATCTAATGTGCAGTTTATACAGGATTTTCTGCACTAGCCTCTCTATTAGTCTTTGTTGGCTGTCCAAAGCGTCAAGCTGCGTCCTGTTGGCAAAGTTATGTTTCTGGATTTCACTATTTGTTCCATTTACTACGTTTTAATTCGTCAATTAAAACACTTCAATGTCTATCAGGATCAATACATTAACTAGCCCAACTATCGGTCAGATTCGAACTGACAAACCCGGCCTATTCGCCGGTACTTTACCCGCTTAAGTTACTGTCATTGTATTTATTAATGTATTTAAAATTATTGAATATAAAAACTCTGTCCAGCGAGGGGGACTTGAACCCCCACAGTGTTATTAGCACCTGCGGATTTTACTTACCACTATAGTTTTCACTACCAAAGTTCGATTGAACAAAGATTTTTAATACTTATTTGTTTTACATCGTTCGTATCCCCGATTTCTTTATTCCTTTGTTTGTGGTCTGGACTATGCCTTTACCATAATCTAATGAGTATTTCAAGCCTGTTCGGCTATCTTAGATTTTCTAGGTAGGTGATTATAGTCTCTACACGTTTCTAATTATGAGGCTATAGAATTTATCGCAATGAAGCGGCTAGAAGGGTAACCTAGCTAGGGTGGCTGATCACGATTGCGTCAGTTGTTCCACCTTTTTTCTTCTATAATTTCTTTATCGTTTGCCTTAGACTTCGCTCGGCGTTGGGTAGAAATTATTTATTTGGACAGTGGGGTTTTCCACCGTTGCTCCAATTTTCAATAACTCATGCCGTTCACCGAATTTACACCATACTCATACATAATTTCTCATGTATGGACCCTTAAGAGTCCGCTGCGTCTGCCATTTCGCCATCGCTGGACAGAATTTTCATATTCAGTTGTAAAGAACAAAATTGGTAGCCCATAAGAGAATCGAACTCTTGTTAATAGATTGAAAATCTACTGTCCTAAACCACTAGACGAATGGGCCAAAATGGTGGTCCGGGTGGGCTTCGAACCCACAACCTATCCCTTATAAAGAGATTGCTCTGCTCTATTGAGCTACCAGACCAGCATTTGGTGGGCCTTACAGGATTTGAACCTATAACCAAGGAATTATGAGTTCCCTGCTCTAACCGTTGAGCTAAAGGCCCACTAAATTTTAAAGAACAAAAAAACCGTGTAGTTTTTTTCGAAAAACTACAAAAACGGATATAACGAACCTATATCTAGTTAAGGTTTCTATAGCGAACCTGAAAAACTGTTGAGTTTTTAGTCTAAGGTAACGGACTCAACTAACCTAAAATATTAAGCAGCGGGAAACGTATTTCCATCTTATATAATTAACACACGTTAGATATAAGAGATCTCACTGCTCAAAATTTTAAAAGAACGAAAATTGGTGCGACTGCCGAGATTTGAACTCGGAACCAACGGCTTAAAAGGCCGCTGCTCTACCGTTGAGCTACAATCGCATTTGGGAGCAGGTGCCAGATTCGAACTAGCGATCTTCACGTTATGAGCGTGACGAGATGACCTCTTCTCCAACCTGCCGTCCTAACTTACGCTCTCAGTATGACCGAAGTTCCTGAGAAGTCAAGGAAAGTTGAAAAAATTTTTAGAAGTGGAGCCAAAGACAGGACTTGAACCTGCAACCTTTACTTTACAAAAGTATTGCTCTGCCATTGAGCTACTCTGGCTTTAAAATTAATGCTTAATCATTCTGCCGCCAACAATATTACTCTTTTTAAAAGATTTAAAATGATTGCTGTCATCAAGATCATGTCCTTTGATATAATACTTATCCTCTTCTAGGATGTCTACTTTGCGCCAATCTGTCTTGCCGTCATCTTTCTTATACACAAATTCAACAACATTTGGAACTCTTGTTGAGATCTGAGTCGGCTCAACGTAGCCTTGCCCCTCATTGACAATTGAAATAACTTTTTTGCCAATTACAGAATGAGCAAAAACAATAAAATCAACCATAGCTTTAGTTGGATCAACCGACAAAGATTTAAAATTCCCTAAAAGCTTATTTAAAAAAGCCTTATTTGGAACTTCTATTTCCAAAATTGGAGAATCATAATACTGCTCTTCATTGGTGATGAATTGTATGTATGCTTTCATGTTATTTTTCTGATAAAAACTTCTCTACAATTAAAAATAAAACAAAATTAACAGCCACGCCAACCAACATACCATAAAGTACAGACACAATGAGTCCAATTACAATAGTTGATCCTACGGCTATATTATAAATTTTCATAAAAATGGCAGGGGATGAGGGAATCGAACCCCCACAAAGAGCTTCAAAGACTCCTGCACTACCATTATGCAAATCCCCAATTGGAGCGAGTAGGGGGAATCGAACCCCCATAGCAAGTTTGGAAAACTCGAACTTTACCATTAAGCTATACTCGCAAAAACTTACTTCTTCTTTTTCTTTTTCTCTTCTTCTCTTATCTTATTATCTTCTATCATTTTGTCCAATCTTTTATAAGCATTTTCTTTGGTGGTGCAAGTATATCCATCGCTGCCCCAAGCGTTGGAACTTGGATAATATTCACTAGCAGGATACATTTGTCCGCCAATAGCATAACCGTTATGAGATTGTATTTTTACTACCTCATAATGTTTTCTTTCTGGAGAATCATTAAAGAATCTCTCGTAAATAGCAAAATCTCCTTCTCGGTGAATTTGCTTGTGAGAAAAGTTCTTGCTAGTAAAAGCCTTTTCTATTTTTTTCATGGGTTTTCTTGGCTATAACGGTGGATTGCTTCTTGGCACCATTTTAATGGATTGCCAGAAAAATTATTCCATCCAATATGACCTAACTTTATGGTTGGGTCAATCAAAACTTTTCCTCCAAGTTCGCGCCAGATTGAGCAGAACCCCCAGTCTTCGCTCTCATAAATTCCATTATGAACTCCAGATCTGAAGAAATTATAAAAAGTATCTAACTGACCGTAGCCATCAATATCGTTTTTATATTTCAACTCTGGTCTGCTGGAAGCTATTTTTGAGAAAACTTCCCTCTTTATCATCAAAAAACCAGTAGGAAGATAAGTAGTTTCAATTAAACCATCTTGATTGAAATTTATTTCGCCTCCGAAAGGGTAATCTACAGCCTCTTCTCCTGCAAAAGCCCGATTCCAAACGTAATACTTTTTAGGATAAACTCCAGCGATTACTTCTTTATTGTGTCTAAGAAGCTTAACAACAGACTCTGGCTCAAATTCAATATCAGAATCAATAAACAATAAATGAGAGCAGTCTGAATCAAGAAAATGCGCCGCCGCAGCATTTCTGGCTCTTGGAATCAAGCTCTCAAATACTATAGGATAAAGACAGTAGTTGATGTTTTTGTCTCTTAAATAATGAGTCAGCCTGATCAAGCTGATCATGAATTCTGTATTCGCCATATGGTTGTAGCAAATAACAGGAATAAAAAGTTTTTCTTTCATTTGTTGTTTTTAGAAGCGTTCATAATTTGTTCAAGATTTTCTTTGACTCTAATGCCAGTTGGGCTTCCATCTTTGGTATAAATAATGGTGTGAATCTTACTTGGCTCGATAGATGTTACATTATCTAAATTAACAAGAATAGGAATATAATCCCTGCCGTTATCATGAGTAGTGTCCAATGCGTGGACTTTGATTAAGTGCGCCATATTATTTATTCAACATTTTCAAAATAGCAAGGTCTTTGCTCTTCAATTCAACATCCCAGAATACCTCGTCGTTGTATTGTGGAGGAGTATGCAAAGCATAATCAGCGTGTTTTCTTGTGCCATCAATACCCTCGCTGTAGTGGAATACAGGAGTCGTATTCCAAGTCGAGTAGGCCAAGTCGAAAGCTTCGCGCTCTGGAACTCCATGATTGCAGAAAGAGTGGTGCAAATTATCAAAGGTCACAGGAATTTGAGCTTTTTGATAAAAATATTTATAAAGGTTTTTAATGCTCCAAACGCCATCTTTGTTATCGTTTACTTCTACGACAAGACGACTTTTTACATTGTGGGGAAGTCTATCGTAATTCCTAATGAAATCATTGGAAATTATTTCGGGGTCTTCATCTCGGCGACAATGGATGTTCAATGGGGCATCATAAGACTGAGGCAAGCCAATAAGATCAAATAGCTCCGCATGAGAAGCAAGATCTCTGGTGCTGTTGGAAATCACCTCTTCTTTTGGGCTAGTGAGACTAATATACTCTGAAGGATGAGCTGAAATCTTTAGCCCCGTCTCTTTGATGGCGTTAGCGATGGAAGACAAAGACTCAAAAATAGCCGCAGCATTTGGCAGATCTTGCAATTTAACGTCTACGGAAGGATGATTAATAACTGGCGTAAGGTCTGAAGATAATCTATAACTGCTGAATCCGCTGGCCTTGCAGTAACGAATTACTTTTTCTGTGACAAGAAAGTTATTAAGAATGCGAGCAGAAAGGATTTCTAGAGCTTGCTGGCGTGGTAGCGCAGAAAACCTAGAAAAAGTCATAGTTTGGAATTTATGGCCCTCGTCTTGAAGACGCAAAGAAATGCAGCAAAGTCCCAGTCGCATGGTGCAAGTATGGCCTAAATTTAGCCGAAGTCAAGAGAATCTTCCAGATTGTGAATTATTTTTTTTACTACAAATATTTTTTCTTTTTCAGATTTATTTAACTCCTGGCATTTGAGCTTTGCTTCTTCTTGATTTTCGTAAAGACCAAGATTAATGCAAACAATAGGCACTTTAGATTTTCTGCCGTCTATTTGGATTTCAGTAATTCTAGCAATACAAAAAGACTTTTTTGACGAGGCTTTTTTTAATTTAACCATCAATTTAGGTAATGGAGTGTCTTCCCCAATATCAATGCCAAAATCTTGTTTGACTAAATCTCTTTGCAATTCTGCTAAAATATAATGACCAGCGTTAGCTAAAACTTTATAAGATAAAGAAATAAAAGTATATCCCGGGACATCCTTGTCTTCCAAACGAACCAAAAGACCAATTTCTTTATTAGAATTTAATGCCCACTCTACAGCACGGGTAGAGGCTTCAAAAATAGTTTCTTCTAAGGAATCTAGCTCCTCTATTTCTATTTTTTTCTTCCAATCTGCGCTATAGGCGACATATTTTTTCACAACTATAATTACACTATCTAAAGTCTTCTAGTTTGAAGTCGCTATTCCGTTGTGGTTTATTGGCCTTTTTTTTGCGCTTTAAATCTAAATTTTCGAATTCCTTTCTTTTGAAAGAACCTTTTTTGGCAAATTTATCTTGTTTCATATCAATTTCCTTTATGAGAATATTCTACTATATCAAATAGAAAACTCTTGAATTGATCGAAATCTTGCCTATCAGCTTCGGCTATTAAATTCCGATCTACTTTGCTGATGTAATCATCAAGAGAACTGGCCCAATAAGATGGAATAGTTATTGTGCGGCCATCAAAAGAAAGATCGTCATGCTTAATAACGATGCTCCTCTTAGGTTTTGCCTCTATGTACAACTCTTTTTGCATACTTTATTATAGAGTTGCAATATGTGATTTCAAAATTAAACTTTACTCACCTTTCTTGAAAGTATCCATAAGCTCTCTAACAGAAACAAGCATTTTGTCCAACGTGGCGACTCTATTAGAATAAAGTAATTCTGTTTTTTGCTGCTCTGCTAAAATCAATTTTTCTAATTGCTTGATTTTTTTATGAGTTTCTGTGGGTTTTGTTCTTTCAAATTCTGAGATATTCATTTGATTAAGAAAAATTTTTCGACAAAATAAAGTTTTGATTGCGAAAACGTAAGAAAATTACGAATATTGCGAAACATGAATTTCACAAAAGAAGCATAAGGGCGCAAAATGTATTTATATTTTCTCGTTTTGGTAAATTCATACCAGTCTTTTAATTTTTTATCAAACTCCAAATCCTTTTTTTTTCTTTCGGCATTATCTCTTGCCTCAAAGTCAACAAGCTCGACAGAAGAAATTTTACCATCAATAAATACAGCTTTATATTCTATGGAGTAATCGTAGTCAGTATCTTGGGAATGCTGGTAATCATAGAAGTTTATAGTTATTGTGCGTATTAACTCCTCCTTCCACTTCTTTGTGGTTTTGAAATACCCCATCTTGGCAACGAAGCCTGTGGCATTTTTGTCGCCTTCAATCCACTCACCTTCTGAGCGTTGTATAAATAATTGACCATTTTTGTCAATTTCATACCAATCTAAAGCAGAATCTAGATCTTTAGTTTGGAAGTCTTTCGAGCCAGAATAACCTTTTGGATCATTTGGCATTGGAAGTGGATATTCGCAAATTATTGTATCGTACATTCCCATTATAGTGTCCTCATTATTTCTTTTCTTTGCTTTTCAGAATAAGAAAGCCAGTTTTTGATTTGCTCAGTTGTTCTGCCGCAAGCGACACAAATATCATTCTTTAACTTGCATATTCTTACACATGGAGATGAAATTTTATTGCTCCAGTTTATTTCGCTAAAATTATCACGAAATTGCCGACTGAAGCAATTCCTTGGCTTGTCTCCTTTTCCCGCACTCATAACTTGGCAAGTTCTTTTATAGCAAATTCGATATCTAAAGTTATTTGCTTCGGTATCAAACCGGCTTCGTCCATTGTCCTATTGTCTTCTCCTATGCGCCATTTATTAAAATTGTTTAGTCTTTCTGAGACGTCTTTAGGCGTCATTGGCAGACCAGAGAATTGTTTTGATTTTGATGCCTTCTTTCTTGCCATAATTTGCTCCATAATTATTTTTCTTTTCAAAAAAGTCAAAAAGATCAGCTTTTATTTTTTCTGCGTCTTCATGAGAAAATGATTTTGGCAATTCTATTGATAAGTTTACGCCTTTATTGCTCGCACAAGAAACATTATCTTGATTGTTGTTTTGCATATAAAACTTTGTTGTAGCTTTCTATATAAGACTCAATATTACTTTTACCAATTGGATTCATACTATGGACAACATAAGGGGGGTGCGCGATGTTGCGCTCCATGCAGTAGCTTATAAGCCACTTAGCGCAATCATACCCGGTCTTCTCTTGGTATTTATCATAATCTATCTTGTCGTTGTTTAATCCATCTCCATAATGACAATAAGCTAAATCATGATCATAGCAAACAAATCTAGGTAAACCTCGTAAAGTAATTAAATCTACAAATTCTTTGTAATTTCTTGCAACAGAATAATGTTGATTAACTGGAATATCTGCCCAAGTTACATCGGTTGGAAGGCGAATATCATCAAGGAATAAATTATACTTAGTGATCATAGTTCAAATGCCGCAATCGTATGCTCGAAAGGATTTCCTTCGATATTCTTTACGAGACGCAACATCTCGGCGGCAATTTCTCGGATTTCTTTCTGAGCATCAGGCTTATTACGCAAGCTCAAAAAGTGATAGAATGATCGCCAATTAAACATAACATCAGCTTGAATTTGAGAATTATAAGTCTTGAAGTAACGAGCAGACTCTTTAGCCCTCTTGCGACCCAATGCAGGTTCAAGGTCTTTTATACATTGATGATAAAGATTGTTGCCAAGTTGAGTGTAGTCTTCAAGAATCTTAGCCCATTTATCGTTTTGAACTCCTTCTTGTTCAAAATTAGATTCAATATCTCCCCAATCACTAGGAATTAAATACTTATCTTCCTTTATCTCCTTATACCTAGCAGATTCGCCATTAACAGATACACCGACACGATGCTTAATGAGATGAATATGACTAGCAATATCAGTATCCACCAAGAAATGAAGACTAGACTTTTCAAAAGGAGTGTGATGCCCCGCATCAGCGAGCATTTTAAGGAGTTTAGGAATTCTATTAATCTTATCTTCATTTAAATCTCTGCTGGTGGAAGTCCATGCAGAACAGGCGTGAATTTGATCGCTACCATAATAACCAATCAACTGTACTTTATTATCGTTTTTATCGTTAATCATATTCTTGTAAGTACGCTAAATTAATATGAGGTAAATTTTTAAAAAGTCAAGTTTTTACCAAGCAAAATTTAATTTTTCTAAAACTTCTTTAACTCTAGAGTTCGAAAATGCGAATCCCCTATAACATGTATTTCATTGTATCTCATATTTCTTTTTTATTTGGCGATGAATTTCTTTATTAACCTTGCATTTGCAAGAATCCATCTTTTTGTTGCCGGGTCCGATTAAGTCGCCTTTCCAAGTGTAGCAGTAATGCCAACCTTGGCTTATTTCTTCTGGAGTTAGCGGATTTGATTCAAGCTTGTTTTCCATGGGTCAACTTTTGGTTGTTCAATTATAATAGCGGGATTGCATTCATCTTTTTTGACATCCAGCCACTTTATTTTGAAATTGCCATTTTCATCTCCTGACATTTCTAATTTTCGATCATTAATATGAAAAATAATGCCAGAAACATGAAGAGCTTGAGTCGGAGTATTAGTTCCTAATCCAAGATATCCTGAGCCTCCTCCAATACCAACGCTGCCACGCTCGTCAACTCTTAAAACTTCTCTACCAAGAGCTAAATCTTTTGGTGGTTGAGGATTCTCTTCTGATTTAGCTAGAGACGGTGTCGTAGAGGCGGCGACAAAGCCTCCGAATAAAGTTTTGAAAAAATCTTTGCGATTCATACTGATATTATATTAATCCTCCTCCTCTTCAGCAAATTTTTGATCTGGATGATAAACAAATTCTGGACCATCGTAGCCGTACCCTGTGTCGCCATGATCGTGATAATCATCAGGACATTGACCATCATACATTACTTCTTCAAGATATTTTTCACCACGCTGATCAACTCCATATTGAATAGTTAATTTTTTAGGATCAAATTCAGTTATCTCACTCCAATAATAAATGTAATTAAACTTCATGTCGTGAGACCACCAAATATTTACTTCGCCTACGTTATCAGGTTCTTGCGGTATATAATTACAACCGCCGCCTTCTTCGAATTTAAATTGATTCCAATCTGACGTTTCAAAGACAGGTTTTTCGTGATTTTGAATATATTCGTCACCTCCTAAATATACTTTTATATCATCTCTGCCATCTTTAAAATCAAAATAAGGACAAGTCTCATAAACATCACCGCCACTATAACATTCATCGCTTTCAATGAACATTTCCTCAAACATTTCTTGAGTTTGATCTGGCATTGGGCCAGCGATAGTATCGCGGCTATATTCGTATGTGCCGCGCATCCAAATTTTAATTTTTAACATAAATTAAGAAGTTTTCCAATTAGAACTAGTAGTATCAGAAGAAGTAATCGTATAACTTATATAGGGAGAAGGCGCTCCCCAAGGATAAGGAATAAGATATGGTTGATTATTATATCCTAAAACGTTTTTAAGTTGAGAATAAAGATTCTGAGCCTCTTCCATAGAGAGAGTAACTTCTTTATCTTTAATCTTAAGGTTTATAGAAATTGCTATAGATGAAGAATCCATGCAAGATTATAAAATAAGTCTTTGGTTTTTACAAATTTAATCGTGAATGTTTATGCCCCGGATGTTAATTTCATCATGCAAAAGAGCGCGAATAGAACAAAGAGCTTCATCGGCAGATTTAAATTCATGACCGTATTTTATATAACTTCGCAACTTATCCTCGAAATGACCAATAGCAGCAACCATGTCGGGTGCTTGATTTGCCATTTCAAATGCTCTTTGATCTTCGGGTAGATTAAATTCTAGAATTGCTTTCATTTTTGTTAAGCTAGTGTAAAACTTGCAACCGTTTGCTTAAAGTATATGTCATACCTAATAACTATGAAATATCTATTATACACGATACTCCTAGGGTTCTCGTTGACATCTATAGCTCAAGATGCACCCAAGCCACCAAAAAGTCAAGAAAGAAAAGGGCCTCCCAAGGAATTACTTGAAAAATACGACACAAATAAAGACGGAAAGCTAGACAAAGAAGAAAGATCTAAAATCTCCGAGGAAGACAAAAAAAGATTTGCTCCAAGGCGTAAAGGACCAAAGGGACCACCTCCTCCTCCTCATAAGAAGGATTAATTAAAACAAACAGCCCGTAGAGAAATCTGCGGGTTTTTTATTTAGGGTGTAATGATTTTTGATGAAAAGGTTTCTGATTTTATTAATAGCGCTTTTAGCGTCTGGGTGTTTTTCTACAGTGCCTCCTGCTAGGCCTTCTACAGCTAACCAGCAGATAATAGATAACCAAGAAAAAAAGCTAGATAAAACTTTAGATCAAATAGAAAAAAACGAAAAGGGTAAAAAAATCCAAACATCTACTTTGGCTCAAGGTATTCAATACTCCTTGACTCAAGTAACTAATCCACCAGTCCAAGTAGAGACAGCAAAATCTTTAAACGAAAGAGTAGTTTCAATTGTCGGATCACCTCATATCGACGAAATCAAAAGAATAAAAGCTACTGTTGATTTATTAAATTCAGCAATAGAAGAAGAAAGAAAAAAAGGCCTAGAACTTTTGGCCCAGCGCGACGAAATAATCAGCAAATTGCAAAAGGAAAAAGTTGAGTTAAATGAAAAGTACGACGATCAACTTTGGCAAATGTCAGATAAAGCTAAAAAAGTAGCCGAAGAAGCTGACGCCGCAAAAGCTACTCTAAATTCTATGAGTGGAATGTTTGGTTTAAATGCTGTATTTTGGGGGTTGAAAAAGTTTTTCCTAAGCGCCTTAACTGCAATAATTATATTCTCTGTACTGTTCTTAATTCTTCGTTTGCTTGCGACAATCAATCCTATTGCAGCGGCTGCGTTTTCTATTTTTGACATGCTTGGTTCTTTGATTATTTCTTTATTCAAAGGCCTTACTCCGAAGGCATTCGAAATGAGTAATCTTATAAGCAAAGAAAAATTTGATGAATACAAAACGCCATTAATTAAAATTATAGATGTAATTCAAGATTTAAAAGTGGAACAAGAAAAACATCCTGATAAGACATTCAGTATGCAAAATATTTTAGACCAGTTAGATCGAGATATGGATAAAACTGAAAAAGATTTAGTGCAACAAATTTTAAAGGAATTGAGATGGAAAAAATAAACCAATCAGAAAAAGAAAATAAATATTGTTGTTTCGCTTGGCTTTCTTTTCTTTTGTTTTTTCGTGTAATATGAATATACAAACCGCTTGATTTATGGAAACTTTTGAGAAAATAATTGATGTTTTAGGTAAGATCAACTCTTCAATTGTTATTGTAGCAGCTTTCGGCGGCTATATGTTTTATTTAATTAAGAAGTTGCAACCATTCACAACAATAATAACAGATATAGCGTCTTTAAAAGAAGAGATAGAATCAATTTCAAAAGAATTAAAGCCGAATGGCGGCAAAAGCATGAAAGACCAGCTTAATGATTTACAAGCTTCAACAAAAACAATACTACATAGGCAAAGATGGATATTAGATAACAGAGAAGAGCCAATATTTGAAACGGATGAAAAAGGAAATTTTACATGGGCGAATGATTCTTTAATTAGACTAACTGATAGATTATTTAAAGATTTAGAAAATAATAATTGGATAAATGCCCTTTGCGAAAAAACTAGAGATGAAGTTAACGAAAGTTGGCAGCTAGCTATAGAAAATAAAAGAAATTTTGAACACGATATAGTAATTATAGATAGTGAAAATAGAGCTTTTAATGCAAAATGTCACGCAGTCCGTCAAGATGACGGAAAATACATAGGAAAATTAATATATATAAAAGAAATAGAAGAAAAAAGTAAAAAATGTAAGTGATTGTTAATTAAATTCTCTGTAATTAATTCCCCCATAAACAACAGAGTCAGAAGCTCCTAAAGGCTGGCAAGATAAAACAAGAACATCTTTTCTTCCAGTTATAGAAGACCCAAGTTTTAATAAAGATTTCAAAGAGTCAGCTTGTATGTCTGTCTTAGCTTGAGCATATCCTCCAGCAATACTAAATCCACCAGAAATCACGGTTCCATTCGGGGCTACAGCATATTCTAAAGAAGAGTTATTTACTCCTGAATAAGTCAAATTATTTATTCCAGAAGGATTTAAATGTAACTGCCATTCATAATTATCATTACTAACAGTTAAAAGACTAAGATCCAAAACATCTATTGTAGCTGATAAATATCCAGTTTTTAATCTCGTTGCAATTATTGCGTTTGTGACATTTTTTGTGGCTGTAACGGCTGAGCCTCTAGTAGAAACATAAGAATTAAGAGCCACTTCTTCTCTTCCTCCTTCACTAATAACAGCAGAGCAAATGCAATTAATAGTTGAAGCCGCGCCAGTTCCATCGTTAATTATTTGATATCTTAATGGAAGATTTGGATTTGACATGTAAACAGTTGTCAAATTATTAGCATTTAACAACTCATGAACGTAATATGTTGTTCCATTTACATTAAAACCAAATCTTACTCTTCCTACGCCAAGCCATTCGAAGTCTATGATAAATATTTGAGTCTTCGTAAAATCTAAAGTTATTTTACTTGGCCCAGTGCCGTCCATCTTGTCTATATTCCAAGCGGATTGAGCGTATGGATTGTCTGATGCGCTACCGCCAGTATAAGTTCTTCTTACTAAATTAATTGTTCCGGCATTATTTTCAAGAAATAAACCATTATTATCATCAAAATAACCCATCCTTGATATAATTCCAGTTCCTCCGCCAGATGCTTTAAGTATGCCAGTAATAAATATCAATTGACTCTTAGAAGGTTGATAATTAAACCTCATAAAAGTCTGGCGAGTTCTTTTACCAGCAGTATTTAATGAAACTCCTAAAGTTGTAGACGCCGTATTAGTGGAATGTGTCGATGTTGTTCCTGAGCCGCTTTCTTGAATATCATCCCAATATAATGGTTGATTGTCAAAAATTTGCTTGCTGTTAAAGATCATTTCGGGATTAGAAACTCTTTGTCTTCCAAAAGCATCTGACCCAGCGGCGCCGCCAGCAAAGTCTGTGGAGTGTATTGGCCTATATTTATTTAATGAAACATCATAAAGAGTCGGGCAATCTACATGTTCAGGGTTGTCTAAATTAAAACTGGACATAACCCTATTTACACTAGTTTTAGTTACTTATACTTATTAAAAAAATCTATTTTAAACTGAGAAAAATCTTTCCACAAGACTTTCGGAGCAGAATAATTTAGTTCTTTGATCCCTCTCTTTTTGTCATAAATGAATTTTTTAAGCCACTTTGAGGTATTTTCAGGGGAAGAGTCGGTATAAATAATAGCCTCAGATTTTTGGCTAATACAAAAAGTATAAGCTGGTTTTGCTTGCTTCTTCTCGTAGCCAGAAACCGTATCAATAAATATATCTGGATAAGGAAAAGAATCTACTCCAGAAAAGAAAATATCTCTGCTCTTACATTCGCAAGGCATTTTACTTTCGCCAATCAAGATGTCTTTATCTTGTGTGCCGTACTTTTTGCGAGAAGCTTTTACATCTTTTCTAGTGGAAAGCCATTCACTATATTGTTCTTCTGAGCAATCGTCTGGATTAAGTTCTAATCCAATAGATTCAAAAAAGATAGGAATGCCTTCTTCTTTTAGTTTTTTTGCTAAGATTGATTGAAATTTTAAACCAGTTTGAAGTTCTTTATAGAATAGTTCATGGTTGTCTAGCCAATTTTTTTGAGCCATTATATTTTTAATCTCCCTTTTCTATTCTGTAGCTATCATCATCGAAGTGTTGGGTGCTGAATTCAAATAATTCGGTATCTTCTAGGGCTTGCATTTGGTGCTTTAACCCAACTGGAATATGGAAATGATCTCCTTTTCTAAGAAGAATCTTGTGAGCAAGAGGCATCTCTTCATGCCATCCATAATACAAAAGCAGCCTTCCACTTTGGACGTAGAAAGTTTCATCTTTGATCTTATGGTAATGCCAACTGCACTTGCGATCTTTAATAATATAAAGTATTTTACCGCAATACTTCTCATTATTAACTATCCACTTTTCAAAACCCCATCCTTTGGGGACAATATGAAGTTTTTCTTGCATTATTTAGCTTTTCTTAATACTTTATTGTATTTAGTGACTTTAGACTTCAAGAGTTGATTGTCTTTATTAAGTTTGACATATTCGTCGTCTACCAAATGAATAAGATCGCCAATTTGAAAATCTTGGCCTTCTTTTACTATTTTGTAGTTCTTTTCTTGCGCGGATGAAAGTTTTGTCATATTTATTGGTTTATCGTCTTGCATGTTAAGATTTGCCAGAATTCTTGTCTTCTATATTTTTAATGGTGCCATAATCATTAAAAATATAATCAAACATCCACTCTTCAGCTATTTCATTCATATTTAACTTTTCAAGCAGATCGCTGTATATGCCATATTGATCTTCTTGAAGTTTTTTTATTTTGCTGCGGGTTTCTTTGATTAGATTGCGCTGTTCAGATGTAAATTTCATATCCAGAGAGTATCGTAGTATTTGGCAAAAAGAGCAAGACCATTTTCTTTTCTTTCATTGAGTTTGGAGGCTCTTTCCATGTATTCTTTCCAACCTTGCTTTTCCTCTATGGTCATTGGAGAGTTGTCGCTCCAAGCTTTATCAACAAACGATTTAGGAAAATCGCAGAATTTATCTCCATCAATAATAAACTCAAAAGCAAAAATCATTTCATCCAAAACGTCATTCATTTCTTTCAAGCCTTTTGCTTCTGCTCTTTCAAGTTCTTCTCCCTCAAGAACATGAAAATTAGTTGGTAAAAAACAAACGGGGATTCCAGCTTTACCCTTTTCCTTAAAATACTTAAGGCGAGGTAAAACAAATAGAGCAATATTGTATCCTAATGAATACACATCATCATCAGAAACACCATAACGAAATTTCTGGTATCTGCACTTCGCCCACCAGCGGATTTCTCTAGGCCAATTCCTAGCTTTCCATCCAAGTCGGAAAGGAATAAGATCAAGCAAGAAGTCTACATATTTATTGTAAACATAAACATCCTCAGAAAACATACTTTCAAAAGCTTTTGCGTTTTCTTCTGCGATCTGTTTTTGGCGAGCGATCTCTTCTGGAGATCTAAAATCAAATTCTAGTTGTCGGCTCATAAATCTTTGTAATTTTTAATTTCCATTTTACCGTTAGTTATGGTCATCCACTCGCTTAGGTTAGTATCTATGCAGTAATTTTCAGTTTTGCAATGAGTTTGGATTACTCCTTTGCGTCGATAAGTATGCCCAAAAATTTGAGGCATGATATTTAGTGGCGCAAATTCTCTATCGAAGTCGAGCCAAACAATACCACCTTTAGGTTGGTATCCGCCTCTTGAATAACCGGCCCCATAAAACCAGTGAAACTGCTTAGTTCTTATTTTTATATTAGCATCATTTCCTTGGATTGTCAAATATTCATAAAGATCTTCGGAATTAACAATCGCAGGCGACAAAAAATTATAATGCAGACCAGCATGAGTGCATAAAAACTCATCAAGAAAAATAAACCAGCTAAATTTATCAACTATAGCCGGTTTATCTTCTCCGAAGATTTTGTCTATTACTTGAGCTTTGCGATACTCATATCCACTACATGTTGTGTATTTATTAGCAAAGAAATAATGTAAATCGTGATTGCCAAAAAGAGTAAAGTTGCCGCCAGCTAAATAATCTTTGAGAAAAAAAGCGGTCTTCTCAACATCTTCATCTTCGTCTACAAAAAGACTGTCGAACCAATCGCCAAGGCAAACATTAATATCGGCAGCTTCGTGCTTTATGATTTTCGCAAGCTTATCAACTTCCTGATGGACATCAGAAAATATTAAAATCTTATTTCCTTTGCTATCTATTTTCATATTTTTTTCAAGAAACTCAAATCTGAATCTGGTGCTGAGGGGTTATTCGGCTTGTCTAATGATTTAGATGGGTAATCACGAAAATCTCTAAAAGCTTCTATGACTAATTTTTTATTAACAAAAGAAAGCTCTATATCAGAAGGAATAGAAAATTTTTCAGTATAATTTTTATTTAATTCTGGAGAAAATCTATCTTCAAAATAATTAAAATTGCTGCTATAATTATTACCGTGAACATGACAAAGGTAAAAATATTTGTTTATTTTTTCGATGCATTCAAAGAAAATTTTTCTAGTTTCTGGGTCTTTCAAATTATGAAATTCGAAAAGCAATCCGGTTGTTATTTCAGACATTTTTTGCATGTCTGTATTTAATAAAAATTCATATTCACAACCTTCTACGTCGCATTTAAATAATACTTTTTTTTGCGAAGAAGAAAGCAAATCTTCTGATTCATTTTGAAAATATTTATCGTAATGAGAAAAAAAATGATCGGTATCTCTAGTTTTTTTACCAGAAAGACCTTCTTTGGTGAATATTCCTTTGTCACAAGCCCAAGCTGGAAAAATTACGTTATCTATTGTATGATCAAATAAATAAGCTTTTTTATTCGTAGCCTCTATATAATCAACTTCTAAAGAAATGTCATTCCCTACTCCATAGCTAAATAAAGCTTCGCTTTGGCACAATGCTTGTATTGCGATTATGTATCCTCCATCCCATGGATAACCAAATCTAATTTTAGGGAGTTTGACATTAAAAACAGAAAGCTGATTTATCATATTAATTTATATTAATATTTTTCGTTATAATAAACAATAGTTTTTTTAATTGATTGCCTAAAATTAGATATTGTCCAATTCGGAAAATTAAATAAAAAATCTGAATTGTCTATGGCATATCTAAGGTCGTGGCCTTTTCTATCCTCTACAAACTCAAACCATCTAAAATTCAAATCTGCTTTTGTGATTTCCTTATATTCTTCAGCAAGAATATGAATCAAATCAAAATTTGAAATTTCATTATTTCCTCCAATTAAATATTGTTTGCCAGATTTGCCATCGAAAAGTATTTCTATCAACGCCGCGACATGATCTTTCACAAAAATCCAATCTCTGATATTAGATCCATTTCCATATAATGAAATAGGCTTCCTAGACTTAAAGCTAGAAATGCACTTAGGAATCATCTTCTCTTTGTGCTGATTCGGGCCAAAATTATTGCTGCAATTTGTAATTATAGTAGGAAGTCCATAAGTTTTATTAAAACTTCTTACAATTAGATCGCTTGCAGCTTTGCTGGAGGCATATGGGCTATTTGGTCTATATGGGCTATCAACTGTAAAAGGCAATTCTTTTTGATTGAGACTTCCAAATACTTCATCTGTAGAAATATGAATAAATTTGTTAAGCTTGCCGTACTTTACTGCGCACTTCAATAGATTATGAGTGCCGCTTATATTAGTGTGTATGAAAGGGTCAGAATTATCAATAGAATTATCAACATGACTTTCCGCAGCAAAGTGTACAATATATTTTATCTCATTTTCGACCAATAAATTAAAGATATTTGAGCTATTGATATCTTCAATTATGAGATTGTATCTTGAGTCTCCGCTGAAAGGCAGGTTTAGATTCGCCGCATAAGTTAATTTGTCAAGATTAATTAAAATCTTGACATCTTTATTCTTAAGCATCTCCTCAATAAAATGACTTCCGATGAAGCCGCAGCCGCCAGTAACTAAAATATTCATATCTTCCAATTATTTAAGCAATAATCTAAAGATTCTTCAACAGATTTTATTTTAATGCCTGCGTTTAATAGTTTAGTGTTACTCATTACGCAATTAGACCGAGGAGTGCTTGCATAATTTTTATATAATTCTTCTTCATTAATTAAATTGAAATCTCTATTTTTAGCTATCGTGTTTTTTAATTTATTGACCAAAGCTTCTGTAGTTATTGATCCAGTATTTACTACATTGTAAATTCCAAATGGAACATTTTTAACAATGCATTCTATACAGGCATTGACAAACTCTTCTTTATTAGAGATTGAGTTTTCAGCTTGCAAAAGCTTAGAATATTTAAGCATTTTGCTAATATAATTTCTAGGATTATCATTTTCTTCGAAAGGAATTCTTAATCTCCAAATGTAATTTTTTTCATATGAGGAAACGCTTATTTCGGCTAAGGCCTTCGTGCCACTATAAAAACTGCAATTGTTTTGCTTGAAAGAAAAATTTGGTTCATCTTCTTCAGTGAATCCAGAGCCGTCTGATCTTTTACCAGTATAAATACATCCACTTGACACATGTCCCAAAACTATATCATTTAATTGACAAAAGTGAACGAGCATTTGCGGCCATAAAACATTGCCATAAAATGTTTCTTCTTTATTTAATTCGCAAGCATCAACATTGGGTTTCCCAGTATATCCGGCAGCATTTATAACATGGCTAATCTTATTAAATTTAAAAAAAGTTTGGAGTTGATCGAAAGATGTCTTTCTAGCCCCTTCCCAAGCTATAAATGAAATTTTCTTTTTAGAAAGCTGTTTTTTAAATTCGCTGCCTATATACCCACTAGATCCGAATAATAATATCATGATTCTTTTTTGATGAATTCTTCTACTGAAATTATGTTAATTAATTCTTTTTTATTTGGAACAAAATAATTCCAGTTTAAAGCCGCCTTCAAAGGAACTTTATCGTACAATTTTTGAGATCCTTTTTTTAAAATAGTACACCCGTAGTCTGTGTCAATTGTAAATATTTCTAAATTTGGATTGTTGAATCTTAGTTTAACAATGCTTTTCCAAACATCTCCGCACCATGAAATTTGAGTGCGCGGAATTAATTGATCCTCATAGGTTGGGGGCAACGAATCATGAATCATTATGACCCCGCCTTCGTTTAATACATTGAGAGAATTGAATATGTCTCTATCAACTTGATCAGAATAGTGCAAGCCATCTATAAATACAAAATCATAAGTAATATTCTGGTTTTTAATTTTTTCAAAAAAATCATCTGAAGTCATTATATAATTAACCGCTTCAGAAAGAGGATTTCCGGATTCTCCCGGGCCGGGATCCACGCCGTCTTTATGATTAGCTTTCACTTGGTCGATTGTAAGCCCTTCCGCAACGCCAAGTTCTAAATATTTTTGAAAGTTGTATTTTGAAATATAAAAATTAATAATATCTGTTCTGTTCATGTTTATTTATATATTTTATTTATTTGAAGTTAATTTTAACAAATAATTTTTGTATTCTGAATTTGGCATTTTAAATATTAAGTCTATTAAACTATTTTTATTTATAAAACCTTTCTTGAAACATTCCTCTTCGATATTTCCGATCATTGTTCCTTGTCTGCTTTGTATGGTTTGAATATAAGCAGAACTTTGGAATAAGGACTCTGGGGTTCCAGCGTCAAGCCAAACTGTTCCTTTTTTAAGCTTAATTACTGTCAAGTCTTCTTTTTTTAAGTAAATCTTATTAAGATCAATTATTTCTAGCTCGCCTCTGCCGGAAGGGGTTAAAGTTTTGGCGTATTCAGCAGCGTTTGTGTCATAAAAATATAATCCCGGCATGGCGTATTTACTACTTGGGAAAGGAGGCTTTTCCTCCATCGAAATCGGATTACCATGAAAATCAAAATTAACTACTCCGTATGCCGACGGATTGGATACTTCACAGGCAAAAACAGTAGCTCCAGTATCTACTACTTCTATGTCTGATATCCCATGAAAAATATTATCTCCAAGAATTAAGCAAACGCTTTCATTCTTAATGAAATCCTCGGCGATAATTAGAGCCTGAGCTATTCCTTTTGGCTCTGGTTGTATTTTATAACAAATATCTAACCCAAGATGAGATCCGTCATTAAATAGTTTCTTATAACTGTCTATAAAATCAGGAGAAGATATTATGCAAATTTCTCTGATCCCAAAGCTAATTAAATTAGCTAATGGATAATAAATCATTGGCTTGTCATAAACAGGAATCAATTGCTTATTGACAGAAACAGTCATTGGGTACAGCCTAGACCCTGTGCCGCCAGATAAAATTATACCTTTCACATTTGAATTATATTTCCATCTTTATCGCTATACCAAACTTCTTTCACGTTAAATTGCGAAATGACGCTTTGGCAACCACGACATGGCTTGCTAATATTAAGTTTCTTATTTCTATCTATTCTTAATACAAGCATTTTAAAATCAGAAAGATCTTCTTTGTCGGTTTTTAATAGGCAATCAAGTTCGGCATGGATGCCAACATAGCCTTCGTGGTAAGGGTGTTTTGATATTTCTGGATGAGTTCTTTTTTTATTTATTCCTATTTTTTCTATTATTTTAGATTTGATTAAAAAAGCAAAATGGCTTGTGTTAAGATCCCTGCTTGTGGGGTAAAAAGAGTACGCTATTTTTATTGCTTTCGCAAAAACTTTTTTGTCCACTCAATATGATGCCCGGGCGGGAGCAAAAGTCAAATTTTTATTGGTAATTTTTAGATAAAATTAATAAAACCGTTAAGATCTATAGTATATGAAAATTTTTGGTCATGCGACATACGTTGGGAATAGCGGCTATAATTCTCACTGTAAGAATTTTTTCAGAAATTTAAATAAATATCACGACATAAAAATTAGAAATTTTACTGTTTCTTCAGATTGGGCTGGCATTAATGGAAATCTTGAAAAGCCTCATGGGAAAAACATAGATAATTTAGATGAAGAAATGATAATTCTGCAAACTTTGTGGAACGACCGAAAAGAATTGCAAGATTTTCCAATACATGGATACAAAAGGGGATCTTTTAAGCATGATCTAAACATAATTTTAGCAGAAACAAATCATTATTATTTTTATCATAAATACGATGGGCTAAAAATAGCTTACTTCGTTTGGGAAAGCACTGAAATATATGATCCATTTTTTCAAAAATTGAAAGAATTTGACCAGATTTGGGTTCCAACGAAATGGCAAGCAAACTGTTTAATCGCCCAAGGGATGCAAAAAGATAAGGTAAAAATTGTGCCAGAAGGCGTAGATTCTAGCGTTTTTTATCCTGAAGATATTGAATGCGAAGATGAAAAATTTAGATTCCTCATTTTTGGCAGGTGGGATAATCGCAAAAGTACGGTTGAATTAATAAGAGCTTTCAAGAATGTATTCGGAAATTATCCAAAAGTTGAATTATTAGTATCTATAAATGATAAATTTAATAGCGACGGACTTGAATCAACTCAAAATAGACTTCAGTTTTTTGATTTAATTAGCGACAATATTAAAATATTGAATTTCCCGCCTAGAGAAGAGTATGTAAAAATCTTAAAGTCTGGGCATGTGTTTTTGTCTTGCTCCAGATCAGAAGGGTGGAATTTGCCATTGATAGAAGCTATGGCCTGCGGTATTCCTAGCATCTATTCTGATTGCAGCGGGCAACTAGAGTTCGCTTTTGGGAAAGGAATACCAGTAAAAATTCAAAGAGAGATAGAAATGAAAAATTTTTATCCTCCCGGCACTATTTGCCAAGGGAATTGGTACGAGCCAGATTTTAAAGACTTAGAGCAAAAAATTTTAGAAGTTTATAACAATTACAAATTTTACAAAAATAAAGCTTTAGAAGAGTCAAAAGAAATAAGAGAAAAATTTTCTTGGGATAATTCTGCAAAAATAGCAAATGTTTATATTTCTGAATTGCTGAATATACCAGTAGCTCAACCAAAAGAAATCCAAAAACTAAAAATAGAGAATCAGTTAAAAAAAGTTAAGGCATTCGATGAACAAGGTTATGCTGAAATAATTGACGCAAATACTTATGAGAATAATTGCGAAGTAGAAGAAGGCGATACCGTTTTAGATTTAGGGTGTTCTAGGGGTATATTTTACTTTAAAAATAAACATAAAAATATAAAATATTTTGGAGTAGATGCTTGCTCTGAAGGCATTAAAGATTTCTACAGTTTTTTATTGGATGAAGATGATCCTGTAATAATAAACGCAATAATAAAAAAAGAAAAAGAAGTCGTTCTGGTAAAACCATTTTTTTACAATACAGAAAAGAAATTGGTGTCTTCGTTGTCTTTTAAAAATATAATGGCTTTGATGCCGCAAAAGATAAATTTTTTAAAATTTGATATTGAAGGAGGGGAAAAAGAAATTTTTTGCGATGAAAATGATTATAATTTATTCAAAGAAAAAGTAGAAAAATTTTCTGGAGAAATCCATATAAAAGGAGCAGAGGGTATAACAGAAAAAGAAGCCATTAATATAATTAAAAAATTGCAGAATGATCCAGAAATTTGCTGTAAACTTCACAGCACCGATGGAAAACCAATAGATTTTTACTTTAGACCAAAATCAGGAGAATATCATGATCAAATCATAATATCAGGTATAGTAAAGAAAAATAGCAAATTTGATACTATGCCATTCAATCCATGCCGGGTTTTAGGGGAAGGAGTCTATAACATAGTGAATGAATCTCCATGCCTTGGGGATGTTGTAGCTTGGGTGCCAATGGTAGATAAATTCCAAAAGGAGAAAAGAGCAATAGTTAATTTTTATTCTCCATATGGCGAACTATTCCAATCTGTTTATCCAAATATAAATTTTGATTATTATAACAATAAACCGCCCGAAGGAGATAAATCAGTAATTAAAATTGCTGCGTCGGATATAGGAGGCAAAAGATGGAGCCAATATAATTTACAAGAACTTGCCGCTAAGCATCTTGGCGTAAATTATGAACCTACAAGAGGAAAAATAGCTACCCCTAATAGACCAAAAAATAATTTTAAAAAGAAGTACGTTTGTATAGGGACGCAATCGACGGCTCAATTTAAATATTGGAATAACCCAACCGGCTGGCAAGAAACAGTAGATTATTTAAAGAGCTTAGGATACGATGTGGTTTGCATAGACAAGTATCCTCATTTCGGTCATGGAGAATACATGAATTCAATCCCGAAAGGATGCATAGATAAAACTGGAGAATTTAGTTTGATAGAAAGAGTAAATGATTTAATGCACTGTGAATTCTTTATCGGTTTAACCTCTGGCCTTTCTTGGCTGGCTTGGGCGTTAGGCAAAGATGTTGTTTTTATATCTGGAATTTCTTTGCCTCACACAGATTTTCCAACTCCTTATAGAGTAACAAATACCAGCCCCAATCTATGCCATGGATGCGCGACAGAACCAGATTTTGTTTTTGATCAAAGCAATTGGCTATTCTGCCCTAAAAATAAAAATTTTGAATGCACAAAAGAAATTTCTTTTTCAATGGTAAAAGAAAAAATTGACGCTTTGATAAGAGATCAAAACACAATAAAGCAAAATGTTAAAACTCCAAAGGAAAATAACTTTAATGTAGAAGTTGATTTTTCGAGGGGGGTAAGCATAAAAATAAAAGATAATAAATACAAAAACTATATTGTTAAATTGTATTATCTTTCTAAAGGAGAGTGGCTGCCGTTTTTCGAAGATTTATCTGCAAGCTGCGGATTTGAATACGAAAACTGCATTGATTCTTTGGATTGGAAGTGTGAAGTTTATAAGTATGAAAATAAAAATTTTGATTTGATCTTTGAAAAGATTCATACAAGATAAAATCTAATGAAAAAAAAGGTTGCTTTAATTAGTTCTTTTTGCGACAGCGACGACAAAATAAATGTATTGAATGAAAATATCAAAAAATTAAAAGCTTTTAATTTAGATATAATATTGGCAACTCCAATATATTTACCTGATGACGTAATCAAGCTTTGTGATTATGTCTTTTATACTAAAGAAAATTTAATGTTAGAATGGCCTTTGTATAGAGAGGGATATTGGAAAGAGATCTGCGAGATTGAGGGCAATATTGTAATTCTTTGGGAAGTCCATTCTCACTATGGGTGGGCTGGGCTGAGCCAAGTGAAAAAATTAACTGAAATAGCTCTTACTTTTGATTATGAGTATTTTTATCATTTAATTTACGACTTAGAAATAAACAGAGATGTTTTAAATGTTTTAAATGAAGAACCAAGTAATTTAATAGCTCCTTTTAAGAGGGGAAATGTAGAATTGAACTCTTCTTTGCATTTAATGGCATTCAATAGAGAAAATGTAAAAAAATTAAATGACCATATATCTTTAGAAAATTATTTGGAATTTTTAAAAATACCAAAAGACAGAAGCGCTGAAGCGTTTTTAGAAAAAATAAAGTCCAGCATGAAATCTGAAACTACGGATTTCTTTGTAAGTGACAAAATTCACATCCTATATAAAAATTTTAACCATTCAGAAGTAGACGATTTAATGTTTTTTATAGAGAAAGATACTAGAAATGATTTGCCAGAAATCAGAATCTTTTTTTATAAAAATAATAATGCTTTGGATGTGAAAGTGTCAATAAATGATAATTTAACAAAAATAGATTTGTCTAGAAATTCTATATTTTCAAGCGGAGTTAATATTTTTGAATTAGAATCGGCTTATATATTATTAAATAATAAAAAAATAGACCTTTTAGATAAAATAAAATCAATAAAATATTCTGAAATACAGTTAAAAAAGGTTGTTTAATATGAATAAAAAAGTTGCTCTTATAAGTTCTTTTTGCGACGATCAAGAAAAGATTGATACTCTAAATGAAAATATAAAAAAATTAAAAGCTCATGGTTTGGACATTTTTTTGATTAGTCATTTGCCATTGCCGAAAGAAACAGTAAAGATTTGCGATTATATTTTTTATACAAAAGAAAATCCTGTATTAACATGGCCTGTGAAAGTGCAGATGTATTATAAGTGGTATATTTTTGAAGGAGAAAATTACATAAAATTTTATTATCCCAGTTATGATTACGGGTGGTCTGGATTAAATCATATAAAAAAATTAACACAGATAGCTCTTACTTTTAATTATGATTATTTTTATAACTTAATATATGATTTAGATATAGATGAAAATGTTGCTGGGGTATTAGATAATCCAGAAGCCGCTTTAGCTTGCGGGTTTGAAAGAGACAATATACGCTTAAAATTAGCAAGCTTACATTTAATGGTTTTCAATAGGCAAAAAGCTAAAAAACTGCATGAATTGATAACTTTAGAAAATTATTTAAATTTTTTAAATTCTTCTAATTTGAAAGAAGGTAAAGACGCTGAAGGGTTTTTTGTAACATTAGGCAAAGAATTAGAATATAGAATAGCTGATTTTTTTGTAAAAGATAAAATCTCAGTCAAAAGGAATGACTCTAATCATTCTAAAATAGATGGCGTAAAACTTTTTATAGAAAAAAACACAAAAAATCTTGAATCTGAAATTAAAGTTTGTGTCTATGAAAATGAAAATAACTCAAAAATAGAAATCGTGGTAAATGGAAAATCTATTTCTATAGATAAAGTTTTTAAAATTTATCCGCTGGGTTTATCTTTTTGGGATATCGAGTCTATGTTTTTGAAAGCATCAGGGCAAACACAAGATCTTATGCCAACATTAAAATCTATATCATATTCTTATATAGAGCTAGAAAAAATTAAAAAATAATATGAAAAAAGTATTTATAGTAGGAGGAACATCTGGTTTTGGTCTTTCATTAGCTAAAAAATTCCACATCGAACACGAAGTAACTGTTTGCGGAAGAAGAAAAAGCTCATCTTTCAATGGAATAGTTTGCGACATGCTAGACATCAAAGAAGAAATTTTCAGAGAATATAAGCCAAATATAATAATAAATAACGGCTTCGATAAGAAAGATTATTTAAAATCTTATCAGGGGTCTTTGAATGTATTGCGGGTTGCGTTTGATTATTTTAAAACTAAAAACAAAGGAATAATCATAAACGTAAACTCTATAAGCGGAATCGGCCCAGACACCAAAGATCCAGATTACGCCGCAGCAAAATATGCTTTGAGGGGTTATTCTGATTCCATAGCGAATGAAGCTTTCCAGCAAAATATAAAAATAATAAATTTATACCCAAGAGCTATGGCTACTGGAATGAATGTCGGCAGGCAAGATTTCAATGAGTTAATAAACCCAGATGAAGTAGCTGAACTTGTTGTGGCTTTAACAAAAACTCAATCTTTTTATACTAGTTCAATACAATTTGATAGAATAAAGAAGTCATGAAAGCAGCCATCCTTTTAGAAAAAAATAAGCCCATTTATGTAGACGATATACAAGCTCCTAAAAAATTATCGTTTGGGCAAGTAAAAATAAAAACAATAACTAGCGGACTGTGCGGCGCGCAATTGCAAGAAATTGCTGGCCTTAAAAATAACGAACAATTTATGCCTCATTTAATCGGGCATGAAGGCTGCGGTCTTGTGGAAGCCGTTGGCGAAGGAGTTAAAAAAGTTAAAAAGGGAGACAAAGTTGTAATGCATTGGAGAAAAGGCTCTGGGCTAGAAGCTGATTTCGCAAAATATCAATGGCATGACAAGGAGGTTTCTGGCGGAAAAGTTGTAACTCTAGCAGAAAATGTAGTCGTATCGGAAAATAGAATCACTCCAGTAGATAAAGAAATTGACGATGAGTTTTGCGCGTTGCTTGGTTGTGGATTGTCTACAGGATTTAGCGTCGTAAATAAAGATGCTAATATAAAATTTGGAGAAAGCGTTTTGGTTGTAGGATGTGGTGGCGTAGGTTTAAGTTGCATACAGGCGGCTGGGTTATCTCTTGCTGGACCTATCGTAGGAATAGATATTAACGAAGCAAAAAAAATGATGGTCGAAAATCTAGGAGCAGAATTTTACAGCCCAGTTAATGTAGAAAAGTTAATAGAGTCTAAAGCAAAATTTGATTGCATAATTGATACTACTGGAATTTTGAGTTTTATTTCTAGGCTTATTCCTTTGCTATCTAATCAAGGAAGGTGCATTTTGGTTTCCCAGCCGAAGCCAGGATCTCAATTAACAATTAGTGATCCGATTTCATTTTTCTCTAATAATGGACAAACTATCAGAACTACTCAAGCAGGAAACTTTGATCCAGATATTGATATTCCAAGATACATAAAACTTTATAAAAACAAAAAAATAAACATAAAATCATTGATAACTGACAGATACGACATCTTCAATATCAATGAGGCTGTAACAAAATTGAAAACTGGAGAATCTGGCAGAATAATTATAAATTTTTAAAATGAACTACGCTACAAAGCAAGATCTGATTAATTTCGAAAACTCAATTATTGATCTCTATAAAGATTGCAAGTTGCCATTTCTGTTCCACTTGTCAGGGGGAAATGAGGAGCAGTTAATTGAGATCTTCAAGGATATCAAAGATGGTGATTATGTAATCTCTAATCATAGAAATCATTATCATGCATTGCTTGCCGGAATTCCTGCCGATGAACTGCGCCAAAGAATCGTAGACGGAAGAAGTATGTTTATTTATGATAGGAAACGAAACTTCTTTACGTCTGCTATTATCGGCGGAACTCCAGCAATTGCCGCTGGAATAGCTCTTGCTCTAAAGCGCAAAGGGTCTTCGCAGAAGGTATGGTGTTTTGTGGGGGACGGAACAGAAGATTCTGGGCATCTTTTTGAAGCTGCTAGATATGTTTCTGGTTTTGATTTGCCATGTAAGTTTATCGTGGAAGACAATAATAGATCTGTTTGCACCCCAAAGAGCGAAAGATGGGGAGAGTCTGTGTTGCCAGCAATGCCTTCTTGCGTTTCAAGATATAGATACGATATCACTTACCCTCACGCAAGAATTGACGAGAATATAGATCTAAAGAAAACAAAGCAAAAAACTGATGCTGAATATTTTCCTCCTCTGCTTCCAGAGCAATTGCCGCATTTCGATGTGGATCCTAATATTTCTTTCAAGAATGCTGTTACAGAGGCCATGACAGAAATCGGCAAAGCTAATTCTGTATTTATTGGATACAATGTTAAATATGGCAACGCAATGGGCAATCTAGTAAATGTAGATAATAGCAAAAAGATTGAAACTCCTGTGGCTGAAAATCTCATGGCTGGACTTGCCATTGGTATGTCGTTCGAAGGTTTCCGTCCAGTAGTCTATTACGAACGCCACGATTTCATGTTAGTGGCGGCAGATGCAATTATTAATCACGCTAATCATATTGAAAGAATATCTCATGGAGAATATGAGTGCCCAGTAATATTTAGAACAGTAGTCGCTGATAGCGGGCCATTCTATTCAGGGCCTACTCACTCTCAAAATTTTACAGAAGGTTTCAGAAATATGGTGTCTTTTCCTATTTATGTTCCAGATACTGGCGCAGAAGTACTACAAGCTTATAGAAAAGCATTGCATTCTAGCAGACCGTCTATGATTGTAGAGAGAAAGAGTAAGTTTTAATGAAAAAGAAAATTTTAGTAATAGGAGACAGTTGCAGAGATGTGCATGTATATTGCTCATGTGATAGAATGAGCCCAGATAAGCCGGTCCCAGTTTTAAAGATTATTGACCAGAACGATAATCCGGGAATGGCAAAAAATGTCTATAGGAACATAAAGTCTATAGAAGACTCATGCGATATTGTTACTAATTCAAACTGGGCAAATATTACTAAAACAAGATATATTCATAAGAGTACAAATCATATGTTTTTCAGACTAGACTCCGCTGAAAACATTAAGAAGTTTAATATAGAAAAGATGAACTATGACTATGATCACATAGTTATTTCCGATTATAATAAAGGTTTTTTAAGCGAAGAAGATATTTTAACTATTTCTTCCAATCATGATTCAGTATTTCTTGATAGCAAAAGAATTCTTGGTTCTTGGGCAGAAAAAGTAAGGTTTGTAAAAATAAATAATTTTGAATATGATAGATCGAAATGTTCTATCCCGTCATCTCTTACAAATAAAATAATAAAAACGGCAGGAGAAGACGGGTGTTATTATTTAGGCAAAAACTATCCTGTGGCTCCCCAAGAAGTAATCGACGTCTCTGGAGCAGGGGATTCTTTCTTGGCTGGATTGGTAGTGGAATTTAGTAAAACATCAAATATAGAGAAAGCAATAGTATTTGCAAATCAATGCGCCAGTAAAGTTGTGGGTCAAAAAGGAGTAGGAATTATATAACTATTTGGTTAATTTAGAGTGTAATGTATGGCATGGCTGTCTACAACATAACAGTTAATCAAGGCGAAAACTATGATTTAACAGCTACCTTGACTAATGCAAATGGAACCGCTGTCAACATAAGTGGATATGAATTAAGAGGCAAAGTTAGATATTCATATGGATCCACAGGGATTCTTGTAGATTTAGCACCTACTATTGTTAATGCTACTGGAGGTGTTATAAGTTTTTCTTTAACTCCTGCTGAAACGGCGGCGCTTCCGATAACGGTAGCAGTTTATGATATAGAAAGATTTGTGTCTGGCCAATCCCCAGAACTAGCAGTATCAAGAGTTCTTCAGGGGACAGTAACCGTAAATCCAGAAGTAACTTATTAATATGCCAGATATAGTTATAGTAAATCCAGCTCCTTCTATTGAAATAACGGTAGAAGCTCCGTCTAGCGAAATTAATGCTGCTATACCAGTAGCTAATGGTATACAAGGCCCTGCTGGATCAAGTGGTTCCAGTGGCTCTAGCGGGTCTAGCGGGTCTAGCGGCGCAACGGGACCTCAGGGAAGCCTTGGAAGCACAGGGTCCCAAGGTGATACTGGCGGCACTGGCGGCACAGGTAGCCTTGGAAGCACAGGATCTCAAGGCGATACCGGCGGTACTGGTGGCACTGGCGGTACTGGAGATATTGGAAGCACTGGATCTCAAGGCGATACCGGCGGTACTGGTGGCACTGGCGGTACTGGAGATATTGGAAGCACTGGATCTCAAGGCGATACCGGCGGTACTGGTGGCACAGGAGGAACTGGAAGCCTTGGAAGCACAGGATCTCAAGGTAATACAGGCGGCACAGGAGGAACCGGAAGCCTTGGAAGCACAGGATCGCAAGGTAATACAGGTGGCACTGGCGGCACAGGTAGCCTTGGAAGCACAGGATCCCAAGGCAATACTGGCGGTACTGGTGGCACTGGCGGAACTGGAGGTACAGGTGGCACAGGAGGAACTGGAAGCCTTGGAAGCACAGGATCTCAAGGTAATACAGGCGGCACAGGAGGAACCGGAAGCCTTGGAAGCACTGGGTCCCAAGGTCAAACCGGTGGAACCGGTGGAACTGGAGGAACTGGCGGAATTGGATCTATTGGTTCTGCTGGATCAAACGGCTCTTCTGGTTCAAGCGGTTCTAGCGGAACTTCTGGGTCAAGCGGAGTAGATGGAATCTCATCTGGCGCTACTTATTATTTTAATCAATCTAATACTGCTCCTAATATAATCTCTGGTTCGTATAAGCAATTATCAGTAGTCCCAACTACAGGCGCACCACAATCAACATTAGTAACACTAACTGGATTAGAGAGTGGAAAACTAATTGATCAATATATCACCACTGGATTAGGGTTTACTTCTATCCCTGGCGGAATACAAAGATTTTTCCCTCATTATTTACTAGGAAACTCTGGGGCTCATATTGATGCTGTTATTGAATTAGAATTAGCAAATTTTAGTGGTAGTGGATATGGTCAAAAAATATACACAGAAGAATTAAAGATCCCATACAACGACGCTGTTACTCCTGTAGAATTACAATTGGATGTATTTTTACCGCAAACGCCGGTGCTTATTACAGACAGAATGATTGCTAGGCTATTTGCAACAAATAGAGATGCAGTAAACCGTGATGTTACATTTTACACCGAAGGAAATCAATATTATAGTTATGTAATCACAACAGCAAATCAAAGAGTGGCAACTGATGGCAGCAGCGGAACAAGTGGAAGTTCTGGATCGTCAGGAACATCTGGCGGCACAGGAGGCACTGGAAGCATTGGATCGCAAGGAGGCACAGGCGGCACTGGGAGCCTTGGAAGCACTGGGTCTCAAGGAAGCATCGGAAGTACCGGATCGCAAGGTAACACAGGAGGCACAGGCGGCACTGGAAGCCTTGGAAGTACTGGATCCCAAGGCAATACCGGCGGTACTGGTGGCACTGGCGGAACTGGAGGCACAGGCGGCACTGGAAGTCTTGGAAGCACTGGGTCTCAAGGAAGCATCGGAAGTACCGGATCGCAAGGTAACACAGGAGGCACAGGCGGTACTGGAGGGACAGGCGGAATTGGCTCAACTGGCTCGACTGGTTCTACTGGTTCGGCAGGAACTGTAATTTCATACGGTACAGCGGCTCCATCTGGAGGAAACGATGGAGATATCTACCTACAATATGTCCCATAATTTTTTATTAATATGTACACTCTTACAAAATATCAACCTGTGGCTCTACAACCAGACTATCAAGTTTTGGTAAGTGGAGAATATAATTTATTAGATTTAGTTCCTTGTGGATTATATGGACAAGGAGATGAGCCTAATTGTGCATTTTTAGTCGCAACGTGCGTAGGAATAAATTTATAAGAAGTTAATAATAATAATTAAAATAAAATATGAAAACAGCAACAGAACAAATTTTTAATGGCACTTTCGCTCAAGTCGCAATTGGCGGCGCATACGATTCCACAAAAATAAATAGAGGAAAGCATACAGGCCAATTTAATTTAGGAGCAGGAGAAGCTGATAAATTTATTGGACCCGCACCTCTTGGGGTAGCAAATTTTGGTGAAAGCAGCTTGGCGATACCTTCTCAGTTCGTGCATCCAGTAAAAATTACTGATGATTTATTTTGGATTTTTGGGTCGGATGTAGCTACTGCCGCCGCAACTCGCCGTGTGCAATTATGGACATGGGTGCCTTCAACTAACACTTATACATTTGTTGGCGCTATAATAAATACTTTTCCTGCTGCAACAAATCATACTGTTCGCGGAATTAGAGCTATATTAGAAAACTATACAACTGGAACAGTAGGCGTTTCTGGCACTGCTGTTACTGGATCTGGAACAACTTGGCTTACTGGTTTAAGCGTCGGAAGTCGTATTGGATTTGGTTCAACAGATCCTACCCAAATAACAACATGGTATCAAATTAGTGCTATAGGTTCTAATACAAGCATTACATTAACATCTAGTGCTGGAACTATAAGTTCTGGAACAAGTTATGTTATTCAAGATTTAATGATTGTTCAGGCCACAACAAACGCTACAGTGACTAATGGTGGCGTATTTATTACAAAAGGATTGAGTTTTGAAGCGTTTCAAAATCCAGCAACAGTGATACCAGCAGCTACAACTGTTGATAAAATACGCGCAGTTTATTGGTTAAAAGATGCTGCTACGATAACTAACACAACAATAGGTGGATGCGCTTTAGGAGATAGAGATTCTTGGACGCAACAATTTATTTATTGTACTGACGGGGCGGCAACAACACTAAGAATTTTTAAATATAATATCCGCGCTCCATTAACGCCAACTTCTGGCGCGTTTACACTAACTGGAGCAGACATAGTTATAACTGGAAATCAAGCGGTTACTGGTAATATCAGCCAAGCTAATAATGGAAGAATTGCTACTTTAAATCATGGTCCAGGATCTGGAGTTTCATCTCTTTATCTTTTTACTGCTACTCGTATTATAAGAGTTGCTTTAACAAATATTGTAGCAAGTAGCACAACTTATATTTCAGATCAAATGGCTGAAGTACCTCCTGGAGGCACAAACACAAACGTTGCAACAGCTGGTTTTACAAGTATGGATATTGCTGGTTCATTGGATAAAATCGTTGTAACATCAGCAGCTTCAACTGGTACTATATTCATTACTGATTATTATACAGGTGGTCAACAAATAGATAGACGCGCATGTTGCTTATCGACACAATTACCATCATCTAATAGAGATACAGATAGTCCTATTTTTATTCATAATATTTCAGCAAATATTCCATTCGTTTGGGTAGAAGATGGATGGTTGTTTTGGATATACTCTCAAGCAGCAACTGCAAATTCAAACGCATTAACTGTTTATCCGCTTGCTGCTGATTTAGAATTTATAGCTGATGCGCCTAATAGAATTATATGTCCTAAAATAAATCTTGGCGCGACTCCATCTAAATTATATAGAGCGTATACTAATTGCGTAGAAAATATTGGTGATAACACAATGGGTATTTGTCCTGATATGTACCGTTTACAGTATCGCACTTCTGGCATTGATGATAATTCAGGATCATGGACTGATGTTCCTCAAAATGGAGATATTAGCGGAGTTTTACCAAGTGCTAATATACAATTTGCATTTTTATTTAGAACTGCTGGAGTAATAATGTTACCAGCAAGAATTTTATCTTTAGCAGTTGTATACGAAACAGCAGATGCTTTGCCTAGTCAATATAGATGGAATTTTAGCGATTTTGACACTTCAAATGGCACATTCGCTTGGATACAAACTGCTTTATTTGGATCTACTCCAGGAACTCATACGATAGATGTTTATAGAGCAGATACTGACGCATTAGTATTAACTCAATCTTCGACAGGAACTACAAATGGTAGTTTTCAATATTATAGCGGTGCTGCATGGTATACTGGTATTGGTGCAGATGCTTTAAACACAAGAAGAAGATTTGTTCCTAGCGGATCTTTACCTGGAAGTGTTGATCTTTACGCAACTATAGATGTACAATAATTATGAATCTTACAGCGGGTGGATCATCTATTCAATTTGTAAGAGATACTGGCTCGCCAAATGCCGTACAAAATTTCTTAGCTGATGGAAAAGTGCAAGGAGTTCAATCGTCAAGCGGCTTGCCGTTTAATTATATATTTCAACTTGCTCAAAGATCTACTCAATTTACTTACTTTATTGTCGCAGGAAATCAATTTTGGATAAAAATATCAGGAGCTTGGAAAACAGGCACAATGTTTGTAAAAGTGGCTGGTATCTGGAAATCTACAACTCCATATATTAAAATTGGAGGAGTTTGGAAATAATATATCTGTATTCTGGTGTAATTAAATAATATGAAAGTAGTTGACATAGCTCAAGAAATTTATTTAGACCTGAATAGTCCAAGTGATTTAAGTATCGCGGCTATATCTTTTTGGGTTAGAGCTAATGTTGGAGCATTAAATAGTTTTTTATTTTCTAATTTTGCTGTGAACGGAACTACTTACGAGATAGTAGATGCTGATAACAATAATGCCGAAATAGATATCAATGCTGTGGCAATATTAAAAAAGATGTATATGATACATCGTTACGCTGTAATAATTAGATCTAAATTAACTTCTACAGATTCAGACGACGTAATAGAAGTAACTCACAATGATACAAAAGTAAGAAAAATAGACAAAAATCAAATCATTAAAACAGTTAGCGCCGAAAAGAAACAAGAAGAAGAATCTCTAAAACTTTTAATTAGCGCGTATAGAAGCAAGCAATTTACTCCAGAGCAAGTTGTTGGAGATGATATTGTCGCTGGGGCTTTTCCAGACAATTATCCATATATTAGGTCTGGTAGAACTTACGGATATACTGCTTATTAAAAACCTCTGTTTTCTTTTATTATTTTTTCTATTTGAGTTATTTCAAAAACAATCTTTTGCTTTAAGTTATTTAATTCGTTAACTATGCTAGCGGCTTGCTTTTTAGATTTAGCTTTTTCTAATTTTGCAATAAGCCTGTCAGATTCTTTTTCATAAAATTCTGCTGTCTTTAACATCATTTCTAAATGGTCCATATAAAATGAAAGAGGGGAGCTTTCGCTCCCCTCAGTTTTGTGTTTTAACGCTTACGTCGAGCTGCTCGCTTGCTTAGGGTTTGTGGATCTGACGCTGCCGCGAATCCGAATGAATTACGCGCAATGCGCTTGGTATCAGTTCGGTGCTGGTTGATCTTAACAACCTTCTGAACATCAGTCACTGTTAGCCTACCGCAGTCAGACTCGGTAACCGTAATAGAATACTTATTCATAACATCTATATTCTTGCAGAAGAATAAAAAAAGTCAAGTTATTTTAACAGAAATTTCTTTATTTTCTGGGTTTTCTTTTTCTGGTACACACACCTCTAAAACTCCGTTTTCTAATTCGGCAGTAATCTTTGTTAAATCGCATTCTTTTGGAAATAAAAAAGATCCTGACATAGCTTTCCTTTTGTTACCTTCGGCAGGCAAAAGGCTAACAATTACTTTGCCTTGTTTGGATTTGACAGAAACCTCATCCTTAGAAAAGCCCGGCACATCTAAAGATAAAATGTACTTATGGTTTTCTAATTCCCAAGAGTAGTTAAATGGTGAGATTATTGGATCTGAGAGAGATGAATAATATGCGTTTATCATACTAGAGTCAAAAAGCAAAGGCCGTGCCGCTAGATTTGGGCCAGTTTTCGATATTTTTCTTGGTTTTGCGAGACTTGGAGAGACTTTTAGTCTCAATAAGTGGGCCATAGATGAGACTAAATAACTCATAAACAGACTGCTTGGAAAAATGACTTTCTTCGGGCGGCTTAGGAGATGTGTCTTGCCATTCTAAAACATAATCAGCAAGAGCTTCTACTTTCGGGGTGTGGGTCGCTTCTTCATTATTCACTGGAATAGAAAAAATCTTTTTAAATGGATAAGCGCTTTCTATTTCATATTTCTTAACATGAATTAAAATACCGCCATTTTTTTTCAACCAGTAAACCTCATCGTTTTCATATTCAGCATGTCTGATATCTGGAATACAAACGATTCTGTCGTTTTTTGTTTTTGGAAATTGAGATATAATTTTAGAAATTTTTCCCGTCCAGTGTGTGCCTTTAGTTTCGATGCGCTTGACTTTACCATGAAAAACTAAGAAGTCGCGTATTTTGCTCTTATCTTCTCTAGAACAAATTATTGGATCAATCCCGTAAAGAGACAAAAGAGCGTCCTTGCACTCTTCTTTGATAGAATCTGCCAAAGCAATTCTTTCGAATTCATAGCCTCTTTCCTCAAAAAGCTGCCTGAACATGTTGCATAAAGAGTCTTTGCCGTCGCCAGCTAGACCTGATATTCCTATTAGTTTATTCATTTGATAAATACACTCCAATCTATGTGGTTTTTAAATTCTATTAAATCTGTAGCCAAAATTGGAGGCATTGGTTTTGGTCTTCTAATTAATTTTAAACCAGCTTCTTCTGGGGTTTTGCTGCCTTTTTTAGAGTTTATATCTTTATGACAAAGAACCATATTTTCCCAAGTATTCGGGCCTCCCCTAGACTTCGGGAAAGGATGGTCTATATTCGCTTCTTCTGGTTTTAATTTTTTGCCGCTGTATTGGCAGATTCCTTTGTCTCTGATCCAAATATTATTTTTAGTAGGGCGAAATGTCTTTACTGGAATTTCAGCGTATTTAGATGAAGCAATAATCGTAGGAACTCTAATGGACATTTTGCTTGTTCTTATTTCTAAGTCGCATTCTCTGACGGGAAGAGTTATCCACTCGTCCCACTTGACAGTTTGAATGTCTTCTACGTCAGAAAAATTTAAAGATCCGTCTTCATTTTTACCATAGATAACGTTAAGGGCTACGCAATTTGGATTAACTAATTCGCTAAATGCATCTCTGACAGATTTAACTCCAATTGGCTGCCATCTTTTATTTAGACATAAACAAATGATTTTGTCTTCTATCCCCATGCATTAGAATATAGTTTTTTTTCTTGTTTGCGTCAAGATTTTTCTAGATTTTTTTAATTTTATTTTTAGAATAAAATGATGAAGAAATCAACATCTCAAAAGACAAGAAAGAAGGCCGCTAAGAGTGCGTCTTCTTCGGGTAACGCAGGAAATACCGGCAACGCTGGAAACGTCGGCAAGGGCGGCCCGCCGAATAAGGCAGGTAAGGGCGGTAAGAAGTAAAACACGGCGCGACTAAAAATCGCGCCCTTTTTTTAATAAATTAAGAAGCCTTCGTCAGAGCAATCTTCCCAGTCTAAAGATTCTGAGGCTTTAGATTTTCTTTTGAACTGACTATAGCACACAGCAATTCGTTGTTTTTGATTTGGGAACTCTTTGACCATAGTAGAATCTCCAGCGCATCTGCTAACAAAATCTTTTTGTTTTTCGGTTTTTTTTGGATTCATTAGTGGCATATTATTCAGTTACACTAAAATTATACTTTATATTCAAAAGAAAATAAATTAAATTTGTTACTTCATTTAAGATGGAATATATTTCTGATATTTTTTGCACATAGTGTATTACACATGCATTAGATATGAGTGATTAATTTAAGGACCTAATATCAAAAATATCAACAGAAACTAAAGTATCTCCGTTTGATACAATGAACGTCTCCTCGTCCTTTACGGCTGTAACCTCTCCGATCCATTCTCCTTCTGGATCTAAAACCTTAACTGTTTTGCCAACTAATCTTGAATTAATATCAAGTTTGGATTCTTTCATTTGATTTTTATTATTTTGTCTGAGTGTGGGAATGTTATGCTTATATTTGAATAAGTTTTATTTGGATCTAATATTTCAGCAAGAATTTTGATGGTATCTTGAGAAAACTTTTCTGCGATTTCAACATATTTGCTTTCATGGATTTCAGTAGCTGCCTTATTTGAGCAGTTGCATTTAGACAAACTATCTATACAAAAAGACAGCGCTTCTACTAATTCTGAGGATCTTGACACTTCTGTCGGGCTTGTCGAGATGGCTTTGCAAAATTCTATTAGTCCCTTAATTTCTATTTCCATGGTTGAACATTATGTCTACAGTTTTGTATAATATTACATACACAAAATAAACAAAAAATACAAATTGAATTTTTGATGCAGCCAAGCACATCCAAAAACCTAGGCAGTATGGGCAGCTCAGCAGCCTAGTAAAAAAATTATTGTTCTTAAGGAGCAAAAAATCAAAATAATTTGTCTTGCCTGAGTTTTGAATTTTAAAGCACTTGTACTCGATATCCTTAGTAAAAGACAAGAGTTTTAATACCCTGCCGTACTCGACGATAAAATCGGTCTTGTAAAGCAGGATAGAAATAGCGGCGCATGAAGCTGCCTGAATAAAATTATCCTGAATGCCCATATCCGCCTTCGCCTCGCTTGGTTGCGGTTAGGTCGTTAGACTTTACAAAATTAACATGAGCGCATGGCTCGATAATAATCTGAGCAATCTTGTCTCCGACATGAACCGTAAAATCTAAATTATTGTCTGTATTATATAAAATGACACCAATATCTCCTCTGTAATCGGAATCTATGACGCCAGCCAAAACATCAATTCCATTTTTGTATGCTAAACCAGATCTTGGAGCTATTCTTCCATAATGATTCATCGGAATAGCCATGCTGATATTGGTTTTGATAAGCTTTCTTCCAAGTCTTGGGACCACAATCGCTTCTGCTGCGTATAGATCATATCCAGCAGAAAACGGAGTTGCTTGCGTAGGAATCTTAGCCAAATCGCTCAGTAGTTTAATGTGTATGTCCACGACGGTATTATGGGGCTATAGTAAAAAAAGTCAACTTAAAATTTGATTTTTTTGATTTCTGTAGTCATATTAATGCGTGAACATTATTGAATGCTATCAACTGCTCAACGAATATTTTAACAACCACAGTTGTTTCAACGTAAAGAAAAACAGAAAAGAAGTGCTTCTTGTGTCTGACGACGAGTATTCGGAAAACGCTGCTATTATTTGCGCTTTAAAAGAGATGGAAAAGGCAAACGTGCTTAGGTCGTGTATTTTGGATGGGGAAGAGTATTGGGTTCTTGTAAAACCGCTTGAGTCTTTCACTCAGTCAGTAGAGATTAGCGGCTTGGTCGCGGCTGGCATAGCTTCTGTTATTAATAATATGTGCCAAGAATTAAACAGCGAATCAGAGAAGTGCGATGTCTTAAATATCACAGAAAAAGATTTAAAGAATTTAATTTATATCGCATCTAAGGCTACTCCAGATTCTCTAAAGAAATAATTTGACTTTCCAAGAAAACAGGTCATAGTCAGCCAGATTGTTGTGCAGAGGTAGCCGGAGCAAAACCATGCTCACTTAAGAATAAAATCTTATTTAAACTCGTAAGAGACAGCAAGCCCGTTGAAAGACGATAGGAAATTGGGGGAAACTCCAGCGTGTGTTCGGGAGAGGCCGCGTCGTAACTGAATCCTATTTAAAACTACTAGAAACTTCATTCCTCTCAAAGGAAAAGGCGATGGTGGAATGTCTGAAAAAAAGTCGCTGCGCGATCAACAGTCTAATATAGCCAAAAGTAGTCGCTAGCTAAACGGACTCACTAAAGCCGGAAATGCGATGACTGATGCGGGTACTTTTGGGGTGAATAATATCTTAGATAATAACATCTAAGCTGACCTACTATTGCTTATAGCCAACTCAAGGAAAAGTTAAAGGCGATGGTGGAAAGGTAAAGTCTCTGTGGTAACACAGAGCATCAAGGAAAAAGTTTATGTCTAAATCAAAATCTATTAAAGATCTTGATCTTGTTTTGGTTAATAAGGTCAAAGATAATAACTGCAACGATAGTTTCGAAAAATTATCTAGTTCTTATGATAATTTTTATTTTTCTATAGCAAGAAAATATTCTCAAACTTTGATAAAAATGGGAATGAGCAAAGAAGAGATTAAATCTGAAAAAGATTTTATTCTTTACAAAGCAATTCAATCTTTTGATGCGAAGCAGAAAACGAAGTTTTCAACTTGGTTCTGCAATTGCACAAGATATCATTTCCTGAATTTTATTAATTCTAATAAAAAATATGTTCTTAATGAAGGTCTAGACGTAGATGTTTATTTAGATAGGGATATTTTAACTGTTACAGATAAAAATAATGATTTGCTTGACTACTTGTCATCTCTTCTATCTTCTTTTAAAGATTCAAGAATAAATGAAGTTTATAAGTTAAGATACTTTTCTAACAGTGCTAAGCCTGTTACTTGGAATAAAATTGCCAAAAAGCTAAATATTAGCACCCAAACAGCGATCAACCTGCACGAAAAAGCAAGGGTTTTCTTGAAAAACAAGATTGTTAGTAAAAATTCTTTCGATTTGATTTGACTTTTTTGTTTTTTTGGTCATAATGTCTTCGAAATGAATGCTACTAAGACTGAAAACAAGTGGGACAACCGCGAACTTGGCGCTTTGTGGACAAAGGTCAGCAAAGACAAGTCGCAGAAGTATATGACTGGTCATATTAATTCCTCTCTTGAGGGCAAGATTGACATTGTCATTTTCTCAAACAAAGAAAAGAAAACCGATAAGTCTCCCGATTTTCGGATCTATGCTTCTGATCGAGCGGACAAGCAAAAGGAGCTTGCTGGCAAGGCTGCTCCAGCACCGAAGCAAAAGGTGCAATCGGCGTCTGAGGACGACGATGGAGTTCTATAATAAAAAATAGAAAATCCTTTTCACCTACCTATAACAATAGGTAGGTTTTTTTATGCAATTTGCTGTTCAAGTTCCTCTTAATTCTTTGAGTTTTGGGCAAGTTAGTTTTAATTTGCTTTACGAGTTTTATAAACTCGGACTTAATCCTTTTATTTTTAAAGCTTCCGATCATCAGATAGATTTTTCTGCTTATGATTTCGAGCCGGATTTCACAAATTGGATCATTAAAAATCATAACGAAGCCCTATTAAAGCATAACAGAAATATTCCATGCATAAGACTATGGCACATTAATGATTCGATCAGAACTTATTCTAACAAGCAAATCCTTTTGACTTTTCACGAAACAGATCAACTTACTCCTATTGAAACTAATATCTTAAAAAACAGCGAAGTATGCGTAACCTCAAAGTATACTAAAGATGTATTTGCTAATTTTGGGATAAATTCCTCTGTCGTACATCTTGGATTTGATAATAATCATTTCAAAATACTCAATAAGAGATATTTTGATGACGGAAGAATTACTTTTAATCTTTGCGGCAAATACGAAAAAAGAAAACATCATACCAAAATCGTAAAATCTTGGATCAAAAAATTCGGTAAAGATAAAAGGTACTCTTTGCAATGCGCCTTGCATAATCCTTTCTATCAAGATCCATCTGAATTAAAGTCTGTATTTACAAATATGTTAGATGGAAAGCCTGTTTTTAATGTTTCGTTTTTGACTTCAATGCCCAAAAATTCTACTTATAATGATTTTTTAAATTCTTCAAATATTGTTATTGCAATGTCTGGCGCGGAAGGGTGGGGCCTTCCAGAATTCCAATCTGTTGCTCTTGGCAAGCATGCAGTTGTTTTAAATGCAACATCTTATAAAGAGTGGGCAAATAAAGAAAATTCTGTAATAGTTGAGCCTAGTAATAAAATCGAAGTCTACGATGGAAAGTTCTTTTCTAAGGGAGCGCCATTTAACCAAGGTAATATTTTTGATTTTAACGAAGAAGAATTTATCTCTGGATGCGAAGAAGCAATAAAGAGAGTTGAATCGAACAGAATTAATCATGAAGGATTAAAACTCCAAAATAAATTCAAGTATTCTGATACTGCAAATAAGTTACTAGGGATGATTTAATATGCCAATTTACCTGTTCAAAAACCCAAAAACCGGCAAAGTTGTTTCTATTTTTCAGCAAATGAATGAAAATCATACTTATTCTGAAGACGGAATTAAGTATGAAAGAATATTTACAGTTCCTAATGCTCAAATAGACGCAGATATCGACATCGATTCTTCTGAAAAGTTTATAGAAAAAACAGGAAAAATGAAAGGCACTCTTGGCGAAATTTGGGATTATTCTCAAGAATTAAGCGATAAAAGAGCAGAAAGAAACGACGGCGTCGATCCAGTACGCCAAAAAGCAGAAGAAAAATATTCCAAAAAGCGTAGAGGAATGAAGTATAAAAGCAGGGTAAATCCTTCGGAAATGCCCAAGATTCAGCTTGACTAATTCTATTTTTCTGGAATATTGTGTAAACCATCATCCTATGAGCATTCTATCTAAAGATTTTATTTCAAAATACAAAGGCAAACAACCAAACTGGGGCTTCAATGGTTTGGGCTATGTTGTCTACAAAAGAACATACGCAAGACTCAAGGAAGATGGCTCTACCGAAGAGTGGTATGAAACTGTAGAGCGTTGCGTAAATGGGGCGCAAAAGATTGGCGCTGGATACACAGAAGAAGAAGCCGAAAGAATATATGATTATGTATTTAATCTAAAGTGCAATTTTGCCGGAAGAATGCTTTGGCAGCTTGGCACATCTACAGTTGATCGCTTTGGCGCTAATTCATTGCTTAATTGCTGGGCTGTAGCGATGCGAGAACCTAATGCATTTTTGTTTCTTTTTGAGAATCTGATGCTTGGTGGTGGAGTTGGTTATAGTATCCGCAGAGAAGACGTTCATGAGTTACCTAAAATTAAAAAAAGTGTAAAGGTTATTCATGAAGGTACTAAAGATGCTGATTACATTGTTCCTGACAAGCGTGAAGGCTGGGTTAACTTGCTATCTAAGGTCTTGGACGCTTTCTATGTCACTGGCAAGTCGTTTAGTTATTCGACTATCCTCATTCGTGGGTATGGAGAGCCAATCAAAGGCTTTGGCGGAAAAGCTAGTGGTCCACAAATCCTTATTGATGGAATCGATAAGATCACAAAAATTTTCCAATCTAGAGAAGGCAAGAAACTTCGTTCGCTCGATGTTCTAGATGTCTGCAATATAATCGGCAGCATTGTTGTAGCTGGAAATGTGCGTCGAAGCGCCGAGATCGCTCTTGGCGATCCTGACGATATTCTTTATCTACGCGCTAAGAATTGGGGGACCGGAAATGTTCCTAACTGGCGAGCCATGAGTAATAACACGATTTATGCTGATAGCTTCGATCATGTTCTCGAAGAGATTTGGAAAAATGGTTACGAAGTAAATCCTGATAGCGGATACGCCAACGGCGAGCCTTATGGCTTCTTCAACTTACCCTTATCTCAAAAGTTTGGGCGAATTAAAGACGGTCCTATTTCAGAAAATGGGATGTACCCAACTGATGTTGATAATTGCGAGATGACCAATCCTTGCGCCGAAATTAGTCTTTCTAATTACGAGTGCTGCAATCTTTGCGAGCTTTATCTTAATAACATCGAAAGCAAAGAAGAGCTTCTTGACTGCTCTCAGCTTCTTTATAAGACCCAAAAGGCCATAGCTTCTCTTCCTTTCATTCATGAAGAAACTAATAAGATCGTTCATAAGAATATGCGCCTGGGGCTTGGTATTACTGGTGTTTGCCAGTCTCTTCATAAGCTTGATTGGCTTGATGACTGTTACACTGCTTTGCGCGCTTTTGATAGGGCTTGGAGCAAGGAGCGTGGATGGCCTGAAAGCATTAAGCTTACAACTGTTAAGCCTTCTGGGACGCTGAGTCTTCTTGGCGGAGCCACCCCCGGAGTTCACCCAGCTTTCAGCCAGTATTACATGCGCACTGTCCGCATGTCTAGCTCTGACGCGCTTGTGCAAATTTGTAAAGACATGGGATACCATGTTGAATTCCTTGTTAATTTTGATGGCACAGAAAACAGAGATACTGTTGTCGTATATTTCCCATGCAAAACCCCCGAGGGCTCTATTCTTACCAAAGAAATGGATGTCATTAAGCAGTTAGACATGGTTAAGAAACTGCAAACCGATTGGGCTGACAATGCCGTTTCTGTTACCGCTTACTATAAACCAGAGGAATTGGACATTCTTAAGAATTGGCTTAAGGAAAACTATGAGCATAACATTAAGAGCGTTAGCTTCTTGCTATTTAAAAATCACGGATTTAAGCAGGCCCCCTATCAAGAGATTGATGAAGAGACCTATCTAGCTGCATCTGCTAAGGTTAAATCTATATCTACAGCTTCTATCAATAATACTGAAATGCTAGATATGGCTGAGTGCGCTACTGGCGCTTGCCCAATCCGCTAATTACATAAAAAATTACAAAATTAGGGTCTAATTTTATGGAAATTTCCATAATTAGACCCTAATACATTTTAACTATATGAAATTTTACGTCAGAGGCGGGGTTGGGGATTTTCTCCAGAGTTCTTGGTTTATGATTGGTAATTCTACTCAAGAATTTATTATTCATACACACTTTCATGGAGCAGAAGAGTTTTTCAAAAGCTTTAATTTAACTAATGCTCACTTCTATTATTTTAATAACATAGAAGAACATGACGCTCAAATCGATAAGATCCTTGCTAATCACGGCGAAAATTCAACTTCAAATATTAGAGAATGCCCAAGAGCTTTCTATTCTCTAGTAAATTTTTCCAAAGAGTCTCAAGAAAAAGCTTTAGCATTTTCAGAAAAGTTTAAGAGCAAAAAGCCAATTATAGGGATTCACCCATTCGGCAGTTTCTTTTCTTCTGATACTTATTCTAAATTTGACCTTCCGTTAAAATATTTGCCATCAGAAATTGTTTCTGAAATCATGTCTGATGATTTTAATTATATCATTTTTGGTTCGCAATCCGAACTAGAAACTTATCCGATAAAAGAGTCTGATAATGTTCTTCATACAAATATGGATATCTCCTGCAGTTTAGAAGCGGTTAAGCTATGCAGCAAAGTTATAGGCACTGATAGTTGTTTCAAAGGAATGGCTGTCATGAGCAAAATTCCTACGTTTTGCATTTTAGGAGATTTTCAAGATCCTCTAAGAGATAAGATGTTTATCAATCAGTATGAGCAAGATGAAATATTGAAAGTTTTTAGATATAAAAATATCAATGAATCTTCTAAAGATATAATCGCAAGCATCAAAGAATTTTTAGCTTAAAATGAAAATTGATATTATTAGTTCTGTTTTCAACTGCGATTCTTTTTTAGAAGGTTATTTCATTGATCTTATAAGTCAAACTTTTTTCAAAGAGTGTGAGCTGATACTAGTCGCCCCATTTCCTTCTGATAAACTTAAAAGAATATATAATCTATACTCTAATAGATTTAACAACATTAGATTAATTGAGCTTGATAACGATCCTGGCATTTCTAAATGTTTAAATATTGCTATACAAGCAGGAACTTCTCCATATATTACAATTGCAAATACTGACGATAGAAAAAGAAAAGATTCCTTAGAAAGACATTATTTAGAGCTTGAGCTTAACCCTGATATAGATTTAGTCTATGCCCCTTCGCTGCTTTCTAAAAGACCTAACGAAACTTATGATTTTCATAATTGCGATTCTATTTATCCATGTTATGAATTTACTGGCATAGATGGGCTACTAAAGCATAACTCTCCTCATAATAATCCTATGTGGAGAAGATCCATGCATGAAAAAAATGGCCTTTTTGATGAATCTTTGAAATCTTGCGCTGATTCAGATATGTGGATGAGAGCTGTTTTGAATGGTAGTAAATTTAAAATGATACCAGAAATTCTTGGGCTTTATTATTTTAATCCAGAAGGAATGTCAACTGGAAAGAAAAACGCCAAAGAAAGACTAGAAGAAGAACGGCAAAAAGATTTAAAATATCTTAATCTAAAAAATGAACAGAAAAAGACTAGCTGAAAAAATAATACGCACAGCCTATCTTAATAAAGAAGGTCATATTGCGAGCGCCCTGTCTATTTTAGACGTAGTGTTATTTTTATACACTAGGCATATGAAAAAACACGATAGATTTGTTCTAAGCAAAGGGCACGGAAGCCTTGCTTTATATGCTGCTTTATTACAAACTGGCAAAATTACAGAAGAAGATTTTTTTAGTTTTTGCAAAGAAGACTCTAAGTTAGGAGGCCACCCATCTTCAAAAAAAATTCCGCAAGTTGAAATATCTACTGGATCTCTAGGTCACGGCTTGCCATTTTCAGTCGGGCTCGCTTTAGCTAAAAAAATAAAGAAAGAACCCGGATATGTTTATTGTTTGATTGGAGATGGCGAAGCCAATGAAGGCACCACATGGGAATCAGCCTTAATGGCTAACACCTATGAACTAGATAATCTAGTTTGTATAATGGATTTTAATAAATCTGGAGAAAGAGCTATAAAGCTAAATACTTGCGAAGAAAAATTTCAATCTTTTGGCTGGTCTCCATTTTCAATTCGCAACGGTAACAGTGAAAACGAAATATACCAAGTCTTTTCAATTTTCCCTCATTTTTCCCATGGCTGCCCAGTGTTTATTCAATTAAATACTACGAAAGGGAAAGGATGCCCTATCATGGAAAATAATCCTGAATGGCACCACAAGCACCCAACCTCAGAATCCGAAATCAACCAATTAATAGAATCTCTTTACTAAATGAGAAAAAATTTTTATAAATACTTAACTTCTATTTTTAAATCTGACGAAAGGATAGCAATTCTTTTAGGTGATATTGGCGTTTTTTCTCTAAAGCCTGCTTTTGATCACGATCCATCAAGAGCTTACAATTTAGGAATTATGGAGCAAACAATGACTGGCGCAGCGTGTGGTCTTTCAAAGAGCGGATTTATTCCCTTTATTCATTCTATCGCCCCATTTATAACGGAAAGAAGCTATGAACAGCTCAAGTTAAATCTTGGCTATGAGAATGTGAATGCTTTTGTTATTAGTGTTGGAAATTCTTATGATTACGCTGGGCTTGGATGTACGCATCATTGCTCAAATGATTTAAAAATTGTAAGCGCTATACCTAATTTTAAAACATTTTGCCCCGGTAATTCAAAAGACGTTGAAGAAATAATAACCAAAAACCTTAATTTTCAATGCCCAAAATATATTCGTTTGTCTGAAGTAGAAAACAATCTAACGTCGTTTCACAATTCCTACGAAGATCTTGAAGAGTTAACCCATGGCAAAAATGGCGTCTGCATAATTTTAGGTAATGCAATAAAAGATATCTCATCTTTAGTAAAAAGCAATCCAGATTATACTATACTTTATACTTATAATGTATCTGAATTTGACGTTGCAAAACTTAATTCAATAATTGAATCTAAAGGCATAATTAAAAAAATAACAGTCGTTGAACCATGTGCTGCGACAGATATAATTTCTAAAATTGCCTGCTCTATAAAAAATATAGAATCTATACAATCTATTTCAGTACCAAAAATGTTTATAGAAAAATACGGAAAGAAAGAAAATATAGACAAATTCCTAGGATTAGACGACAATTCCATAATAGAAAAATTATCTAAAATTTATGCCTCCTAATGTAAGCGCCTATCTATCATCTATTAGACCTTATCGTTGGATGAGAATCCACGAAATGTTAGCCAAAACAGGATTAAGCTTTGAAATCGTTATCGTAGGGCCAAACGAGCCAGATTTTAGTTTGCCGAACGAGATTCGTTTTTATAAAAGCAATGTCAAGCCATCTCAGTGTTTCCATGCAGCAGCGTCAATGTGTACTGGAGAAACACTTTTGCAAGTCGTTGACGATATAGAGTATTCTGATGGCGGAATAGAAACAATGTATAAAGCGGTTTCCGGTAAAGATAATGTCATGGCAACATGCAAGTATTTCCAAAACGGCAGTTCTAATATTTATAACCAAAATATTTCTGGCAATATTCTAAATTTATCTTATCTTCCATTGCTTCCAGTTTGCGGATTGTATAGACGCCATGTTTTCAATGATTTAGGCGGTATTGACAAGAGGTTCAATGGAGTCATGGGAGAACTTGATTTGTATATGAGAATGAGTGTCGCCGGATACACTACTGTTTTCGTTGATTTTATTTGTAACGAAAATACAGAGCATCAAGTTAAGGAGTCGACAAGTCTATGCGGCAAATTTTGGGATCAAGATAGGCCGAAATTTATGCAATTATGGTCCACCTCTGGAGTTCTTTATCCAATCAGAAATGATATAGTTAGAAAATATTCAGACATAGACATTCTTTCAGTAGATCAAAATTATGAATAACACTAATTACTTTGAAAGCAAAAAAGTATTAGTCACTGGAGCCTCTGGCGTTTTGGGATACAATCTTTGCAAAAGATTATTTTCTATTCCATTCTGTGATGTGCATGTAAATTATTTAAATCCTCCAGGACCAAATTTCAAAGATCTTTTAAAAGCTTCCAACCACCACATATTTGATATAACAGATTTAGAAAAGATTAATGCTTTGCCTAAATTTGACATTATATTTCATTGCTCTGGATATGGGCAACCGCAGAAATTTATAAAAAACCCAAATAAAACCTTTGCTCTAAACACTTTGTCTTTGCAAAATTTAGTTTGCAAAGCTACCGAACAATTTATTTTTATCAGCACAAGTGAAGTGTATTCCGAAAGCGAAGGAAATTCAGAAGAATCAAATATAACTATCAATCCATCAAATACTAGAAATTGTTATATTTTAAGTAAGCTATTTGGAGAATCTTTGCTTGCTTTTGGTGATCCAAATCTAAATCATAAATCAATTAGACTTTGTTTATGCTACGGCCCAGGATTTAAAAAAGACGACAAGAGGGTCCTATCTGAATTTATCATTAAAGGTTGCGAAAATAACGAGATATCACTATTGGACGAAGGCTCTGCTTTAAGAAGCTATATTTACGTGGATGATTGTATAGAAGGTATTCTAAATATTGCAACAAAAGGCAAGCACAACATATATAATATAGGCGGCAAAGATCTATTGTCTATTAAAGAATTGGCGGAATCTATTGGAGATATTTTAGGCTGTCAAGTAAAAATAGGAGATAAGAAAAACAAATTAGCAAATAGCCCAAACAAAGCTTGCGTAGACATTTCTAGATACGAGCAAGAATTTGGTAAACTAAATAAAACATCATTGCAAGACGGACTCAAAAAATGCATTAAATGGTACAAAAATTATGTTTAAAGTTATACCTCAAGACATTCAAAGCAGATACTCTCACCAAATAAGCCCTTTATTAATTTCTAAAATTAATAACTCTGAATTGCTATACGAGCCTTTGGATTCTGTCGAACTCCATAATTATATAGTCAATTATATTAATGTTTTATCATCGGACTTGATAAGGGCTGGAGAAGGCCGCATCTCTCATTGGGAAAGTGGATGGAAAGAAAATCTAGAAGAATTTAAAAAGACTTTAAACCCAGAATCTTTGATACCCAAGTATCACAAAAAAAATAATATTGCAAGACTTAACAAACAAATAATTAAAACCCATTCTAAAGATTTTGATTATCATTTGCATTCTTTTTTTGTTGACGCTTTACTCCTTGAGCATATTCCAAACTACGACAAGATTTTCGAATTTGGATGCGGTACAGGATATCACTTATTTAGACTAAACAAATACTTTTCTGATAAGCTTTATCACGGAGGAGATTGGAGCGTTGCGTCTCAGAACAATATAGCGGAGTGCTCCAACGCAATCGGATCACACAATATCAAAGGCTTTAATTTTAATTATTTCGAGCCAGATTATTCTATTGATATTAAAGATTCACTTATCTATACCGTCGCGTCTTTGGAGCAAATAGGAGAGAAGCATGATAAAGTGCTTGAATATTTTGTTAATAGTAAGCCCGGCTTGTGCATTCATTTTGAACCGATTCACGAAGTCTTAGATCCAGAAAATATTCTTGATTATTTAACTATTCAATATTTTAACAAGAGAAATTACCTAAAAAACTATCTGACTTCTTTGAGAAAACTAGAATCAGAAGGCAAAATTAGAATTTTAGACACTAGAAGACTATATTATGGTAGCAAGTTTATTGAAGGACATACTGTAATCATATGGAAACCAGTTTAAAAGATATAAAAGAGTTTAAATTTGATAGCTTCGAAGATTTTCGAGGAGAAATTTTCACAACATATAAAGATTCTTTGGATGGCAAAAAGTTTGACCACGATAAGGTTTGCATTAGATATAAAAACTGCCTAGTAGGAATCCATGGAGATTTTAATACTTGGAAGCTTGTATCTTGTTTATATGGAAGGGTTCATGCTGTGTTCGTAGATAATAGACCAGAATCTAAAGACTACAATAAACACATAACTAAAATTTTAAGCAATGAAAATAAAAAAGCTATCCTTTTGCCTCCTGGCATAGGTAATAGTTTTTATGTTTTATCAGATGTTTGTGTTTATGATTATAAACTATCTTATACTGGAGAATATACTGATTGCGACAAACAATTTACTTTAAAATGGAATGATCCAAAATATAATATTCATTGGCCTTCTAATAATCCAATTCTAAGCGAAAGAGATAAATAATGAATAATATTGTCATCACTGGAGTAACCGGGCAGGACGGAGCGAACATGGTTGAATATTTGCTCGAAAAAACTAATTATAATATCCATGGCGTTGCCAGAAGAGCATCTAATCCCAATTATATAAATTGCCAAAAGTTCATAAACAATCCAAGATTTAAATTTATATATGGAGATCTTTCTGATGCTGTTAGTATAGACGGCATTATTCAATCTTTAAAGCCTGATTATTTTATTAATTTTGGCGCCCAATCCTTTGTTGGGTGTAGCTGGGAAATACCCTTGCAAACATTCGACACAAATGCTACTGGAGTTGCAAGATGCTTGGAGGCTATCCGCAGACTTCATCCTAAGTGCAGATTTTATTCCGCTGGTTCTAGCGAGGAATTTGGCGACGTAGCCTATTCTCCACAAGACATTTATCATCCAATCAGAGCCAGAAGCCCATATGGAGCCTCCAAAGCCGCAGCAAGACACTTAGTTAAAGTATACAGGGAATCTTATAATTTGTACGCTGTCCATGGAATTTTATTTAATCACGAAGGAACAAAGCGAGGAGAAGAATTTGTAACAAGAAAAATATCTAAAGGTGTAGCCAGAATATATCACGCTATTAAAAACGGAAAAACGTTTGATCCGATTGAATTAGGAAATCTGGACGCTAAAAGAGATTGGTCTGACTCAGAAGACTTTGTCGATGGCGTTTGGAAAATGTTAAATCAAGAAAATTTTAGATATGATCTACAGCCTGAATTGTATAGAGAGCAATCATATTGTAAATCCATGATTCGGAGTTTAAAAGATTACGTTCTTTCTAGCAATGAAACTCATTCTATTAGAGAATTTATTGAAATTGCATTTAATGAAATTGGAATTGAAGGAGTTTGGCACGGAACTGGAATTTTAGAAGAATATAGTATTTCTACAAAATATGCCATCGCAAACGATCCGCTTTCTTCAGTTTTAATTAAAGTAAATGAAAAATTTTATAGACCAGCAGAAGTTGACCTGTTGATGGGCGATTCTACGCCAGCCAGAACAGAATTAAATTGGCTTCCAAAAACCGATTTTAAAGGCTTGGTGAAAAAGATGGTCGCCCACGACATATCCCTCCTTGACAAATCGCCATGATCAGGTGATACTAGGCGGGTGACTGCGAAAGCCAAAAAGCCTAGAAAGCTAAGTAAGCAACAGCAATTAATCATAAATTTCTTATTAGAAACTAAGTCTTGTAATTGGCCTAACGAGATGCGAATTGCAAATATGCTTATTAAAGAGCATGGCTTTGAGTGGCTCATGAGTCTTAGAGGCAGGACCAAGGTTATATCACTTGTTTGGTTTTTGGGCGAAAACGGGAAAAATTTTCTAAGAGATATCAAAAAATATCAATCCCTTTCTTTTGAAAAAGAGAAGATAATTCTAGAAGATAAACCTGTCGCTCCAGAAGTTGAAGTAAATAAAAAACCAACCTCAATCAAAGAGTTTTTAAATCTTTTTAACAAAAAATAATATGGCAAGACCCAAGAAAGAAGTGCAAGAAGTAGCAGAAGAATCAAACGTTTCAGGAAAACTAAGGGTTCTAGATAGCATCCTAAGCCGCAACAAAGATCACCATTATGCTTTTGATAATAATATTGATTATGTCGTCAGCAGCGGCAGTTTGACTCTCGATATTGAAATGGGCGGTGGCATTCACCCCGGTATAGTGCGGTCTTCTGGAATCACTGAAGGAGGCAAGACCAGCAACGCTTTGGCTTTCGCTAGGAACTTCCAACTTCTTCATCCAGAAAAGGGGTGCGTAATTTACATCAAATCCGAAGGTAGACTTAGCGAGAACATCATCTCTAGGTCTGGCATAAATACTGACCCATCTAAATGGAGAGTTATTCCTACTAACGATTACGAATTTGTAATTGATACGATGCGCGAACTAATCAAAGACAATGACGATGGAAATCTTTATTTCTTTGTCCTTGACAGTCTTGATGCTTTAGTGCCTAGAAATGATTTGGCTAAATCAGCTACAGAAGCAAATAAAACTGCTGGCGCAGCATTGTTGACAGCCGATCTTCTTCGCAAGATGGCAGCGGCGTTTTCTTCTAGGGGGCATATTTGTTTTATAATTTCTCAAGTTCGCTCTTCTATTAAAATCAATCCTTATGAAAAAGGTGATCCAAAGGTCACCAATGCAAGCGGCGGAAACGCTGCCCTGCACTATTCAGACTGGATCCTCGAATTTCAACAACGCTGGAATAAGGATTTCATCTATGCGAACGCCAAAGGAGATGGTAATCCTGTCGGTCATTGGTGTAAAATTTCATTTAAGAAAACCCCAAATGAAAAGTCTGGCAGAGAAGTTCGTTACCCAATCAAATATGGCCGCTCTAACGGATCAAGTGTTTGGGTCGAATATGAGATTGTAGATCAACTTTTGGCCTGGGAGTTTGCCCATGCTAAAGGCGCTTGGATTACTATTACTGATGAGCTTATTAAAGAGCTTGCTGATAACAGTTTAGAAATGCCAAAGCAACATCAAGGAGAAGCCAATCTCAAAAACTTCCTTGAAGAGCATCAAGATATAACAAAATATCTATTTAATAAATTCATAAGCGCTCTTAAAAAGTGAAGCTTTATAATGTCTATGGAAAGGTGGTTAGCAAAAACGTCTCTCAATATTTGATTGACTGGGATGCTACCTCTCGATCCAAAGTACAATTTAATACAAAACAATTCCTAAGAACCTATTGGAAAAACCACATAGTGTATGAGGAGTTCCCCGTATTCGGCTCTAGGCTAAAAGTAGATATCGTTAACGCTACCCTAAGAATAGCTGTCGAAGTCCACGGCAAACAACATACATCTTATAATAAATTTTTCCACGGTGAATCTCGTCTTAATTATTTAAAGTCTATTAAAAGAGATGTCGCTAAAGAAAAGTGGCTATCTATAAATAAATTTCAACTTGTAGAGATTTATGAAAATGAAGTCAAAGATCTTTCCGCACAATTTTTTAAAGACAAATTCAATATAATTCTTTAATGGCTATATATTCTCTACAGGTAGAAAAATATGTTTTATCTGGCCTTATCAGGCATCCAGCTTCATTTGCTGACATAGAAAATTTCATTAGTGAAAGCGATTTTATTAATGATGTTCATTATACAATCTTTTGCGTTTTTAAGGAGACATTTAATAAAGGTGAGCAGATCGATAAGGTTCTTATTTCTCAAAAATGCAAGAATCTTGGGATTACATTCAAAGACCAATCTATTGACATTTTCAATTATGTTAATAGTATTTGCTTAATTCCCACCTCTCAAGCTGGCCTTATCGAAGGAGCCAAAGAACTTCTTAAACTTCGCATCAGAAGAGAGATAGAGCAAACAGGTGATGAAATCAAAAAATTTGCTAATTCTTGCGCTGAAAAACCGATTGAAGAAATCATAACAGAGTCTGATAAGATTTATAATAGTAAAATTTGCACTTATGCCTCTGAAAATAATAAACCAGAAGACATAACAAATAATGTCATAGAAATTATTGAAGAGCGCGGCAATAATCCAATTGAAGATACTGGACTAACTAGCCCTTACGCTAATTTCAATCGTCTTTACGGTGGGATTCGCCCTGGTAATCTTTACGCTTGGGTTAGTAGACCGAAGCACGGCAAATCAACTATTCTTAATGATCTTGCGATTAAGATTACTTCAATCAACAAAGGATGTAAGGCCCTTGTTCTTGACACTGAAATGTCTACAATAGACATGAAGTTCAGAATAGCTTCGTCTCTAACCGGAATCCCAGTGTGGTATCTCGAAACAGGAAACTGGAAAAAGAATAATAATCTATATCAAAAATTCGAACAAAGCAAGGATAAGATTCGCGCCCTTAATAATCAAGTTGATCATTTGCAAGTCGCAGGCAAACCAATTGAAGAAGTTGTTTCTATTGTCAAACGTTGGTATTTTTCTAAAGTAGGTCGCGGTAATCAATGCGTTGTTGTTTACGATTATATTAAATTAACCGGCGAATCAGATAAGAACAAACAAGAATATCAGTTGATCGGTGAAAAAGTAAATGCTTTAAAAGAGCTTTGCTCAGAACTTAATATTCCTATTCTTACTGCTTGCCAATTAAATCGCACTGCAGAAAGCGGCGTTGATGACAGTAGCGCGATCTCTCAATCTGATCGCTTACAATGGTTTGCTTCATTTGTGGCTATTTTTAGACGCAAGAGCGTAGAGGAAATCGCTGACGACGGCCCAGAATTTGGATCACATAAACTTATACCATTAGCTACCCGTTTCCAAGGTAAAGATTCTGCTGGTCATCATGATTTAGTTAGAATCCAAGAAGGCAAAAAGGTAAAGTACATGCCTAATTATATAAGTTTTGATATTAATAACTTTAACGTGCAAGAGACTGGAACTCTTGAGGATATTTTGTCTGCAAGAGCTTTGAAGCCCGAACTTGACGATTCTGGCGATGGCGAAGTTTTATGAATGACTGCGAATCTGTAAAAAAAATACTCACTGACATAGGGTATAGTTTAACTGATCATGGCCGAGAATATAGAACAAGGCCTCTTTATCGAGACTCCGGTAACGATAACGTATTAAGAATATGGAAAAATTCTGGTCAATGGGTTGACTTCAAGGAAAACATCAGCGGATCTATAGAAGATTTAGTAAAACTTACCTTAAAACTTAAAACAATAGATGAAGCCAAGAAGTGGATTTCAGAAAAAGGAATAGACACATCTTATTCTGAAGACCATCAGCAAAGAGTTACGACCACCCAGACAACTATTTTTGATAAATCTTTATTGATAAAGTTGTCGAGAGATGATACTTATTGGGAAGGAAGAGGTATTTCAAGTCAAACGCTTCAGCCTTTTCAGGGCGGCGTAGCTTCGACTGGTAAAATGTTTAATAGATATGTTTTCCCTATTTTTAATTGTAAAGATGAAATAGTTGGATTTGCTGGCAGGGATGTCTCTAAGACAAGTCTAGAAGGTCGTCCGAAATGGAAGCTTATTGGAGATAAAAAAGAGTGGGCTTTTCCACTAAAAGTTAACGCTAAAGATATAAAATCTTCTAAGATAATTATTTTGGTTGAAAGCATAGGAGATATGTTGGCTCTTAGAGAAAATGGAATCAATAATTCAATCGTATCTTTTGGCCTAAATCTATCTCCTAAAATTATCTACTCTTTAATTGGTTATAACCCTAAAAAAATTATCATTGCTTTTAATGATGATTCCTTTAATAATGCTGCCGGAAATCTAGCCGCAGAGTCAGCGCACCAAAGACTTTTAAACTACTTTGATCCTAGTCAAGTACAAATCAAGCTGCCATTTGGAGCAAAAGATTTCGGAGAAATGCATTTAAAAGATAGATCTTTAATTTCTAACTGGTATAATTCTATCCAATGAGCAACGTAGAAAAAGTAAAGCTGAGTGCTAGTAAAATCAAAACTGCTGAAGGATGCAGTTGGCTTTACTATACAAAATATATTCTCAAGCTACCTGACATATCAAACTCTGGAGCATCTAGAGGAACAATTTGTCATTTAATTTTTGAGCTTCTCTTAACTGACAGGCACAAGAAGTATTTTGAAGACCTATGCTCTGGTAAAGCTGGTGTTATTAAAAATCCAGCTATTCATAGGCTTATTCTAAAGCATGCCAAAAAACTAAAAGTAGACGATGAAGAGAATCTAGATTTGATTTATAACATGATTCAGACTGGTCTTCAAAGCGACTTTTTTTGCAATGGAGCGTTGCTTGTAGAAGCAGAGTCTGAGTTCAAGCTAGAAGAAGATGACTACATTATAAATGGCTTTATCGACAAGCTTGCAAAATTCAGCGACACAGAATATAAAATATACGACTACAAATCAAGCAAGGGAAAATTCTCCAAAGAAGAGATTGACTTTAATTTGCAAAATTTGATGTATTCTTTAGCTGTATTTAAGACTAAAGGATATATTCCAGATGTATCTTTTATATTTCTTAAGTTTAAAAAACAGCCTATTCAAGAAGCGCCCAAGCCGACCGCAGAACAGCTAGAAGGCTTCAAGGCTTATTTAAGCTATGTTGCTGGTTATATTTCTTCTTTCGACGAAAAGAAAGCTATAGAAAATCTTGCCGCAAGCTCCCCAAAGAAAAAATGGATGTGTGGAAGCGATGTTCCCGGCAAGTGGATTTGCCCATCTAGATCTCCAGTTACTTATTATATTGGGGTTGATGAGAATGATAAATTCATAAAGTCTTCATTTAAAAAAGAAGATCTAATCAACGACCCAAAGGTAAAGTTAATAAATAAAAAAGACTACAAAGGCTGCCCTTTCTGGAGGAAAGATGACCCAACTTTCTGATTGACCATCCCTCGAAACACCGCCATAATCCATCATGTACTCGGCTGTACCTTTATTTAAGTCTCACTATAGTCTCGGTAAGTCTGTTCTAACGCTTGCGAAAGCCGGATCAAGTGAGCCTGACGAGCCGAGTTCAATAATAGATATAGCCAAGAGGCTAAAGCTTGATAAAGTTTATTTGGTTGATGATTCTATCTCTGGTTTTCTTGAGGCTTACAAATCTTGCGAAGACGCAAAGTTAAATTTTAGCTTCGGTCTTCGGTTGACTATCTGTGATGACATGGATAATAAGACCGCTGAATCCAGAGAAAAAGAGCACAAGGTAATAGTCTTCATTAAAAAATCAGAAGGCTATCAGAATCTTATTAAGATATCTACTGTAGCAAGCACTAATGGATTTTACTATTATCCGAGAATAGACTGTAAAACTTTAAGAGAGCTTTGGAATAATGAGAATCTTTTGCTTTGCATTCCGTTCTACGACTCTTATGTTTACAAAAACAATTTGACTTACAGTATTTGCGCCCCTGACTTCAGCTTCTGCAATCCAACCTATTTTATTGAAGACAATAATCTTCCGTTTGATGGTATATTAAAGAAGAAAGTAGAGGAAATGGTTCCTGATAAAAATCTTGTAGTCAAAGCTCAGTCTATTTATTACGAAAACAAAGAAGATTTCTTGGCATACCTTACTTTTAGGTGCATCTCAGAAAGAACAACTTTGAGCAAACCCAATTTAGAGCACTGCTCTTCAAACGAATTCTGCGCCGAATCATTCGAGGAAAAATATGGAAAATGAACTACTGAGATTTGATAAGTCTAAAAAGCTTGTTTTTATCGATTGCGAGACATTAAATCTCTGCCTTAACTTCTGCCAAAATCTTCCTTGGCAGATCGCCATGCTGAATACCGTTGGCGGCAAAAAGATTGACGAGAGAGATTTTTTGATTAAATGGGATACCAATCTTAAAATATCAGAAGATGCGAGACGAATCACAAGGTATCCGGAACACCTTATCCAAACAACTGGCAAGAAATTTGATGATATCTTTGATACTGTTAGGGATTGGCTTGACTCTGCTGACTATATTGTTGGTCACAACATTCTTGGCTTCGATCTATATCTCATAAAAGAGATGTATCTGTTGAAAGGATTGAAGTCGAATCATCTAGTAGACAAGATCCTAGATACTAACTGTTTAGCCAAAGGAATTAAGTATGGAATCCCAAAGCTGCAAAAAGAATCTCTGATAGAATATCAATATAAACTCCTGCACACTTATAAAAAAGGAATCAAAACTAATCTTACCGCTCTTGGTAAAGACTATAATATTGATCATGATTATGATAATCTCCATAATGCTATAATCGATTTGGAGCTTAACCTCAAGGTCTGGAATAAAATTAAATTTCAAGTCGAAATATGAACAACTTTCACGATAATTTTTCTAATGTCAAGCTTCCTTTGCATGGCGTTAGATTGCCCGAATTCAATATCGAATCCCGCCTGAAAAAGCAGTATGGGCTGAAGGAAGATTCGTCTAACTACGATTTCTTGATGCAGGTATGCAGAACTAACTTCAAGAAGCTTAATATCGCCAAAGAAGACTATCCTAAATATTCAGAAAGAGTAAAATATGAACTTGAAACCATTAAAGAGCTTGGATTTCTTGATTACATTCTTCTTGTTTGGACTGTTATTAATTTTTGCAACGAAAACTCTATTCCTGTCGGTCTTGGGCGCGGCTCTGCTGCTGGTAGTCTTATTTTGTATTTATTGGGAGTTACTAAGGTAGACCCAATCAAATATGAGTTATTCTTTGAGCGTTTCATTTCCAAGATTCGAGCCAAGAAGCAAATAGTAGATGGAATCACTTATCTTGACGGATCCTTGATGTGCGATGTCGATATCGATATCTGTTATTATAATCGCCATAAAGTCATCAAATATCTTGACCAGCTTTTCTCTGGCAGAACTTCTAAAATTCTGACGCTCACTACTTTGAGCGGTAAATTGCTTATTAAAGAATGCGGCAAAATTATTGAGGAAAAGCCAGAGTCAGAAATGAATGATGTAAGTTCTTTGATTCCGAAGGTTTTCGGGCAAGTAAAGGACTTAAAGGAAGCTTATGCTGAAGTTCCTGAATTTAAGACTTGGTGCGATAACAATCCAAGAGCCTATAAGACGGCTTTGCGTTTGCGCAATCTTATTAAGAATAAAAGCGTCCACGCCTCCGGGATGATGCTTTCATACTACCCGATAGATCAAAGCTGCCCTGTAGAGCTTACCAGCGACAAGGAACAGGTCTCCAGCTACGATATGAATTGGATTTCCATCTTCAATGTAAAGCTGGACTTGCTTGGCCTAAGAAGCGTTTCAATCGTTGATAGAGTTTGCAAGTTGGTTGGGATTAAAGTTTCTGATATTGATTTTAATGATCCCATAGTTTACCAGCAACTTCAAGATCTTAAGACTCCTCATGGGTGCTTCCAAATCGAAGCCGAAACCAACTTCAAGGTATGCAGAAAGGTAAAGCCTAAGAACCTAGAAGAACTCAGCGGTGTGCTGGCTCTTGCAAGACCTGGAGCCTTGGAGTTCGTCGATCAATATGCTAATTTTACAAATAATAATGTCTACGAACCGATTCACCCATTCTTTGATTCAGTTCTCAGCAAGAGCGGAGGCGTTGCTCTTTATCAAGAGCAGTTGATGAAAATGTCCAATAAGATCGGCTTTACGCTAGATGAAGCAGAAGTTCTTCGCCGCATCGTAGGTAAAAAGAAAGTAGAAGAAGTAAAGAAATGGAAGGAAAAGATCTCTGATAAAATCAAAGAGAATAACATAGCCCCAGAAGTCGGAGATATTTTGTGGCGCATTCTTGAAAATTCTGCTAATTATTCTTTCAATAAGTCTCACTCAATGAGCTATGCCGCTTTGGCGGCTTGTACAGTGTATCTCAAGTTCAAGCATTCCAAAGAATTCTTCTTGGCGCTGCTTGAGATGACCAAGCACGAACCTGCTCCTTTGGAAGAAATATCTAAGATTCAAAAGGAATTGCGTCATTTCGGCATTCAACTTCTTGGGCCTCATATCTTAAAATCAGAAACAGATTTTTCTATTCAAGACAACAATATTAGATTTGGCCTTTCTTCTATTAAGGGCATTTCTGAGAAGACAATGGATAAGCTCAAGCTTTTTAAGAGTGAGCAGTCTAGTAAATTTGAAGTTTTCCAAGCGGCTAAAGAAGTCGGCTTGTCTATTGGCGTATTATCTGCGTTGATTCAAGCTGGTGCGCTTGACGGCTTCTCTAGCTCAAGAAGCAGAGTTGTCCTAGAAGCTCAGCTATGGAATGTATTAACAGATAAAGAGAAAGTCCTTGCCATGGAGTATGGCCCTCAATGCGAAAACGACCTCCTTAAGACTGTCAAAAAACTATCAGAGACAAAAAATGAAAATGGCAAACTTCTTATCAAAGAAACTCGTTTAGCTACTATTAAAAAGAAATATGATCCATATTTAAAGATCTATCAGCAAAATAATAAATCAGAAAGCTTTGCGAACTGGTTCTATGAAAATAAACTGCTAGGTTATAGCTACGACAAATCTCTAAATGGCATATTCTCGCAAAAGATGCCAAATCTAATAACGACCTCTCAGGCTTTGGAGTGCTCCGATAATCAAACTATTTATGTGGTTGGCAAGGTTGATGATTCATCTGAGTGGATATCTAAAAACGAGAAGAAAACCAGAACATTTAAGATGATTGTTTCTGATGAATTTGGTTCCATCCCGATCCTGACTTTTAATGATAAGATAGAATTTAATAAATCAGCAAATGGTGATAAACTACCTGAGAAAGACGATATCGTTATCGTTAAAGGGCAGAAAAAGAAAGATTGTATTTTTGGCGATACAATAGGCATCCAAACCCTTAAAATCTACACAAAATTGTCTGAGTTAAAAGAAAAAAATCTTGACAATCAAGAGTAAAACTACCATCATATAACGTATGCTTCAATTCTACAAGCCTAACTCTAAGAATACTGGTTGCGGTTGCTCCTTTAAATACTCTGCTAAGGATGACTGTATTTTTGTTAACATGATCAAGCAAGCTAGCTGGGATGATCAAACCAAGCGAGGCTCATTTGCTGGTAACGCTCAAAATCCGAAAGCTTCTTGCTCTGTCAAGCTTAGCTTAACGGAAGCTGCTGATATTATTTCCGCAGTCCGTCGCAATGGAGAAGTAACGGCTTTTCATGATTCTGCCAAGCAAGTAACTCGCATCAAGTTTTCTCCTTATGTTCGCCCAACTAAGGATGATCCGAGCAAGACTGCCCAGGTCGGCTACTCTTTTTCCGTATCTAAGGAGAGCAAGGAAAACGCTCAAGACAAGACATCGTTTTTAATTGGCTTTACCTTCGGAGAAGGTGTTCGTCTTGAGTCGTTTTTGTGCTTTGCTCTTGCGAAAAGCTTTGAAAAGGCTATCCAAGAGGACTATAATAGATCAGCCGCTATTCCTCCAGCAGCCACTCCTAAGAAAGAAGAGGCTCCTAAGCAGGAATCGTCGGACGACGATCTATGGTAAAAAAGAAAAAGATACTTTATCACAGCGATTTTGCTTTGTCTAAGACTGGCTTTGGTAGAAATACCAAGGCCATTCTTTCTTATTTATATAAGACTGGTAAATATGAAATTGTATCGCTTAGTGGCGGATTAACGGTAAATCATCCTGAATTAGAAAGGACTCCGTGGAAAAGCTATGGTTGTTATCCGGTTTCTGGGCCAGCCCTAGAAGACGCTAATACAAGCTCAGATAAAAGCAGACTTTATTCTTATGGAGCATTTGAATTAGATAAAGTGGTAGAAATAGAAAAACCAGATGTATATATTGGCGTCCAAGATTTTTGGGGTGTAGATTACGCCATAGACAAGCCTTGGTTCAATAGGCTTAACCATGTACTTTGGATTACTTTAGATTCTCTGCCTATTCTTCCTTCGGCTGTAGCTGCTGCGTCAAAAGTCAAAAACTACTGGGTGTGGTCTAGTTTCGCTGAGAAAGAAATGCATAAGCTTGGGCATACCCATGTAAAAACAGTCCATGGGGCTATTGATGTTTCTGATTTTAAGCCGCTAAGCCCAGAAGCCAAAGCTCACCTTAGAAAGAAAAATAATATAGAAGAAAATTGCTATGTCATTGGCTTCGTATTCAGAAATCAATTAAGAAAATCTGTCCCGAATTTACTGCAAGGTTTTAAAATTTTTAAGGAAAAAAATCCTCAATGCAAGACTAAACTTCTTTTCCACACTCACTGGAAAGAAGGCTGGGGCATTGAAAAGCTATGCAAAGAAACCGGGATAGATATATCAGAAATATTAACTACTTATATTTGTAAAAAGTGTAGAAATTATGACGTTCGTCCATTTGAAGGTCATGAAGTAAATTGCAAAAAATGCCAAAGCGAAAAATCTTGCGTCACAACATCAACGGCTTTAGGCACTACTGAGTCTCAGTTAAATGAAATCTATAATTTAATGGATGTATATTGCCATCCATTTACGAGCGGAGGCCAAGAAATTCCCATACAAGAAGCAAAACTAGCTGGACTAATTACCCTTGTAACTAATTATAGCTGCGGAGAAGAAATGTGCCATCCTGAAGCGAATTCTATCCCGCTTGCATGGAGTCAGTACAGAGAATTCGGCACAGAATTTATTAAAGCTTCCACTTGCCCTAATTCTATTGCCGAAAAGCTCGGCGTAGTTTTTTCTATGCCAGAAGAACAAAGGATTAAAATGGGAAGGTCGGCCAGAAAATGGGCAATTGATAATTTTTCTATAACTAGCGTCGGGCAAAAAATTGAAAAGTTTTTAGACTCTTGCGACTTCAAAGAATATTCTACTGAAAAGGATCTACCGGAGCCCAATGATCCAGATGCTTCTGTTCCAGATATAGAAGATGACATTAAGTGGTTAAAATCTTTATATTGTTTAATTTTAAAAAGAAGCGTATCTGAAAACGACGAAGGCCTAATTCATTGGATCGAAAAAATTAAAAAAGGAATCAGCAGATCCACAATAGATCAATATTTTAGAGAAATAGCTCGTAAAGAAAATCATAAAAATACTAAGTTTAAATTAGAAGATCTATTTGGAGATACTCAACCAGAAGATAGAATTTTTGTTTCTATAAATTCTACTATAGAAAACATTTTCTTATCTACTAAAATAATATCTTCCATAAAAGAAAAATATCCTAAAAAGCATATCTTTGTTTCTTCTAATGAGCAAAGCCAACCTATATTCTCCGGTAATACTGATATAAAAGAAGCGTTTATCCAAACAAAAGAATTCTCTGACCCAGAATTTTTGAAAAAAAACTTTTTCGAAAGCTATTGCCTAGACAATTTTTCAATCAATAATCATCATTCAGTTTTGATCCAATGAATCTATTAAAATCTTTCCAATCTACAACTGGACTAAAACCGGGCAAGGGATATATTTATGAAAGAATATATCCGCTTCCATTTGATAATTATATAATCTTAGACACCCAGTCGGCGGATCCGAATAAAACCTATAGCTTTTGGTTTAGAGTAATAGAATTAATTGAGCCAATTTTAGCAAAAGAAAATATCAATATAATACATTTTATAGAAGATAAGAAATATTATTTTAATCATATTTATATCGATAGCTCTGTACATTTAAGCCACAAAGCGTATCTTATAAAAAAAGCCAAATTACTCTGCGGCCCTTCAAAAATTTATTCTTTAATCGCTTCTGAATACAATACAAAGCAATGTTATCTTAAATATGATTATTATTTAGACAACACCTTAGTAGAAGATGATTGCGTAATACATTCTAATTATAAAAGAAAAAACTTTGTAAATCCGACTGGCGCGCCAATAAATAATATCAGACCTGAAGAAATAGCAAAAAAAATTATAAAAATGCTATTAAATTATGAACCAGAGTTTGATAACACAATATCAATTGGCAGAGTTTACGCCACTCAAAGCATAGAAATTATTCCTGATAATGTATTTGATATAAAATCAGACGCAAAAAATGATGTAGTTATAAGAATGGATTATTTGTTTGCTGAAGATAATTTGGACAAGCAACTCCAAGTATTGCCTGCTTTTATAGTTACTAATAAGCCAATAAATAAAAATATTCTAATCAGAAATAGAAAAAATATTAAAAAAATATATTTCAAAATAGAAAAAAATTCTCAAGCAGACTTTGTTTCAGAGTTGGCTGAAATTGGCATCGATTGCGATCTTATAACATCATTATCTGCGGAAGACCTAAATAAAGAAAAAATAAAATACTTAGATTTCAAAAAAATTAATAAATTAAATACTTTAGACTTAAGCTTCCTCGAAGGCCTTGATAAATCTAAAGTTTATTATAAAGCAAATAAAATTGTAGTAAAGTCTGGCAAAACATTTTGTAGTAGATGGAACGCTAAAGTATCATTGAACCATCCAAGCGTAAGAGAAGCTGAATGTGCTTTACCTCCTTATTTCGACGACGAGTTCAAGGAAGAAGCTGACTACTTTTATTTCTTGACCAAAGAGAAATTGTAAGCCATAATCAAGTGATGAGTATTCCTCCCAAAGTTCTCAAAAGAAACGAATATGGTCTTCTTGAAGACCCTCCTATTCCATATGTATTTAACGAAGACGGATACGTAAATTGGCGTAAAATGATTCGCCCGGAGTTTCTTGTTCCCAATAAACAAAGAACCCAAGAAACAGATATCTCAAAGCTAGAAGACAAAGATCTTTTAATTCTATTAGGTGGAATTAAAGAACTTGCCCAAATTAGAGGTTTTACATGTGTATCTTATGATGTCCCAGAGGCCGGTCCCAATTATGTAATTGCTAGTTGTTATATTAATTGGATAGGCAACTACGAAACTGCTGACAGAGAAGTGTCTTTCCAATCTATCGCAGACGCTTCACCTGACAATACTCAAAGTTTCGCCAGAAATTATCTAGCTGCAATTGCTGAAAATAGAGCATTTGTTAGATGCGTCAGAAACTTCCTCAAGATCAACATCGTTGGTCAAGAAGAAATTGGCACAAAAGTTATCGATGAGCCAGCTCCAGAAAATCCGATGTCTCCTGCTACGGTTCTTTACAACCTCATGAAAGAGAAGAACATCTCTTTCGAGCAAATCCAAAAGAGACTAATTAAAGACAAGTACGAAAAAGCTGAAGAAATTACATCAATCAACGATCTTTCTAAGCCAAAGATTTTTGAGCTTATCGAAAGAATTAAAAAAGCCTAATTACCATCTATTAGCCGGGCAGCTTTCGTAATCGGCTTTCACTTTCATCGAAACGAAACAGCCACAAATCGTGCATCGACCTAGATCTCTATCTAGGTCTTTGCATTTACTACATATATCTAATCTTTGTTGGGCCTTGTCTTTTTGAGAGATTATAGGCTTTCCATTAGCTATTGCTGATCCAGCCTTTACTGCGGATCCGCTTAAACTTTTTGAAACCTTTGCTGCTTCTTTAAATAAACTACTGAAGTCGTTAAAATTCATATCTTTATTGTTCCTGGGAACATATTCGCGTATGTAAAATCTATTAATTTAGAATAAGAGTCTCCGCATCCATAAGTACAAAATATTGCTTCTCCATTTGCTCTTCCGTTAGAAACCGACAACGCTTGAGCCGTTCCTCTTGCATTGGCTTCTATAGTTCCGCCTGCGTTATAAAATTGAAAATAAGTATTGGGAATTGTATTGGCTGTAGGCAGTAAAGTCCCTGGGGGTACATATTTTTCATAGCTATCATTATTCAATCCACGGCAGCCAATGGCCGTATATCCTCCTACGCCGATTGGCGCGTTATTATTGACGCAAGATGTTGTTTGCTCTGTAACTATTCCCAATATTTTTCTTCTGAATGTTCTTAAATAACTTTCTTTAAATGCGCCAGCCATTAGAGGATGCAGGAAAGGTTTAAATTTTATAGTCATCGAATCCTCATAAGAAGCTTTATATATTCCTTGAGATAAACCTAAAGGATCTGATCTATCTGATTTTAATTCCACTCTTTCTACACTTCTAGAAGCAGAAACTGCTATAGAAGAATTTATGGGTAAATAAACACTAGCTTCATTTGTCAAAGCTTGTTTTGCTCCATTCGTACTAAATGTAATTAAATTAAATTCATTATCTCCTAAAGACGACTCGTACCAAGTATTAATAGAATTCTTTTGGTCTATAGCCCAAATCATTGGCAAAATTACTCTCACTTCATTAAGATTATTTATTCCCATCACTAGCCTATTGAACATTTCTGCTCTTGGTAGCATGTTTGGCAAAGGACCAAAGCTGTATTGCCCATCTCCCCTCACCGAAAGAGGCAGCAATGTGAGCCATGGCGGAGGAGTAAATCTGCTCGTAGAAAAAACTGCCGCGCTGGCATCTGGCACAACAGTTAAATTATTTAAAGAAAATAGCTCAGGAGTCCCACCGTCAGCATTTTTTTGCTCTACGTTTGGATTTAAAGAAACTGGAGTTATAGCACTAGAATCTTTTGTTGATTCTATTGTGCTTGGGATTGTTGAATCTTCCACTTCGCTTACGCCCGGGTCTGTATCTTCGGTATAAATTTGGCTATTTTCTAGTGGATTTGTAAATTTATCTGTATATAATTTTGAAATTATATTCCAAGTTTCATCTAAAACACCAATAGAAGATAAATCTTTTTCTTCTTGCGTCACATCAAGATCGTAAAAAACTACAGAATTTTCTGGATTTGACTGCTCTTCTGGAATAGAAAAATTTAAATACTCATCTAACCTAGCTTTTTGTTCTATGGAAAAAGGATTGCCATTGTTTTGCTCTAGTCTTTGCTTATCAGCATAAGCACTTGCCAGCCTTACGCCACCTTCGATAGAAGCTTTTAGATTATCTCTATCAAAAGAATTATTTTGTAAAACTAAAACGTTTCTGTTTATATTTAAATCGTTAGCTACTATTTGATAAGAACTTTTAACAAATGGAACAAGATCTGTAAAAGTCTGCTCTCTTTTGCTCTGCAAAGTTTTAAATAAAGAATAACCATGGCCTGGATCAGTTATTTGTATTCCTACTATTTTTCCGTATTCATTTAACTTGACTACCCCTTCTGCTCTTTTACCGCCTGAAGATTCTGGAGTTAAATTAGGAGGTGGTATTTTTAAAGTCGGAGGTATTAAAAATACATCTTTAGGCACCGATGGCAAAAGAATTGAATTTACCGTGCCCTCTAATACTGGATCCTTATAAAAAACATCATATTCACATGCTAATTTATAAAGTATTTTAAAATCAAACGTCGCCGAAGATTTTCCATCTGAAGTTACAATACTTTTGAGTTCATCATATTTATAAAAACCAGCTTCTGGAATTCTAATGCCCCTCAAAACTGGGCTATTTAAGTCTAAATTTATCTTTTTGTCTTTTTCGCTTCTTGTTTCGGCATTTAATGGCACATACTTATCGTAAGCAATGTATCTCCAGTAAGGTGGAATTAGTAATTTAGAAAAACTTAGAGACTTTGTTCTTCCGCTTGATGTACATTCTACTTCATGTTTTACTACCAGAAGTCTTAAGTTGTCATTTTTGTTATCTTCTAATTCGTCTATTCTATCAAATAAAGATCTTTGCGCTGCGATAACATCTACATCTCGCTCTATCGATAAAACAAATTTTTGAGATTTGGTAAAGAAACCAAATTTTTTGTTTTCCGCAGCCGAAGTCGCAGTTGGATCTTTTGTTATTGTTATTACTTTAGTTAAATCTACATAAGAAGCTCCACTTTTATATTGTAATTTTACCTGGAAAAGCGTTGTTTTAATTGATATTTTATTTTCAAAAAAAGAATAGTCGAAAAAGTCATCATTTATTTTCCAGAATAAAACTATCGATTTATTAGCTAATCCTTCTTTGTTAGTTATTATGCATGGATGTATTTCTGTAACTGAAGCTGGATAAAAATACCCCTTTGTTTCATTATTTGTTTTTGTATAATTAGACTCATAGTAGAAAAAATCATTTCCTACTCCATTCGTAAAATAATAAATTCCTATGTCTAATCCTTTAAAAACCGAAGTGTCTAAAAATCCATGCGAATAAGTGGGCTCTGCGCTTGTAACCTCATCACCTTGGATTGATTCTGTTCGATTATTCGATATTGTATAAACCTCAGAAAATTTAGTATATATTTCGTATCTTAAAGTTGCCGGATTAACTACATCTATTATATTTGTTGATATAGAAGAATCTATTGGTCTTTGTGGTTCTGTATTATCTACGTTATCAAAGAAAAGAGTCTTTTGCTCTGTATTTTGAGGCGTAAACCTATCAAAGCTAACCTTTATGTAAAAATCAAAATATCCTCCAGAGTCTGATCTTATTATAGACTGCTTATTAAAATTAAAAATATAGCCGCTAATTTTTCCCTTGCTGTCTTTTCTAGTTAAATATTTATTCTTACTTAGAATTATAGTCTTCCAATCTTCTGCGTCTTTTCTTTTGTAAAAAAGCTCTAACCCTGATAAAGCAGATATATTGAACTCTTCTGTCGGTGCTAACACTAATTGTGCATTTACTAGATCGTAAGTTTTAGGTTCTCTGGCTATTGAAAAACTTTCTATCGAACTTTCTTGCAAGTCTAAGATTGTCGAACTCGATGGGTCTACCGTAAAAGGTTCAGTGGATACTGTCCCTACAGAATTAGAAGCCGTCAATACAAATCTAGTTTTATACACTCTATCTATCTCAAAAGACTTGAATTTTACATTTTGTACGTCAAATAATTCTGGTTCGTTTACGGGTTCTTCGTCTCCATTTTTGGTAGTAAAAAATTGCTTTGATAAAATAGCCGAAGAAGCATTTAATACTGCTATTATCAAATTAAACTTATCTAAATTGTTTTCGTATTTTTCTGCGGTTAGTGCTACTGTAGGCAAAGAAGATGTTCCCGGGTCTTCTCTATTTACAGCTATTGGATATGATTTTTGTTGTGTTAATCTTATTGGCATTATTGTATCTCCGAGTCTATTATTGGTTGGTATTTAGCTTGGAACACGGCATCTGTATCGTTAAAAAGAGTGCTATTTTCTATTTTAAATTTAAAAATATATTCATTCACTCTTTCTGAAATTACACCATCTAAGTCTCTATTAGAGTCGGCTGATTCAAGCAGTAAAATTTCAGGCTTGTAGTTTGAGTTTAAATAGCTAGAATAACTTCCAACAGAAATTACATTCCCATTGATATCTTTTAACCGCAAAAATGCCCAAAAAAATTCTCCTTTTGTTATCTCAAATATTTCTGTACTCAATTGATCATCAGAGTATAAAGCAACTTCTGCTTCTCCTATTTTAGACGGCACAGAGTATGAATTAGAAGAAGTTTGTGTGCTTTCTGCTTTAGAGGGATTGGCAGCAGATATTATATTTCTAACCGTCGCTCTAGCTCTCAGAGATGTAACTTGATTATTTATTTTTATGTTATTTATCTGCACTGATCTTTGTCTGGGTAAACCTGACGTAAAATAATATTCTATATCATCAAACTTTTCTTTTATTAATATAGGGCCATATAATTGTTGATCATTTTGATCTATAATAGAATACTCAACTTCATCTGCATATGTATATGTTAAAGGAAAAGATATTGATGCATTTGGATAATCAAGCTGCACCCTAGACAAAGAAAAAGCATTACAAACCGGAGGGTTAGAGGCTGAAGTATTTAAAAATGTAAATGGAAAATCGAATGGCACCTCTCCATCTGCTAAAAACGATAAAATTATTCTATTTTCTTTGTCTAAAAGTTTAAATAAATTAGATTTGCTTATAATGACAGAAGAAACTCCAGCGTTTAAAACCATCGGCCTTAAAGTTGGGTCATTCCCTAGCCTCAAAAACATCGAAGAATATTTAGTATTTACTAAACTATAGGCTAATTGAAAAGTATAAGATCCACCTTCTGTAATATAATCAGAATAAACTGTATAGTTAAGCATTTGATCTTGCGACAAATCAGTAAATGTCAAAAAAGAATAAGAGTTTGAATTTTCGTCATAAATAGTTTTTGCCACGCCTCCTATTTTTACAGTCAAAGTGAAAGATGGTATTGTTATATTTCTTATCAACTCTATAGATTGTTCTTCTGTAGCATATTGATTTCTTATTATATTTGCAAAATCATAATAAAAATTGAAAGCTTTACAAAAAAATGTCCCTATTTTACCAGTCGAACTTATAGTTGTTATTTGATTTGTACCATCAGCACTATCTGTTACATTAATAGAGGTATCATTTTCTTGATTAAATCTATATACTAATCTTGTGGCAAAATCAGTTTTAATTATAATTTGTTTAGCCTCGGTATCTTCATCTATTGAAACTATTCTGGGGATCTTAACTTCTACAGGCACATCTAAAGAATAATCTGTGCCGTCTGCATCTGTTTCTAAAACTTTATATATTCTAAATCTTAATGTTATTGCTACTACTGTTCCAGAATCCGAAAGAAGCTCACCACCAGAAATTTCTTTTATGCTAAAATATTTAGATAAATCTAAAATCTGGTCTATGTAAGACACAGTTGCTGAGGCTACGCTTCCGTTATCTTTAAAAGAATAATAATTTGTTCCATCAAAATATTTTATGTATCTGAAGTTATAGCCCCATATATCTGCTTTGACTGTATTAATTGATGCAAAGTTTTTATATAGCGTTAGTATTTCATTCGCTTTTAGCGAAAAGACTGCTATTACTGTTTTTGCTGTTCCATTAATTGGGCAAATTTGCTGGTCTTCAAATATTTTTATAACCCCGTTAACATTTACAGAAACTTCTCCCGCATTGCTTGTGCATGATATTGTGTTGTTCGGGGCTACCGAAACCGAAGAGTCGCAAATATTAACATATTCATAATTAATTTCTGTTGATATGTTTTCTACAGTAGTGTCGTTGATCTTTTCCAATTGAAGAGAAATAGAGCCGTGGAAAACGCTTTTACTCACCCATCCATCAGAAGTAACTAAAAGGACAAATGGATAAAAATAATCGCTTACTTTTATTGAGCATTCTGTTAATTGATCATCTAAATAATATCTTTGAGTTCCAGCATCGTAATAAAATTTATTAGAAAAATTTTCTAAATAATCGAGCGTTTTATCTTCTATTAAAATTAAATTTTTATAATAAAAAGATCCCTGCTCTTGAGATGGAACGATTTTAAAATTTAAAATCTTACAACTGCTATAGTTGATATAAATAGTATTTACTGGTACTTTATCTATATCACTATCTAACATATTCAAAGAAAGCATTGTCGCAGAACTTCCATCTCCAGAAGGCAGCAATTTATGATACGCTTTATTTATTACAATAGCAGAATAAGAATATATATAAACTTCATACATTACCTCCTCTCCTATATTCTGAGAATTTAGATTTCCTATTGATCTTTTTTCAATAAAATTTCCAGTATTTAATTGTACATTCGCCGCAACACCTGCTCCCCCAGCGGTTCCAGAACCTCCATTATCACTAACGCATTTCGATTGCGCGAATTTATAACTAGCAGGCAAATAAATATCTCCTATATCTAATGCTGCGCCATTCCCGCCAAGCCCTAAAGAGTCAGACCAAAACGAATCAGAATTAGCTCCTAATAATATATTATCAATATAATTTCTAGCAACACCTTTAATATATGTCGGGCTATTAAAAGCTTCTGATTCAGAAATCAAATATTGATTATCAGAAAACACGGAAGCCAGAGGATTAACAGAGGCGCTATCTGTATTAAAAAAATCAGATCTTACATAAAAAGACGACATATTATTTTTTATTTATAATTTTAATTACAGAAGATTTAGAGAAATCGTCAAATTTAATATCTGGCGCACTCTTTATCTTGCTTATTGTTATATTCACTTCTATATCAGAATTATTAATTATATTATAATTCGCGTCTTCTGTGTTTTCAGGGAATAGATTTTCTATATAAAATCCGCCAATTTCCATTTCGCTTTGCGGCAATAAAGTGTTGTCTGCTGTTTGCGATTGGCCTAAAAGCCTTTTGATGTTATCTATTTGTTTTGGCTCTAAATTTGCGTCTAAACCTATTGTAAGTTGTCTATTATCAGGCATCTGCCTAACTGGGCTCAAAGCAGAAAAGAACGAATAATTATAATTAAATATAGGAGACCTAAGCCCCGTCTTCTTTATCTCGCATCTTTTAAATGTTATTGTTTTATTTGTGCCTTCTAGATTTATAGTTATAGTTTGACTGTTATCGACAGCGCCAATAGTCCACCAATCATCAACGTAATCGGAGTTCAACCAAAAAGCCGACTGGTCTCTTGGTATCCAAGCTATAATGCTATTTGCCGTTGATTTATACGCGTTTCTAATTTGAGCTTTGAATAATTCAAGCTGATCCACGGCGACCTCTTCTTCCTCAGTTATACTTGGATCCGCGCCGCCTTCTTCTCCTTTCTCCTCAGCTTTGTTGAACGGCCTGTCTATGTCTTCTACCACTTTATACAAACGAACAAAATTAGGATACTTTATTTCATAAGTAGTTACATCTTCTCCTATAAATGTTTCGCCATCTGAATAAAACTTTCCTTTATATTTTAAATACGGTAATTCTGTGGTGTTAGTAAATGCCGTGTCTGTTGGTATGTTTATATTATCAAAAAAGCTCTGGCTTATGCTTACTTGATATTTAATTCCATTTTGTATGCCCGGCAAAGTATAAGTCGATTGGTAGGCATCAAAGAATAAAAATCTATAAATTGTTTCATGGCCGATTCCCACTTCGTATCCTACCACATTAGAAGGCGAATCCGTTGGTATGTCTTTGCCATTATAGTAATTTCTAAGAGCCAGATTTATTGTCGTAGAAGTTCCATCTTTAGATAATAGTTTAACATAAGATTTTTGTTCTACTTGATTATCGTCTAGTATTGGCAGAAGCTCTTCATTTCTTATTATTCCCAAATTTAGAGTTATTTCTCTCTGTGTCGATATCGCCGTGTTAGGATTGAATATGCAATAAAATTCATCCCTAGCTTTTGCTTTTTTCAAATATCTAGAAACAACTCCGCTTGTCGGACCAGCTTCTACGATCATCACTGAATTTCTATAGACTTTTCTTCTTCTATTTTCATCACTTAATATATTTACAAAAATATCTCTTGGACAATTATTTATCAAGAAAATTTGCTGCCCATAGCTTGGCGCAGTTACCGTCAAGTCATTATTATTATCTGTTAATAGATAATGCCCGGCTGTTGTTATTCTATAAACTGGTTTTAACAAATTATACGATTGAGTATTATTTGTTAAATTCATCGAAGCTAAATTTGTTATATATATGCCTCTGAAATTATTAACTACTGTTTCTATAATGGCTTGATCAGCATAATAATAAGAAGAAGCGTACGTCTCGTCTTTTATTAAAGGAGTGATTATGATATTTTTATTATCTTTATCTGACTCTTTTTCCCCAGCAAAACTAACGTAATCATAAATACCATTCAAGAAAAACTTCAAATCAGTTTTTAATAAATAGTTAGTTGAAGAATTTTTCTTTGATATGTAGTAAATGCCTTTCTCGTAAGACGCTAAAAAGTTTACTCCTGTATCAGTTATCTCAACAAAACATTTCGGAGGAACAGAACAATAAGTCTCTGTATTTGAATCAAAAAATATACTTAAATAATAAGGAGTATTATTATAGATGTAAAACCTTTCTGTCGTCCCAAGAGACCCAGCATTAAGCAATTTCAGGCTATAAGAGTCAAAAAAGTTGCCAGAGCTATTTACCTGAGAAGATCCATATACAAAAAGCTTATCGTTTGCGGCGTAAGACTTGAGATCCGCTATATCAAGAACTCCAAACTCTCTGTCTTTTATATTTACTTCATATGCTATATTTTTTGAATTATATCTAAATAAATATATATATTTACTATTTCCTATATTTTGTATGACTTTTATTCTTGCGCCAAATTTAAGATTTGGATAAAGCTCATTTATTGTTTGCGTCAGATTCTCTGGAGCTCTTCCTTCTGCGTAATTAAGCGTGGTAACAGAAAAAGCAGAAGAAGCATTTAAATCTAAGGTCAATCCAGTAAATAAATTCTGGCTCGGATCTCTTGTTATTCTTGTCAAAGCCCCATTCCCAAGCAGAGAATTATTAGACCCAATATACATTCTATATTTACATGGATTAAAAACATAAAAATCTCTGAAAGACTTGTCGCTGAAGCTGTCAATAGTTATATTGAATCTATTGAAATTTGGAAGATACAAAAACTCATTACCACCTACTATTTCTGTAGTTGATAGCCCAGATATTCCTTTCAGATTTCTAGCCGTAGCAAACACTTTTTTAACTTGAGGCAAGCTAGATGTTTCTTTTACCCAAGCAGAGCCGCTAACAGAATATAAAGCTATTGAATTTATATCAAGCAAATTGCTAGTTATTGCTGTGGAATAATTATAAATTGAATTCGGAGCAGAAGAATCTGATTTTACTAAATTAATAAATAATATCTTTTTGCCCGACAGCAACGAAGCTAAAGTTGAACCACCAATACTTATATCAAGATTTGGCAAGTAAAATTTAGATGAGTATTTAGTTATTGGAATTAATATAACATTTGGTAAACCATTTATTGCATTTTGTGATTTAAAAAACTTAGTTAAATCAGTATGATTTGTATCTATAACTTTTAAATTATATGCTCCGGCATTGAATTCATCACTTACCCTGTCGGTCAAATAAAATTGCTCCTTTTTTATCTTTGTTCCATCGTAAGATGCAAAAAGATAAAAATCATTGACAATATACTTTTTATCGCCTAATTGAGTTATGTCGATAGCTTTTCTCCCATAGCAGTAAATAATTTTCGAAGTTGAAACTGATACGGAAGAATAAACGTCAAAAACTGAATAATCAATATCCAGTTTAATAGTGTTACCATCTATATCAATAAACGCATCTTGTATTAAATCTATCTTAGAAAAACCAGCCGCCCACAAGGAAGCCAAAGGATGTTCTGCTTCTAAATCAAAGGCTTGATTACTTAGCGCTATAGAGGTCGGCAAATAAGACACGTTTTCTACTTCGCCAAAAATGTTTGAATCGCTAAAATCAGTAGTATCTGTAGTAACTGTGTAAGACGCTCCAGTATATGTAAACAATTTTTGATTATTACCAGAAGATGGCAAAAGCGTATGTACAAGAACTCCACTCAATGTTTTTATTTCATATGGCCTTCCTGAAACATTTTTAATTACAAAAGAAATCGTTGCTGAAATATCCGGCAAAATAATAGAATCTACATCTGCTTTGTCTGCTTCTATTATATAATAAAATGTTGTACCTCCTGATTTTCTAGTATTAGTTCTTTCAGAATTTACTTGTGCTATGAAGAATTCTTTGTTATTGTATATTGGATATATATAATTCGCGCCAGAATTTTTTACCAAACGATTCTTCTTTAGGGTTTTTGTAACAGAATCTACTGAAACTGTAACAGTATCATAAGCAAAGTTTATTAAAATCTGGTCTGTCGCTAATGCATTAGGGAAGTTTTTAGCAGTTGAACCATTCTCGCTTTCATAGCTAAATATTCTTGCATCTGGCGCCGAAGGTTTAGAAACCTGAAGTCTACCATTTACATATCCGTCTGGAGCATAATCAAAATCAATAGAATTAACTTCTTTTATTCTATATAAATTGTTCCCGTCAACAGAATCAAAAGATTGTACGCCAATAGATTGTTCTAATGTCGGCAAAAAGATCTTGCCTTTATATTTATATTTTCTATTATAGCTATCTTTTATCGTAAAGGTATCTATTTGGCTATTTCTAATATAAAAATAGTCTTCATGATATCTATCTATTACATTATCCTCTAAATCAATAATGGTGTCGTTTATATTTCTGCTTAAGAAACTTGTTCTTTGCAATATTGGCAAAGCGTCAGAACTTGAACCAGTTACCCTTAAACATATTGAATTTTGAGCCAAATCTCCTATTTCATTTATTTCTGAAGTTAATGGATTATTTTCTGTAGATATTATATTGTCGCTATCTTTTACCGACTCTTTGTTGATTTTATTTGGTAAGAATCTATTTCTGCAAATTAAAAATACTTCTTTATTTTGCAGGCCTGATGCTGGAGGCAAGTTAATCTGAGTCCCGCAAAAATTCAAATCTAAAATATTAATAGAAGATGGAATTAAAGAATTATCAATATCAAAATAGAAATGGCTTAGTGTTTCATTTAATATGTCCAGTCTTACAACTTGTGTAGACCCAACAGTCACCAACATCGCTCTTGCGATTTGATTTTCTGCTAGCGTATAAACTATATTTTCTTGAGTATTTCTGTAAAAAAATACTGAAGTGCTATTTTTATTTACAAAATAAACAAAAGAGCCCTTTTTTAACCCAGTATCTAAGGTTTTTAGATCTACATAATTTACTAAATCACCTTTGAGCAAAATTAATTGTTCCGTAGAATTTGATATATCAAATAAAGGAGAAGGCGAAGGATAAATTATGGAATAAGTTAAAACCGAGTTCGCTTGTCTCGTTACTGTTAATTTGAAATCTTGGTTTTGTCTCGGCACGACTTCTATAGAAGAGCCATTAATTATTCTTATATTTAAAGCTCTATTTATGGACTCGTCCTTTAAGAAGAAGTATTCTCTTGTTGTATTTATTGTTGTCGTAAATTGAGAAATGATAATATCGGTATCATCTTTCAAAAGCTTTGTAGAATCTTCTTCTGTTTCTGTTGCTTTTAAGTATATTTTTATTACGTCGAAGTAATTTTTTTGAAATTTCGACAGCGTTGATCCATTCCAATTGACATAATGGAAAGAATCAGCCGGTAAATTTACTCCATTTACAATCAATGGATCTTTCGAAAAATTATAAATTGGCAAATTTGCAAAAGAATCAGCCGAAGAAAATTCTCCAGTTGTGTGATTAAAATTTATAAATCCTTCTTTAGGATGATAAATTTTAGAGTCTTGCATTGTTACATTTGAATATGTACTTTGCGTTTGGATAGACTTAGTCACTCCATCGTCTGAAAACAACAGTTTTTTTGTTTGATTTGCCGATATAGAAACCGTAGATCCAAATGTTACGTTTATAGAAGAATTAGAGTCGTTTACTAGAGTTAAAGTTTTCGACGCTATCGAGCTGCTATTTAAAACAGTTACGTTCGCACTTAAATAAAGAATATCATCATCTTGTTCTGCGTCTAGTAGATCAAAAGAAGAAGAAGGAAGCGAAGCAGCATTTGCTACAGTAATCACCCCATTGTTGGATATTTTAGCGTATTGATTAGTGTTTACTGATGATCCCCCTACAAAACAACTTACGTTTCCAGTATTTAAAACATAAGATTCAAACGAAGATGGAATATTCTCTAAAGATGCGTCCGCCTTGTCTGTCACGAAATAATATTCATTATAATCTTGATTTATTTTGAAACCAGAGATTTTAGACTCAGGGTTATTGAAGTCTAACAGTTGACTATAAGTTGGGCTAGAAACGCTTACCGGAGTGTAAGAAGCTACATTCTCGAACTTTGTTACTGTGTTTTGCTGGGAGTTTGAGTCCCCAACTTCAAAACCATATTCGCTGGCTAGAGTTTCTTTTTTCTTTACAACAGAAGATTTTATTCCTGAAATTACAATATCATAATAATTATTGCCATTGGCGCCGAAATTATAAACTCCTAGATCTACATTTCTTTGGCTAACATCTGGTATAACATATGAAAAACTATTAATCCCAGAAGGCTCTGATCTTAAGAATGTCAGTTTGTTGTTTCTATCTTTCTGATATATATTGTAATAACCACATCCAGCAACCTCATTCCAATCTACCTTAATCGGCAAAAAGTTTGTTTTTTTGATTACATTCGCTGAGTCAGAAGAAACTACTAATTTTTCTTGCTTAAAAATCCTAAATTCGTAATTCGCATCGTCTAAGAAAAGTGGCAAATTAGTCTTGAAGGCCACCATTGATAAATAATTTGGCGTCTCTAAGTCCTCTGCTGAAAAATAATAAGGAGATATCGCCGAATATTCCGCTGAAATAATATCTTTCGATAACCCAACGTCTTTCGACATCGTTGTCCACCCAGTAGAAGCCCCAGGGCCAGAAGATCCAGACGATCCAGAAGATCCAGCAGGTGCAGTTTTTAACTTGTATTGCAAATCATACTCCCATCCATAATTAAAATTTATGGAATATGGAGATCCAGCATCGCCTATTAAAACTAAGTCCTTAGTATAAAAGTTATATTTTACTTTAGTTATCTGAAGCCTTCTTGTGTTCCTGAAACGGCCTTTTCCATCTAATACTTCTGTTGATGGCTTTAACTTCACAATCGAGCCATTATCTAGAGTTTCTAAGACATAATTTGATTCGTATTTTTTAGAAGTTTCGTTTTCTTCTTTTATGTAAATATGATTTTCGAACAACCCATCGCTTAAAGCATTTATAGAAGATGTTGTGATTGGCTTACCCTCATAGTTTTTAGAGGTATAAGAGCCATTTGGGAAAAAGAATAATGTCGAAAGAAGTTCTTTTGTTTCTTCTTTATCGTCTTGAAAAAATCTAGGTTCAGAGAAATTAGAAGAATCTCTTGAGCCATAGATATTATTATTTATTGGATTTTGATTAAAAAGTGTCCATTGATGATTTTCTAAATTTGCTACTACTTTATAATTATATGTTTGTATATTAATTCTAACTTTGGAAGGATCTAAAAGTGAACCAGAGTTATTTGCTATTGTGGTATTAATATATGATTTTGTTATCTTTGCATCGCCTTCATTTTCTTCTTGTTGAAAAACTGAATTTGTTAGTCCTTGTTTTATAAACTTCAAAACCACCAAATTTGAGAAAGACGCAGAAGTGGCAGATTCGCCATTTTGCACATTGCTCTTTACAAAAGACAGCGGAGCAGAAGAACTATTATATCCATATAAATGATAAGAATAAGATTTTGTATCTTGGTTCGATATTGTTATATTTGATGGAGGGGTGGCAGCCGCAGACCAAGCTCTAAAATTCGAAGTGTCATCATAGCTAAAGCTGTTGCCAGTCACATATTCAATTCTGAACAATTTTTCCACTTCAATATCTTGGTCTTTGAACGATACTGCCCCGAAATTTTCGCCTGTCTGATAAGATAAACTGGCGGCAGAATTTTCCAAAAATCTTCTAAAAGACACTTCTTCATTGTAATCTTGCGCTGGATAGTAGTAATTTTGTTTACTTATTGTAAAACTATTAGCTTCGTATGGCTCATATGTTTGAACGCAGTAGAGTTTTTCGACCTCTTCAGCCGCTAAATCTGCGTCTCCCGGCGTATAAACTCCGCTTAAAATAGCTTGGTTAAGCTCAAATGCTTCGTTTGCTTTGTAAGACTTGGTGTATATTTCTCTTTCTACAAACACCCTAGGAGCTTTCGCGGTATTAGAACTAAAAGAATTCACTCCATCTGCGATAGCCGGGCCGCCTATTCTCTCATTTACATCTCGCAAAGCTTGAGAAAACAAAGTATTATAACTATTTTCTGATAAAGAAGGATAAACATTAAAAGATGCTACATAATTTTTAGTATAAAAATAATTAACTGCTTTAAGCCAAGACTCTTGATTTACGTAATTATTTTTTGTTATTACCCCATCGCTTTGTATTTGAGTAACTGAACCGTTTTGTATTTTCAAACCGTCTGAAGCATATCTATTGTTATCAAAAAGCGCTGTGTCTCCCTTGCAAAATCCGGTAGCGTCTATAAAATAACCATCACAAGTAGAGTTTACTACAGTTCTAAAAACAGGCTCTGAAGCAGTCGAATTTTTATCTTCATTAATATAATAAGCTAAAACCCCGAACTGATCTCCGCAAGACACAAAAGTAGGGCTTAATCCATAGTTTGACAGAGGAGTAACTATGTAGCTTTCTCCGGTATTTAGATAATTTGAATAGAAGTCTCTAGTTATTATTTTTTTAGGAAGAGGAAAATTCGGCAAAGCTGTTTTATAAACAGGCATTTCATTATTTGCTTCCGTTAGCAAGTCTTGATCATTTTGGTCTATTTCAGCTCTGGTTTCCCAAGCCTCAGTATTTTCTGCCCTAGAATCCTCTTCTCCAAAATCATCGTTATAAGCTTTAGCTAAAGCATCAAAATTATCCTGTATTGTTTTAGCCAATTGACTTTGGTCTTCTTCGTCTCCTGCTTCTGGAATTTGTATATCTTGAGCGTATTTTTCTGATTCATTTAATTGCTCTACGTCAATTAAATCTTGTACATTTTCGTATCCAAATGGCTCTCCGTCTTCGCTTATTCTTGGATAAACTGCGCCACCTGCATTCAGTGATATATTAACAGCACCAGCTCCTAGATTATAACTTGACATGACATACCCAGAAACCGCTGGTTTTTCTCTTGTGTTATATCTTTCTACTTGAACATCTAGCTTATAAATTTCTTCGGTGTCTCCAGTAGTTAAAAGAATAAACTTAAACAAGTTATCGCTTTTGCTTAATTTGAATCCAGTGAAGAATGAGTCGTTCTTGATTTCTCTTGTTTTTATTTTGTCTGTATCTAATATATTTTGAAACTCTTCTTTAGTGAAAGAAATTTCTGTCACAGGTTCAAATGCATAACTTATTTGGCCATCTATTACTCCAGAGACCTCTTCCTTGTATTTAGAGTAGTCTATTATAGCCTTGCCATCTGCCGTTAAATCTGCATAATCATAAATACCAAGTGGCTCGCTTGCTCTAGAAATTCTATACTTTAAAGAAGTTTGGTTCTCTAACTGGAACGGTATTTCAAAAATTGAATTATCCTGCGGTAAAGAATATCCACTATCATTATATAAAAATTTGTATCTAGTTGTTACTTCATTTCTATAGCCCACATATCCAGAATCAATATATGAATAAGTGGCATCAGTATTATTAGTGTATAGTGAAATATTAGTGTTAGCCCAGTCTTCGCCAGAAACAGTTAGGATATCATTATTTGTAGATTGAGATTTTGTTAATCCTGAGATTTCATATCTTCTGTATAATTTACCAGAAAAATCCATGTCTGGCATAATTACGCTTGGGTTAGCTCCAGAAATAAATCTATCTGTTATTTCGAAATCTTTGATATAATTATAACCATCTATACCTAATAATCCTTCTGTTATAAAAAATCTTGCTTTTGGAGCCTCTCCTTCAAAATTTATAATAGAAAACTTTTTGCCCGTAATGGCAAATTTGGATGCAACAATATCTTCCACCAACGGTCTTGGAATAGAATATCCATTAGAGCTATGATTTGGATTTTCAAAAAATGAAACCCAAAGACCATAAGTATATTTAGTAAAATCTGGGATTAAATTAGGGCCTAGCCCAGATAATACCGTAGTAATAAAATTTTTATTGTCTGTTTCTGCGCTCATGTTATTGTCTTCCAACCATATTCGGACTTATTGGTACTGATTGATCGCCAGAATTATCATAAGAGTCTCTCATTAGGTCTTCAAATAAATAATCTCCTATGGCAGAGTCGTAGCCTCCTGGAGTTGTTATTCCGCTTAAACCTGCCCTAATAATAGCTTCTACTTGTCCCGGACTCATTTCAGAACCTTTATTCACAAAACCATTACACATTGCTCTTAAATAATATTCCATTTGTATATAATGGTCGGAATACATTACTGTGTTTTTATCGACCTTGGGAATAAGTTTTACGAAATAAAATCTTGGATAACAACATCCAAATGGTCTTTGTTTTTGCCAGAAGTTGCCATTATCCATTGAAACGTCTCCATTCACACCTCTTGGGCATTGAATGCCAGCCATAGTATGGCAAAGATAATTTATTAATGCATTTTCATCTGTTCTATAAGAATCAACATTAGTTGCCGCGAATTTAATAAACTCTTGTATTTTACTACTTATTCTTCCTTTTGGAGTCCCATCTCCAGTATTTTGTAGCCTATTTTCTATTATTACTTTAATAATATCTGATTTTGGATCGTATGGGTTTAGTCTAACTATTGACTTTATTTTATATGGAGGCCTATAAATAGGACAACTAGCAGCGAAGTTTGCTGGATGATTTAAATTTCCGCGCCAATCTCCATATTGAGGTTTTGTATTTGCGCTTTCTATATAATTATATCCAGACGGAGCTTCTACAATCAAAGGCAAATCGTTCGGCCTAGAAGACACATTAGCCAAAGCTTGCTTCACATTCCTTGATGTGCCTCTGAATGGCTCAAGAGACTGGCTAGCCGTTAAGCATCTCGCATTTAAAGCTCCCATTATGTCTCCATACATTGAAGGCTTCCAATAAGAGCTATTAGACCAATGGTATAAATTATAAGTCATGAACATGGTCCATTCGTTGCTTATATTACCAGATGGTTTTTGTTTTATTCCATCTATAATGATTTCTCCTTTATCTATTCCTTTAATTAAAGAGTCTGGGGTTATTCCATCCAACTCAAAAACTCCGATTGTGCCCGTAGAATACTCTGAAACAAAATAATAATCTCCACCTTTGAATGTCGCGCCATGCTTTAATATTTTCTTTTTATTATTATCTATATATATAACATGAGAATTCGTCCCCCTTAGTGAGGGCTCTAACTCTATCACAATGTAATCCTTGCCTTTGACTATTGGAATAAATGTTTCTGTTTTTGCCCCTCTTATTGATCTGTTGCCTACTTCAGTAACAGATGGCCCCATATTTCTGAAGATATCTACGCCAGTATTTTTCATACCCATTGCGTATCTATTAAAATATAAAACAGAATCACCGTCTTCATTTACTTCATAATCCATTAAAGCTGTTCTATCAGCCATTCTTACATTACTAGTTATGAATTTTCTAGCAGATTCATATACTGGATTAGCACTGACATAAGCATCATTTTGATAAAGAGTTTTCTTTCTAAAGTTATATGCTACTCCATATCTAATATAATTTGTAAATACTGTTTTAGCGGTGTCTGCATTAAAATGCCCTACAGGATCCATTTGCCCGGCATCTGTTCCTGCGCCTTCTGTGGTCGCTACTCTCATCATTACATAAGCGTCAGCGGCACTTGGCTTCATTTCTAAAACGTGAGCAAATTGTATCGTTATGGCAAAGTTATTTTTTGTAACTGTTTGGGTTACGATTTTTTTGCCTAAATTTATATAGCCAAAATTATTATAAGAAGGATTAGCGACTCCACTTGACCCTCTTATTTTAAAAGAAACACTCCCCTTGACTGGATAAACAAAATAGTGTATTTTATTAAACTGATAAACTTTATAAGTGCTGACAGAGTTTAAGGAAAGATCATTAACTACTCCAGTTCTATTATTTAAAATATACTTATCACCAGAATTCAAAGGCACAGATTCATAAATTTCATTATTAACATAAATATCAATAAACATCCCAGATAACAAGGATTCCCCATTCTCCGAAATGCCACAAGCTATGTCAGAAGTTTGTATAAATATTGCCGATAAACAAAATCTATTATTAGATCCAGTAGGATTAGTATTAAAAGCTCTTAATTCTTTGCCAGTCTCATCTTGGCCTTTAAATAAAAATGCATCGCCAGCATTTGTTGGTAAAAAATAATCATTTGTCGCCGTATTTTTAACAGCCGAATCGAATGAAATATTCCAGAGAAAGCTTCCTGGCCCTTCTGGGAAAAGTTCAGGATAGCCAAAAGAGTCGTATTTTATTTTTTTATTTCCCAAGCTATCTATCTTTATTTTACCCGAAGAATCTAGCTCATATTTTGGTCTAGAATAATTTGGGGCTAAAAGAAATTGTCTTGAGAAAAACTTTTCAAAATCAAAGCCGTGAGTCGTTACATTTCTTCCTTTTATAGAGTGCCTAGCCCTTTGGTCTTCTGTACCCCTAAAAAAACTTAAATAATAAAAGATAGCCTGCTCTATTTGGTCTTTAGAAGCGTTCTTTTTTCTAAATATACCGCCTTTTCCTTCTGGATCTGGAACATAACTAGGAGCATATCTTCCAGTAGATATAGCTTCTGTCACGTATCTTAAATGCCTTCTAGCGGCAGAGCATATACCCAAAGAAGCAAGTTGTAGTTCTTTGGTTGATGGCTGTAAAGCATTTCTAGGTAAATATTTGTAGTTTTGTTCAAACGCTAAACAACCTCTTTGTATTTCTGAATCGCTCCATACAATATTTAAATTTGGATCTCCGCTTGTCTTTGTCGGCATTTTATCTGGCAACGCCAATTCCAAGCCACTTAATCTAATCGGTTCAGACCAATATCCATGGACTCCATCTCTTGTGTCGTCTTTTGTTCCATTGGCTTGAGTTACTCTTGATGCCTTGCCGAATATCCAAGCCATAAATGGATTTGCTACATTGGCTCCTTGAGCTTCTCCAGCCTGAGCTTCGGGCCAACCAAACTTTCCATAAGTCATCTTTGGCTCTAAATTAGCATAAAATTTAAACCACTCATCTTGAGCCGGAAATTGACTATCTTGAGGATTTCTTATTCCTCTAAACATTGAAAATGCGTAATAAAAAATTCTCCAAGAACAATCCCCTAACCCAGATAAAATTTTCTCATTAAATGCGTCCGCCAACAGATTATGATGCTCGTAATCAGTTGATTGATTAATTTTTACTTTCTTAGCTAGTGGAAGAGATGGCATAATTAACTCCAAACTCCAATTCCGCCTCCTCCGCCTCCGGATTGGGATTTCAAAGTTCTTGCGCTTATATTAGTATCTCTGTAAGATAGATATTTTTTGCCTGCTCCATTTTTTGTTTTAAGTGGTCCTTGGCTTTGTTGGACTGGAGAATTATTTATATATGGAGATTGCGGTATTTTGACTTGCGATATTTTTTCGAAAGAAACAGAAGCGACTAGCTGTTCTCCATACTCATAATTTTTTGAAAGATTGCCTTTCTGCCCAATAAAAGTAGATGGCATAGCTACCTTGGTAAAAGTTAATGTTTTTATGAAATTCCTATCGCTTGCTTGTATTGTAGGTCCAAAAAAATTAACTAAATTGACTGGAACATTTAGGCATAAAATATATCCCTTATTATAGTTTATAAAATCCTCTTCAAATAACGCAGCGGCTTCTGGCCCCATTTGTGTCGTAACAAAAGCCCTTAAAGTCGCGCTAACTTTTAAACCTACCGTAGTGTTTTTATCTGATCCGTTCCAAGACACTATGTAGGGATAAGCCTCTTTTGCAGCTATTGTTGATCTTCTCATTTTATTTTACTCCTGTTATATATCTTTCTATTATATTATTGTTTATTCCACTAAGAGTAAGTTTTGCGACTAGTGGATTTTCGTCAAATTGAGTGCTATAAATAACTTTAACATTTATAGACGTATCTTCTGTTATGGCAACTCCAGTTTTGACATATCCAGCGGAGCCAGAAATAAAAGAACTATCTCTATAACTTATCAAATTATTTCCTATTCCAGTAAGTAAATCAAAAAATCCAGTCACACTCTTTGTGTAAAAAGAAGTCTGCGCCGTTCCAGAAGCTATGCTTGGATTTGTATTATTTAATATTCCAGTGCCCCCAGAAAAGATTACTGTTGGTGCGGATGTATATCCAGAACCAAAATTGGTCATAGTTATATCTACTACAGAATCATATGTTGTGCTGTCTATTCCAAGAACCGCCACTCCAGAGGCCGATCCCGATGCCCCGCCCCCGCTAAATATCACAGTCGGTGCAGACAAATATCCATTGCCTCCACTAGCTACATTTACATCGGTTACCATTCCCATGTAACCAGTAGCTCCAGAAAAATAAGTCAAAGAAATACTTATCGGCAAACTAGCAGGCACCAGCTCTTCTCTGTTAGTAGAGTATCCATAATCTAATACTAAAGATCCTACTTTAGAAACTCCACTTTCAAATGTTGCTTCTGATATAGAACTTAAAGAATCAGACCCTTCTTGAATATTAAAAACATACTCTAAGAATGGAACATCAACCCCCGTAACAGTCAACTGACTTGTATAATCTCCAGCGCTTGTATTTAAAGTATAATTTGAAATAAGTTCTCCAAGACCAGGATAGTTTTGTTGTATTAATATTTGCTGACTGCTAGAAGATTTAACTAATCCCGTAGGAATATTTTGAAATGAAAACGAAGATTGAGAATCAAAATCTCCTGAGAAAACTTTGATTCCGCTTAGCGAATTTGTCGTTAGCGTGCCTGTTATATAATTTCCAGTTATAAATGTTTGAGGCGTCGTTAAAGAGAGCGTTGGTTTTTCTGAGCTAATACTTATAGAAGAATCTAACGTGCAACCAGTTAAATTAATAAAAAATCTCTCAGCGTAAAAATTTTCTTTTAGCCCAGATCTTACTATTTGATCTCCATTTATAGCGTAGTCGTAAGCTGTCCCTGAAAAATTTGTAGTAATATTAACTTGATTATCTGGGATATAAGAGCCGCAGTATCGATTTTCATTATCAACAATTTTACCACTTATAAAAGAGATTTTGTAAGTTTTACTTTGGCCGCTAAAACCTATGTCGCAAACGCCCGTGCAATTATCGAAAGAAAGACCAAATTCTGCTGAAAAGCGGTTCTCTCTTAAAACACTTCTGAATGTATTGCCGGAGATTATCATTAGCTTAAGAAGTTGGTGTTTACTAGTTTTATATTTGGTCTATTTTTATAGATTAAAGTTTGCAAATTCAACGGCTTGCCCGGATAGCTCTGGAAAGAGCATTGAATGGTCAAGCCATTTTCTGCTAAAGCAATATTTAATTTCGTTAAACCGTTGTCTACTGTAAGCAAAGACTTTAGCGGATCTGAAATACTAGAGCAGAACAAATCAGCAGAATAACTTACGTTAGGCTGTAATAAAGATGCGGCTTTATAATCATAAATTGATTTTATTTTTTCGTGAAAGCTTTCAAAGGTGTCGAATTCATATCTTGGTTTTTGATTTGATCCATATCCTTGGAAATTCATAACTACAGGAGTTCCATCTCCAAAAGCGCCGCCGATTGATTGATTACTAGAGTAAGACTGCTCCGTCTCGTCTGCGTAAAGCTCTCTTACATTCGGAGTAATATTATTCACATCTAATTCTAGAGAAAACCCTTCGTTGTTCAATATTCTTAGTATGTCATTTTTATCTTCTAACCCACCTCTAATAAAGTTTTTAAAAGGAGCGAAAATCTGACTAGAACTTTTGCTCTTTAAAGTAACTATGTAGTTGACTTGCGATGGCAAAGTTATATATTCTGATTCTAATCTAGTAGTGTTTACCATTGTGAATGGAACTGGAGTAGGAAATCTTGTGCTTCTTACAAGTATATTGTTTAAAGCTGGAGACGCCAAAGCCAACATGCCACTAGAAGATTGCAAAGATTTGCTAATGTGAGCTGTCAAGAAAGCGTTCGATGGCATTTTTCTTGTTATATTAAAACGCTGACACTGCATAGAGTCTGGGCCTATGCCAAGCAAAGCTGCATTATTATTTCTTTCAATGTTTGATTGCTCTTGCGGGTAAACACACACAGAATAAAAAATTGTTTTACTGCAATCTTTCTTATTCGCTTGAAGAGTAGCTGGATTCCCAGCCGCAAGTATATCTCTCAATAGAGTGCATCTTTCTGCTATTTGATTTTGGTATTCTATTGGATTTGTAAATGAATGCCCCGACAAAGTAGTAGGGAATTGATATATCTGAGCAAGAGAATTGAATCCAAACATCACTCCAAAAGAATAATTACTTAAAGGAAGATTTGTGACATCTACTGGCAAAGCAGCTCTTAAAACACCTAAAGATACTGGAGATAATTCTTTAAAAATAGGAGAATAAGCTTCTGCAAGATTTATTCTTGTGAACTGAGCTATAGAATTATTGCTCATAAAAGGATCACCAGAAACAGCATAATCTAAATATTCTAAACCTCTAATTAGCTCTTGGAAAATACCATAAGCTGCGTCATCTCTTGCTAGATAAAATCTTACAGGTTTTAATCTATCTAAAGACTGCACATACTTAACATAAGAAGCCTGAGCTTTACTGCATAAATCCTCTGTGTTAGCTTTTAGTCTGTTGAACTCTGAAAAAGCATTGAAATAAGAATCTGTGCCATTATACAAACTAGCCAAACTTTCAATCAAAAATTTGGCATCTCTAAATACTGGCAACTTATATATTTCATTTGAATAAACTTTTTGAGTCGCAGGAATTGTTTCTACGCTATATTGGAGTAGCTCGTTCTCATTACCAGCTATCCCTTCTGTTATGTTTTGTACATCTGTCCAATAATGTTTTCCTATGAAATCAGCGATATAAGATTCAATAGCTAAAATATTATTAGCTATCGATTCATTATAAAAACCAAGATTCATATTTATTAAAACATTTCCATCTTCATCAAAAGTTAATTCGCTTTGCAACTCTAAAGCTCTAGACACAGCCTCGAAAGCTATCAAATCAGCCTGTCTATCTATGTAGCTAAGCCTAGAGCCTAGTATGTCTCCGCCCAAAGGCAAGAAGCCTAATGCTTGATAAGCTCCTATTTGATAGTTATAGATTTCTCTTAGCTTTGGCGCGTATTTTCCCAGAATAGCCGATATTACAACCTGTTCATAATTTCTATTGGCTCCACAAAAATCGTAAGGCCTAGAAGGGGTGCCGAATAATTGCGGAAATATATCATAGAGCCTAATATTTCTAAATGTTCTATTGCCTAAAATTTGCTCGTATTCAATATTCTTCTCTCTCGCTTCCTTAAAATAATAAGAAGAGTATACCTTTAGATTTTTTTTACTTAAATCATAATCAAAATCTTGTGATCTTATGACGAATTGAGAAGAGTCTGAAGCTTCTAAATTTTCCAAGCTTAACTTTGTTTTTAGAACATTTTCTTTCGCTAAAGAATCTGTAAGGTCTATTCCGCGTATTCTAACTTGATTAGATTGCCCAGAAAAATCTACTACATAAGAATAAGAATACTCTTCGCACCATTGGGCTAAAACATTTTTTAATGTGCCAGAATATTTTCTTTTAATCTGCTCTCCAGACTTGTCTCTTAAAGATTCTACAGGAGAAGAACTGCCGCTGTTTCCGCTGCTTCCAGAACTGCCAGAATTTATATTCGATGGAGCAATTGATATTCCTAAAGCTTTCATTGCTTTAAGCAAAGAAGCAAAAGAATAGTAAGTTTCAGCAGACTTACAAATGCTATCTTTAAAATCTTCTTCTCCCAAAAGAATAATTGCCCCATATCCATTAGTGATTTGCTTTAATGGATCTGTAGATTTTATTATTACATAATTGTACTTGCCAGGGCCATTAGCAGTATCAGTAATTACTTGAGTTGTCGCGGGATCTATAGATAATTTTTGACCTAGATTAGACTCTGCAAAATGCAAAAATTGAGAAAAATTTGATACCGTGACCGATCCAGCTTTTGAGCCATTAACTGAGGGGCAATTCAATATTATTCTGTCTATGGTAGCCTCTTTTTCCGACCTACTATCTATTGCCACCTCGACTCCTAAAACACCAACATAAATCTTATCTAAAACAAAAGAGTTATCTTTAAAAGTAACTGTCAGAACTTTTTCATTATTCCTTTTTGATAACGAGTAAGAAGATATTTTAAAATTTTTGAGCTGGTATGTTTTTTTGCCATCGCCATCTGTGATAGTAATATTATAGCTTGTCGTCGGCCCCATGTACTGATCTTCTATCTTAAAATCCTGGTCTATTAGCTGAGAAAGAGTATCTGAAGTGCCTTTGAATATTTGGCTTTGATTGTTTATTTGGTTTATTGGCGTAGTTTGAGTATTTCTTGCTGAGTTAAGTTGATTTAAAAGATCAATGTCTCTTTTTCTCTGTTGCTGCACAGAAAGAGCGCTTTTTGCTTCTTTAAGTGTTTTATTTAAAGCAAGATTAAGAACTAAAGTGCTTGGATTGCCATCGAATCCCACATCAAGAGATAAGGCATAAACATAACCATTAAATAATCTATTCCCAAGATCGAGTGGAGGCTGCCCAGAAGAAAACTGAGTTCTTGTTATATTTATACTGCTATTGTTCTTTACTTGAGCCATAATCCTTTAGATAAGTTACACGTTAAAATAACCTGTGTCATTATTATATATCACTTGAGAAAACGGCTCTAAAGAAAAGGTGGTATATCTTAAACTAAAGTCTGCTAGTTTTTCATAATCCAATCCTTTTACTTGCCTCAATCCGTTTACCCAAATTTGCTCATCAAAAAGATTTATGTTTGTATCAAAATTGTTTGAATTATTGCCTGTGTATCTAACCCTATTCATTTCGTGCTTTGGTAATAATAATAAATCTCCATCAATAAGATTCGTAGTATAAATGGTTATCGCTCCAGTCACGGCGGCATAATCAATACCAGAAATCAATTTATTGCCATTCAAATAAAGATCTCTATGATTGACATAATTGTAAGACAGAACTTTTGTTGTATTTGTTATGTCTTGAGTTGATATTCCAGTCAATGACCCAGAACCAGATATCAAATCATATGTCGCAAAGTCTGTAACATCAAAAAAGCTATTAGAATTTATAAAACCACTAGATACTGTGAAATCTCCTTCATTATCTCCTGTTATCCCAGTAACATATGTACAAGCTAATCCATTAACATATAAATTAACTAATTCTCCCGATCCAGTATTTAATATTGTATATCTTGCATCAGACTGAGAAAACTGTGGAATCAAATTTATATCTTCTGAATTTTTGCCAGAAAAGCTATAAACTTCTTTATTAGAGTCATCAAAATTCGCAAGCAACAATACTTTAGAATTTCCAAATGGAACAGAATATCCAAAATCTATAAGGCCGCTCGGTGGGCGATATATTGTAATTTCTGATGTTCCTTGAACAGCACCAGTAAGCTCAACTAATCGATATTCATAAATATATCCAGTAACTCCTGAATAAAAAAATCCAGTGACCGAAGAGCCATTCGAAGTTGCTGTAACGCCAGATGCAGGAACATATCCAGTTATGCCTGTCCCTACTATTACATTTTGATACTCGACTCCAGTCACAGATAAAAATGTTTCAAATTGAGTCTCGTAAACACCAGAAGCGTAACCAGAACAATAAAATGCTTTAGCGAATGTATTTCTTTCTGGGAAATCTAATCCCAAATTAAACAACATAAAACTATCAATATAACCACTAAAATTATTATACCCAACTCCAGATACCCCTAAGCCCCCTAAGTAAAAGTTATTAGAATTAGAAAAATCTGCTAAATCAAACTGCACATTTAATGATTTTTTATTTAAAGTATCATCAAATTGATGCGTAGATAATTGTATAGAAGAGTCTATTTTAGCAACAGAAATTACATTTTTATTATCTAGCTCTTGGCCTAATGTATAAATTCTTTTTCCATCTGAAGGAGTGTTGTGCTCGCAAAATAGTCTATTGCATCCATTTATTCCTATAGAAAAACCAGAAATTGCAGATCCAGAATTTTGAGACGATAATATTACTTTGCTTTTGTCAAAAGATCCAGTTTCTAAATGCTTGAATACTATAAAAGCTGTCCAATCTGGGGAATCAAAATCACCTAATATTTTTAATTTATTTTGACCGTTGAATTGGCCGCTAACTATTCCTGGATTTACATTACCGCCACCTACTTTATCGTTATAAGATAGGGCCGGGTTATCATTTGAATAAATATTAGATCCAGAATACTGATACTGTATTCCAGTTTGATTATTAAAAATTACATAATTCGAATAACCAGCAGAATCAGTTACGCCTGTATACGATGGATTGCGGAAATCATAATCAATAGAAACAGAAGACCTGTCGCAAAAAATAGTTTCTAGAAAACCTGATTTTATAATTTCATTCATGATTTTATTACATTTCTATTTGCTAATTGATTTGGGTCTAATGCGAAAGAGAATACAGAATTTGAGGAAACAATTGATCCATATTTATTCGATGTTAAGTTATCTGAACTAGTTGAGCTAAAATTGCTATTTGATATAGATATGGAAGAAGACTCTTCTTGCAAAGTGTCTAAAGACTCATGCAATGCTTTAATAAAATTATCTTTGAAAGCTAACAACAACGTATCTTTATTGCCCAATAAAGTAGACTCTGGAGTCCCCGCCTTAGAAAGAGATAAATTGATTGCTGTTTTTTCTCTTTTCGCAACGTTCATATCTACCGCTATATGCCTTAAAGAATTATTGCAAGAAAATCCATAAGTAAAAATAGTATTAGTTGGAGTATACTCGATAGAGTAATCTGAATTTGAAAGCCCCAAAAATCTATCTTTATTATCGTACGTCGCAGATATCGATACAGTTCCTAAAATTGGATTAGCTTCTACTTGCACTGAAACAGGCTCTTGATTCAAAGTGAATTTAGGAGTTGCTCCGTAATAACCAGTATAGTATCCATTCACTAGCGTATACAATCTTGGCGCAGATGCACTTGTGCCAGCGGTGAATAACTCTGTCACATATTTTAAAGAATTCTCATATTTATTTTTTACAGAACCTCTGCACTTAACATCTCCCTTAATTTCTAAAGTGTCTATATAAGATAATTCGTCTATCGAATGAGAAATTGAAGCGTCTAAATAACAACCACTAAAAACAGTTTGATCGTTAGCGGATCCATAAAATTCTAAGTTATCATATGAAATGCTAAAATTTATCTTTCTAGCTTTTCGATCTTCATTTATTGTGACTTCGATTGGGTCTGGGCAGAATTTAAAACCATTCGGGCTACCATATTTACCTGAGATTACCGCGTAAGGATGCAATCCAGAAAGCTCATTAATTAAACTAGAAACTAAAGCATCACCCGTTACTCCAGTTATCCCAGCCTTTATTTCTCCCTGTATGGAAGCCGTCACGAAATCATCTCCAGCTCCAGAAGTTAAATTAGTAGAGTAAGATACCAAATGATAGTTGTTGAAAGAATAATTCTGAGCAGACTCAGAGTCTCCTGTGACAGTTCTAAATTTATAGGTCTCTTCAACAGAATAAGTTAAATTTAATTTATCTAAATTTTCTGCTATGCTTACTAAAACAGGAGTAAAATTACTAGAATTGTCTATGCTAGTAACTAACGGCAAAGATAATATTTTTGAAACACCTGTTCTTGTAGCAACATAAGATTTGGCATTATTTATTGCATCATCTATAGTTGTAGTAACGAAGCCTCTGGCTGCTACAGAATGAGTAATTGTTCCTACTCCATCATTACCAGGAGATATTGTAATTTCATCTTTTGGGTCTAGCACACCATAAGTGCCAGAAAAAAATCCAGTAAGTCCAGATGGGTAAGACAGCAATTCTACGGAATAATTTACAACTTTATTATAAGGAGCATTGTCGAAAGAAACATTTTCTACAGAACACCCAGAGAAAGCATACGCCTCAGTAGTCGGCGGAACATCATCCGCATCTTCAAATATTTTTAATGTTTTAAAAGAAGATGCAAATATATCAACTAGCCCAGTTTGAGCATAATATAAATCATCGAAACTGTTGCCAGTTATAACCCCATTCAAAACTATCCTTTGAGACATTCCCCATCTATCGCCATGAGTAATGACGTCGTCAGTTATTGATATGTAAGGAGTCGGCCCGGTCCCAGAAAGCGGCACTCTCTTATTATTGTATCTTATTAATACGTCTGACATATCAAAGTTTTTCCTTTTTAACTAAGAACTTATATTCTATTGAAGCTCTTAAATTGTAATTATTATCAATAGATAAATTTAAATTATCCATGAAAAAGGTAAGATCTCCAAGTTTAAAACCAAAATTTTCATTATATATTTTGGAGAATGCTTTTACGCCATATTGATATTGAGGATAATTTATACCAAATAAGCGCCCGTTATCTTTATGAAGCATTTCTGTGGAAAACAAATCTTTTATCTTACCAAATACAGTGGCTGGTACAATATTAGCGCCGGTTGTAGTGTACAGATTGTTTCTATTGATCTTCATTTCTATAACAATAGACTTAACGCCCTCCGTTAATTGAGTGGTTTGGTATATTGTTTCTTGATTTCTTTCTACTTTACGATTGCTTTCATTCCAAGACCCAGGAATATTCGCGTTTGAATATCTATTTACTGGCAGATTAGTATTTTCTGAAACTGTTAATTGACGTATCAATCCAGAACTTGAAAGCGTAGGAGAATTTGAATATGTTTTTGTGTAGGTTGTTTCTACTCCGAATTTTAAATGATTAATTGCTGTGCTAGTTCTTACGCCAGCAAATGTGCCACTACCTGCCACCGCTAAATAATAAGGATTTATTCTTGTCAAATCATCTGCTCCAGAATTTGCGCTAATTATATTTTTTATATCAGTCAAATTAGAAGAAAAGGCTTTATTTTTATTTGTATAAAATTTAATAGATCCATTAATTGTAGAATTATAAATTCCTTGAGCGTCTTTCACTAGAGAGATGGAATAAGTATGAATAGTCGTAGAGTCGTCGTAAGCGGCATTAGTTGTGAATCTTATTTCATAACCTATTTCTGGCTGCGTCTCTGTGAGATCTTTAGTTATTGAAATTGGATTTGACTTTAGTGTGTCTAAGGCATTATACTTTGGTAAGACTCTCTTAAATTTAGAATAATCATTAGAGAAGTATCTATTAAATACATTATTGCATCTTGAATACGCAGAAGATAAATTAGAATTTAACTTAGATATTGCGTTAGCTCTAGCCACAGCGAAACTCGATCCTTTGCCTTTTATTCTTCCTCTTTCTACTACTTCTATTACTCCTTCCGCGTTAAATACTACGTCAGTTAATAATGTTTCTGTTGTAGTAGAGCTATTATCAGAAAAAACTGTATATTGTTTGGAGTACGAGAAGTTATAGTTTATAAGGTCTACAGTTTGATCTATTAAAGAAGATCCATAATCTGTATTGCTTATTTGAAAGCTTGTGGAGCTATAAAAAGAACGTATCGAAGATAAAGAATCAAGTCCTAAAGCAAAAAATGTATTCGCTATATCTCTCGCATCCGTTACTACAGTTGTTTCTGAATTTTTATCTATATTGTCTATTCCGAAAGAAAGTCTATGCGATGCTAAAAAATTACCATCATCTTGTAGTGTAAAATTAAAAGACTCAGAAAAATCTCTCAGCTTGTACCAAAGATTTGTTGCATTGCTATAAACAGACGGCAAATTATTCGCAGCAAAAGTATTAGACGAGTCATCTTTAAATACTTCTAATGTAATAGTAAACTTGGTGAATCTTACAGAATTCTCATCAAAATTTACAGAAGTAGGAAAAGAATAATTTAAAAATCTAGCCTTGCCATAAGACTTATCATTAAGGAATATTTCTACAAAGTCAGTCGAGCTTTCTAACAGCAACTTTACTTGTCTGAAATGCTCTTTTATTGGAACACTAGATTCTCTATTAGAAAAGTAGCCATCAATAGATATATCTTCTTTTCTTCTATAATTAAAAGCCCCAGCTTTTTGATTCGAGACAGAGTAGTTTAATAAAGTAGCCACAGCAAAACTTACTGCTGTTGAGCCGAACTTTATTACTGTTTCAGAGGTAAAGGCCATATTTTATTATATATTTTATCTCTTGAAATTCAAGGCTGCTGGTCCTAGTTTTTTGAGTTCTGGAATCTTGTCGAATAGGATACTGATTATTCCTTGCATTGCTTCATCTGGGGCATTTTGTATGGATGTTCTTCCATCTATATTTATAACATTAGAGTTAGAAACATTGCTAGAAGAAGCTCCATTAGGAAATGCTGATGTTATTCCATTTCTCATGGCCTCTGTTATCGCATCGGAAAACTCTCCAATTGCAAAATTTGGAACGCTTCCTTGAGCGGCAGATGGGAAAGACATTCTCGGTGCAGACATTCTCATTCTTGAATAAACATCTCCAGAAGCCATCATGCTATTGCTCATGGCAGCGAAGTTAGGAACTATACCGCTGGCTCTTTCTTGCATTACTTGCTCAGCAGTGACTCTTCTCCTCGCCGCCTCTTCTGAAACATCTTGAGGGAAACTTGGAATAGGTCTGTTCCTAAATTCTATTGTTGATGCAGGAATAACTTGATTAGCTTCTCTAGCAGCTTGCGCTTCTCTTGCTGTTTTATAAATATTAAAAGATCTGGCAAACTCTGCATCTTTGAAATCTGTTGACTTGAAAGATCCAAGGCCATTCTTTCCTTCTTGGCTTAGTAAATAATTTATCTTATCTTGAGTGGTTAAATATCCGGCAGACTCAGCATTTTTATCAAAAGATTCTAAGAAAGATTTTCTTAATTTTGAACCTTGGGCTGCGTTTTCCGCTGACATTTCTTTATCGATTCTACCTATTTCGGCGGCAGCTTGGGCAGACGCTCTAGCATCCATAGCTGCTTTTGCAGCTTGTTTTTGCTTTTCAATTATGCTTTCTTGCTCTTGAGTATCTTGAATATTTTTATTTATTTGAGCTTGCCTAGATCTAGAGAGCTGGAAAGTTTCAGAAACTAATGGATTTCCTGCTGCTTCATTGTATCTATTTATTTCTCTTAATAATTCCATTTTTCTAGGAATTATTCTATTTTCTTCTACGGCTTCCCTGCTAGTCAAACCTCTTACTCGCTTTGAAGACACGGCAGATAAGCCCATTGTTTTATAACCTGCTCCGTACATGGCGTCCAATAACCCAGTCGCTTCTACTCCTTTTATAGCACCATAACCCAAAGCTCCGACTGCGAGAGGAAGAGCCAGGGTAGTTGCGAGGCCAGCGCCAGCTATACCAGCTCCTAATAAGCTTAACGAGCCAATTCCGCTAGATATATTTCCTGCTCCAATTAATTTTTCATCTTGATTAACAATTTGGTTAACTCCTTGTGCGATTTCAAAGCCAGCGGCTCCTACTCCAAGCGCTCCCAGAGCTTTGCCTCCATATTTACCTAAAAATTTTAAAGCATTTTTACTAAATCCAGAATTAGAAGTAAATCTTCCTAACGCGTCTCTGGCTCTTGCTGCAGGTTTTGCTACAGCAGAAGCTCCGCTTTCTTTGAATAATAAGGCGCTTGAAATATCTGCCGCCCTTTTACTTGTTGAAATTCCTTTCGGAGCAAAGCCTTTGGGCATTGTCCTTATTTGATTCCCTAATACTTGATCTACTAATTTTTGAGTTGTAGATCCGCGCATATACCCACTTGAACCCAATGATTCTGAAGGGTTAAGCTCAAAAACTACAGTACCGACTCTTCCCCTTCCTCCTGAGTAAAATTCTTTAGTATTGACTCCTGCTTTTTTTGCGCTTTCTAATGTTGTAGCTCCTACATCTACTCCGAAAAATGCATTTTTTATTCCTTTTTTAGCTACAAGTTCTCTGATGCTTTTTACGGCTGTGGCTTGCGCTGCTTTTTTATACTCTTGAGCTACTTTAGCGGCTTCTTTACCTAAACCAGATTTACTTAAAGCACTTAAACCTTCTTTAGAAGTTATGTCGGCAGTGCCAGCTCCTATTTTCAATACAGAGCCCCCTTTAAGCAATTTAACTTTTCCATTCGCGTCAACAGCCACATGGACTCTCATTTCTCCATAATGAGGGCCTTCTACAGCAGCTTGCGTAAAAAATCCTCTAGCTTCTCCGCTTTGAAATCTTTTTATAATTTCCGCCGTATCTCCCAATCCTATTCCTCCGCTTCTTCCGAAAACTCCTTGCCCTTGAGCAAAACTAGAACCAAAAGCTGTTTTAACTAGAGTTTGATTGCCTCCTGAAATTTTATTTATTTCGGCTAGCAAATTTTCTGGAGTCAATTTATTTGCTCTAGATAATTTTCTTAATATAGGATCTAAACGCTGAGATTTAGGAATAGTAGAAATTTTTAATTCATCTAATTTACTTATTCCAGGATCTGCGATTTTTAAAATATTACTTCCTCTTAATTGAGAGCTTAATGTTTTAGTGCTATAAGGCTGAGTAGATATTGTTTTCGCGCCTTTAGGCAAAGACTCTTTATCTATAAGTTGAGATCCAACTTTGCCAGAAGGTGTAATTTTATAAAATCCTTCTGTTCCATGATCATACACAAATAAATTGCCAGCTTTTGCAGCTGACGAACCAACAGAAGCTACTTTTTCTCCGTATAGAGCGTAATTAGGAACATACCCGCTAGACCTCATTCCTAAACTTCTCAAGCCATTTTTTTCATCGATACTATTTGTGACGCCGAATCCATATGGGTTAGAAGCATTTATTAAATCCGGGCTTCTTTCCAAATTAATATTAGCCATAGCAAAGTTAGGAACGCCCATTATTCCTCTGCTGGCTAGCGCTGTTTTTTCTCTATTTACGGCGTCTGCTATCGAGCTAGAATATTTTGTTAAACCATTTGCGTTGCTTGGTATTCCGGTCGGCATTAATCCGCCCATACCTGCATAAGCTGAAGCGGCTGCTTTGACTTTTGATTCGTAATTTCCTTCTGATAATTTTACTTCGTCAGTTGTAACATTTACCAAAGCTGTTTTTATACCAGTAGCTCCAAACGCAGTCTTTAAACCATTTTCAAAAGCAGTTATTAAAGCTTTACTTTGAGATTCAGATACTTCTATTAATTTTTCTTTGAGGGGAGAAATTGTATTTTCTAAAACTCTTAAAGCAGCGTCTTCTGTTTTGGCTTGTCTTACTGATTCTACATTAAATTTTTCGAGATCTCCCATCGCCTTCTGAATATCTTTTGGAATTTCAGGGCTGCCGAATAAAGCATTAGTTTTGAGCCCGGCAGATTCAAGAAGATATCTTTGATCGAAAGCTTTTCCTCTTAATAAACCAGCAGTTTGCCCAAGACCCATCATTTGAGCCATGCCGGCTCTTCTCATGAGGTCTTTTTGCATGTCAAAAGCATTTAGCCTTGTTAGCTCACCCTTTACAGCTTGAATATCTGCTGGCTCTTTGCCGCCTTTAGTTGTCAAAAGACCTGGATATTTTTGCAAAGTATCAGTCAAAAAGTCTGTAGCCCCAGCAATTTGGCCTCTTCTAGAACCAATCATTGATCCTAGTTGGTAAGTTAATGGTCCCCTTATAGAAGAAGCCATTGCCTCTGCTCTCATTTGAGGATTCAATGAGGCTCTTATATCTCCGCCGAAAGCTATCTTTTCTTGAAGAGCTAAAAATTTTAATTGTATTTTTTTGGACTCTTCAGCTATTATTGTTGCTTTATTTATATCTCTTGATTGCTGAGAATTAAAATCAATAAGCTTTTGTATGCCTTTGGATTGCGCTTCGCTAAGCCCTGGTAATTTTTGTAAGCTTTCTAATTCCCTGCCCGCGCCCGCGCCCGGGGCCTCAATATTTCTTAGTCTGGCTTCTACCGCAGGAGACAAGTTAGCCAGAAATTCTTTATCATTTAATTGAGTCAATAATGAATTCTGGAAAGAAACTGCAGAATCAGCTTTCTTTATCGCCAGCGTAGCCTCTGAAGAGGCAGATATACCAGCTCGTCTGCTGAATGTTCCTGCTAGTTCTGCCAATTCTGGAAGTTGTTGTTCTAAAGCTTTCTTTATTTCGGTTCTTATATCTCTAGCGTCTTCGACAGCTTGTCTTCTTGAAGCTAATGGCTTGCTTATTCTTGCGATCTCTTTGGCTTGATTAGCGGAAATTTTTTCAATGCCTTGGGCTACTTTTAAGGCTTCTATAAAAGCCTTTTTCAATTGATCGCTATTTAACTGATCAGAAAATTCTTTTACGTCTAATCCGGCCTTCTTGAGTATTTCGCCGAAATTAGCTGTAGTAGCTTGAGAAAGATCTGTTTTGAATATATCTGCATTTGCTCTATTTATTATTTCATTAAAGAAAGAGCTTAGTTCTGCTGGGGCTTGTTCGCCAGTTATTTTGCCTTTTCTGCCGAACGAAAGTGCAGAAGTTCTTATAGCTTCTTCTGTTTGAGCCTTTTTAAGATTTTCTTCTAAAACAGTAATTTGATCACTAATTGATGTTTGCCCAGCCAATCTAGAAATTAATTCTGGATTCTTGATTGATATTTTCTTTATTAAGTCTTCTCTAGTTTTGACAAGCTTTACTATTTCTCTAGGATCTGCTTTTGGATCTTTATATGCGGCGTCTAATTTAGACAAAGAAGCACTAAGCTCTGTTGTATTTTCGGCCAAGTCTGTAAAAGCTTTCTTAGAGCGATCTAACGCATCTTCAAATTTTTTGCTTTGAATTCTTTGATCTAAATCTCCTCCTGACAATTCACCCAACTTAACGCCACCATAAATCTGCGCTAAGCCTGTTAATCCCGCCGCTACTCTGCTACCTGTTGAAGCTTTTTTAGACAATATAGCTGTTCCTATATTTTTTATGCCTGCGGAAGCTGGCAAAGCTTGGCTTATAAATTTTGACACAGCAGAAGGAATCACTTCTCTTTCTGCCAATTCATCTATTATGCTAGCGTAAGCTTGTTTTTCAAAAAGCTCTAACGCTCCAGAAATTGGATTAGCAAGTTTTCCGCCTGATTTTCCGAAAAAACGAGATAATAAAGCTGTAGGAATTTTAGCAAAATTAGGAACTACGTCTTTTAACCCATTAGGCTCATCTCTTTTATTTGTTACCGCTATTGGATTTCCGCCTTCATCAAAATGAGCCATGATTTGAGAGGCTGGTAAGCCGCTCATTGTTTTTTCTCTTCCTATGGCATCTGATAAGCCAGCAAAATTAGGAATATATCCTCCAGCTATTAGCTTTTCTTGCCGCAATATTTTTTTGCTATAGCCTAGTCTATCAAGTAATTTAAGATGCTCTGGATTATCTGTATCTAAAACTCTTGTACCAAACAGCTGAGCCGAAGAGAAGAAAACACTACTTTTATTATCAGTTATTCCTGGGAATATTTCTTCTGCATTAATTGGTTTTGATATTGATGGGCCGACTTTTCCAGTCACTAGTATGGGATAACTTTTATGCTTACCAGGGACTTTAGACGCGTATTCTCCTTGTTGCATTGAAGCTATTGAAGATCCAAATGCATAAGCTCCTTTTGGTCCTCTCGCTTTAACTCCGCCAGGCGCAAAAAATTTAACTAGTCTAGGATCTTTTAATTCATTTGCTGATTTAACTAATATTTTTTTATTAAATAAATCAGAGCTTAAAATATCAATAATGCTTTTTATTTCTGATCCGCTATGAGAATTTAAAATTGATTTGACATTAAATCCTCGCTCAGAAAGAGAAGCTATTATTTCTTTTGGCTTTGGATGATTAGCTAAAAATTGCTGTAAAAGAGCCTCATTAGTTTTTAAATTCTCTGGTACTAGATCGTTTACAGCGGAAGGGGCGACAACTGGGATGATTATGCTTTTAGTTACTCCAGCTTTTCGACTTGCATTTTTTAAAGCCGTTGTCGGAGATGTAGATCTAACTGCGCTGGCATACCCTTTGCCTATTCTTGATGCAGAAAAACCAATTCCTCCAAATACTTCTCTTCCGATGATTTGAACGTCTCCAGTTTTCGAAATGTTTACTCCTTTTGCTCTACCTACTTTTAATGCATCGTAATATTTTGCAGCTATTAATATTTTAGCAAAATTAGGAACATATCCACTCGCCCTTCCCTCGATGCCAGATAAAGCGGATCTTACTGTCTCTGGGCTATATTTTTCTTTATGTACGCTATTGGATTTAAAAATAGCAGCCTGCAAACCTGCTGCGCCAGTTTCTATTTGATGTGATTTAGCAAATTCATTAGCTAATGATATCAATTTTGCCGCTTCTGTTTTGCTAGGTTTTTTGCCTCCAAGGATAGCTTGGATTACATTTGTATCTATTGGAAAGGCTGTTTTATCTTGCAATATAGCTCTAGCGTAGTGTCTAGTTTTAGCCGTGTCGTCGCTTCCTAAATCAACCCCTCTTAAAGCCTTCGACAAACCATATCTTCTGGCATCATCTCTAGTTCTTATATTTCCTTCGGCAGATACTTCACCTTTTTTGCCGAATAAACCCAAAGACGCTACATTTTTGTGCCTGCTAACTATTTTTGATGGAGCTAAATCAAAATAATCTTCTACATTAGTAGATCTTGTTTTCATGTACCTGTTGAATATTGGAGCCGCGAATTGAGCAGCTACATAATCAGGCACAGAAGGAGAAATAGCAGAAGTTATATTAGCGTAAATTTTAGCTTCTTGTGGGGAAAGTTTTTTGCCACTAAATTCTTCGCCATGTATATTATAAAATCCTGCGTAATCCTTTCCTTGTTCATAATGCTTTTGAAATCTAGCAAAGATTTCTTTTTTGCCGATTCTTTGGATGATGTCTTTACGTTTTGCAAAATTAGGAATATACCCAGAACTCATTCTGGGAATGTCTTGCATTTTCCTATATTTAGGAATTATCGCGGTGTCTCCTGTGCCAGCAAAGTTAGGAATAACATCCTCTTCGCTATTGACCATTACTGGCTGAGTCTTGCCTTTAATTGTCGCTTGTATTAATTTAGCTTTTGGATTTTTAGCTCCATAAGCCTTGGCCATAGCGACCTCTTCTTGAGCTCCGCCAAATGTCGGGACATATCCAGAAGCTCTTACTCTGCTTGGGCCGCCTCTAGCGACAACTGTAGGAATTATTCTAGCCCTTAAAGCTTCTTGCGTTTTTAGTTGTTTATTTTGCTCTCTTAAAGTTTGTAATACTGCTTGCTCCGCTGCAGCCAATGAAATGGTTCCCTTTTGTACAAGAGCAACTAATTTAGGACTTTGTGATAAAACATCATTAACAGCTTTTTGCGAAGCTAATGATTTTTCTCCAGCGAATACTTCATCAAAATTTTTACTTACATCTTTTATAGAACTAACTCCGAATTTAACCATCTTAGCTAACAAAGTGCCTCCGATTCCCACTAGAAGAGGGATGCTACCAGTCGCTATAGTTTTTCCAAGGGCAGAGGCGGCCCCTTTAAAAAAAGACTCTCCTACAGATTTGCCGCTTTCCTCAGATTTTCCTAAAAGATCACTTGTAGGATTTACTGCTTTTAATAATATTTCAGAAAATGAACTACCGATCCTAACTAGTGGCTCTAACAATGGCTTACCTAATGCGGCAGCAGCTTCCTGAGCTTGGTTTTTTGTTTGTTGTAATAAAGCTGATAAGCTCTTATTTAATTCTTCGTTCTTTTTCTTAGCTTCATCTGTTGCTGCGCTAGAAATTTTTAAAGCACTAGCATAAACGCTATTTGAGCTAGAAAGATCTTTAATTAAAGCGTTAACTTGGTTGATTTGGTAAATACCACCAATTAATTCTGCTGTTCTTGATTTTTCTATCTGACTTAAATTTTTTGTAGCATCAGCGTAATTCTTAAGCACGGACAAACCATCCAATAAGAATCCATTTTGATCTTTAATAGCAACACCCAACTGCTCCAACTGACTAAGAACCTCTGGTCTTTGTAGGCGAGTAAATATTGTCTTTAAAGCGTTACCAATTACAGCGCCACCACGACCAGTTATTTGTTGAGCGGCTGTAACTGTAGCTATTAGCTTGTCTATGCTGATTCCGCTTTCTTCCGCAGAGCTACCTACACGGCTAAGAGCCTCGTTCAATTGAGCAGAGCTAACAGCAAATCTTGTATCAACAGCAATTAACTTATTGACAATGTCTGTTGAGCTTAATGCTTCCTTATTGAAGCTGTTTATCGCAGTAGTGACACCATTTACAGCATCTGCATAACTAATTCCAGATATTCTTGCTAGTGTTAAAGCATCTTCTGTTCTTCTTAATACTTCATTAGCAGACAAACCTTGTCTTGCGAATTCTTTAGCAGCTTCAGAAGCGGCTTCGAAAGGAACAGCGGCATTTCTTGCTACTTTGAATAACGACTGAGAAAACCCTTCTAGTTGATCTCTAGATTGGCCTAAAAATGTATTTAATTCTACAAGTTGCTTATCGATTTCTATTGTAGCTCTTGCACCAGCTCTAATAGCTTCTGAAACTTTGTAGATAGCGCCAGCAGTTAAACCGAAGGCTGTAACGCGGGCTGTAGCAGCTTCCAGAGATTTCCTGAATTCCGTGACATCTCCGCTTATTCTTCCCAGTGGTTGACCAAATTTAACAGAAGACGCTCTTCTACTAATACTATCAAAAGCTAAGTCTACCTGCTTTGTATTCGGTACAAGATTTAAATTTACGTTTACATTAGCTGGCATAACCTGTTTCCTTCAGTACATTACACTATAATCCATGCATTTCGATAAAATCTTGTTTTGTGAGCTTGCCGCCTTTTTTCGCGGCTAATTCATTTAGTGTCACTGCTTTACCGCCCACCATTTTTTCTAGCTCTTCTCTTGTAGCGCCAGTATAGCCCACGCCGCTTGATTGACTTCCCGCGTTTGGCATAGAAACAGAATTTTCTACAGACTCATACCATTCTATCATCTTATCTGGATCAGAAACTACATCAGAAGGAGGGTTTGTTTGGGCTTGGTTTTCCATCAAAGACTTAAAATACTTTGCTTGAGAGAATAGATTTACTTGCAATATTGTTAAATCTCTTACATATTTACCAAAAAAATTCAAAGGACTATTATCACACAAATTAAAAAGACTCATAAAAAACGAACAAGCGCAAATTCTCTTTATTTTATCGTGAGCGAATTTTTGGTAAAAACGCGTTAAAATAAGAACAAGATTATCTAACTCTCTATCCGATAATAAATCAAATTCTTCCTCTGAAAAAAAACGATTCTTAAATTCTTTATCGCTGTAGAAAGAAAGATATATCACTAATTCATTTATTTTTTTGTCGGTATAGCTTTCGGCGCAGAAACCAAGCATGCTCAATTTTTCATTTTCTAATTCAGACAGTTGCTTTGTATAATTTTTTATTTTATTCTTTGCGTCGTTGATTTGTTTTTTTATGATAAGATTTCTCAGCAACATTTCTGTATCTGAAATTTGGCGCTCTAAGTTCTCTATTTCTTTTTCTTTTTCATTAGACCATAGTTGATTTCTTATTAAAAAAGTAAGTTTCTCTTCTTTGGATTCAAGACCTTTGTCTATAGCTTCTTGGCTGAATTTTCTTCTATGCTTATCTAGCTCGCCGTTCTCTAATTCAGTGAAATGCTTAATAAAAATAGGCTTTCCTAAGTATTCATCCTCAGAAAAGCCTACAGCTATCTCTTTGTACAAGCCTTTGTAAAAGCTTATTTTTTCATAAAGATCGCTCACACTATATTAACCGACCAGTTCTTCTTTCGGCACTCCAGAGTTGAGCTGCCCGATAAGGAAACCACCCTTTTCAACAACCCCGCTCAAGAATTCATCTCCAGATTCTTCTATCTGGTTTAGTCTTTCAAGTTTTTGCTCGAACGAACCTTCACCAAATAAACAAGTCTGAGACCCTTCCTCGCCCTGATAAAGAAGATTCAATACAAACCAAACATTCAAGAAATCAGAAGCTCTCTTCTCTGCTGTATTATCAAACAAAGAATTTTGCACGTTTTCATAATCGAAAATCTTTTGGCGTAGCACTTGATACTCTGAATTTAAAGCGGCATTCTTTAATTCCTTTTCTGCGTCACTTAAACTCGAATCTTGACGAACCTTTTCTAGTTCAATTTCGATTGCTATTGCCTTGGAATAATTTTCTGCGTGCGCCTTCTTTTCTTCTTCTGATGGCAACACGCCGTCTTGCTGGAACTTGCGCAAAAGATAATTTCTAGTAACAAGACCCATCTTTATGCCTTCGGAAACCTTAACTGAATAAAATACGCTCGCCTCGTCTTGGATCTTTCTATTTGGCCTCAGAATATAAAACTTGTGCGGGACTTTCTTTTCCACCTCTTTGGTGATCTGTATTTCTTCGCCAGCAGCGTTTACTTCTGTTGTGGTTTCTTTTACCTTTTGAGTCTTTTCGACTTCAAAACTATGTAGCCATTTTTCTTTCATATTTTATTTTAGTGAAATATTTATAGACTTAAAGCTAGTATCAATATTTCTAATTGCATCATTGCCAGCGTCTAAGATCTTTTTTCTTATGTAATTATATTTATCGTTATCGAAATAATCAACATTTTTAGCAAAATCCTCGGAAGAGTTTTCGGCTATTTTTTTTAATAGTATTTCATGATCTTGCTTCAAATCATCGATAATCTCAAAATACTTCTTATAAAGAGAAATAATATTTCTGCTATATTGGAATTTCAAATACTCTTTTAGTTTTTCGTCGTCCATAGTCCTTTGCTGTATTATATAGAAATAATAGAAAATATAAAATAAAAAACCCCCGCCGGTTAGGGCGGGGGCTAGATCGAAAGTTTTTTTATTAACCTTGCTTGAAGTGTAGCCCAGAATTCTTACCGATTTGAGCGGAGAATTCCATGGTAACAGTTTGGTTAGGTCCAATTGAAGAAGTGAAGTTTTGAGAATCCAATTTGGCGCCTTTTAGCATTACATAGGCTGTGTGAGCAGTGGCTCCTTGATAACCAACTAGCTTTAGCTCGCAGTAATACTTGGTATCGTCACCATTTGTGGTCATTAGAGTATATAGTTTATTGGAAGCAGTAGTTCCAACAATAGCATTTACGCTAAGAGTACAATTAATTGGGAAAGTGATTTCTCTAGCGAAAGCGAAAGCCTTGCCAAGTTTTCTGATTGGCTCACGGCCGATTGTCATGGCTATACTAGCGCTTTGGATCTTAAGGTCAGATTCGCTTAGACCAAACATCGGGGCATTGTCTGTGTCGCTAGTCCCTAGTTTTAAAGTAATATCGCCTGGTCTAACAGCAGATACTTCAGAGGCTGAGTCGAATAATCCAGCGCCGTCAGGGAGAGTAACTGTGCTTGATGTAGAAATATCAGCTCCATCAACTACAGCAGGATTTCCTATGTTGTAAGAACCGCCTCCTCCAGTAAATACTATGTTTTGGCCTTCTAGGGCGCAAGAAACTGTTGGAATTGCTCCTACTGAAGCTTCCAAAGACCAAGAAGTGACGAAAGCATTACCAATACCAATAATTCCTTCGACTGTGCTTGTTGACATTTTATTTGAGTCATTGGCGTCGATACCGGCATCGCTGACAAGAACATAAACATTCTTTTGATCATAACCAGTGCCGCTAGAAATAATATAATCTAGCATGTGGTCAGCATTCGAAGAAACTCCAGTAACAGCGTCTGTTCTAAACCCTAAATGGCTTTCATTGAACCCTGTTGGCTCAAAGTAGTATGACATATCTACTGCTACGGTAGGTTCTTGCAAAATCAATCTATCAATAGCGGCCAATTCACCATATTGATTAATGTCTTGGCGGGTAATCGAAAAGTTATAATTACAACTTTGGACTCTGCGTAAGCTATGATCAGCAGCAGTGACTGTTGTTGTACCTGTTGGCGCGGCAAACAAAGCTTGGCTTTGGTAAATAACACGATTTCTTGTGGTGTTTGACATATGGTTTCCTTATATTCTATTGTCATTTACACAAAATAAATGAACTATAGAAAATTATTTTAGTAAGCATGAGGGGCTCTTACCACCTCCAAATCGAAGTCAACAAAAGCTGCTATGATGTCTGGATTTAAGCTCTTAAATTCTGCGGAACTTGATGTTTTTACTTGCGAAACTGAAACGCTAGACATATAAACATTATCTCCTGTAGCTATGCCAGTATAATTGTATGGCACTCCAGTATAAGAACTCATTGCATTAAGATTTAAATCATTATTGCTTACTGTTCTAAAAAAGTCGTGAGCAGAATCTCTTAATACTCCGCAAGCGGCATCAAGGGAATACATTGAATTAGACATAACTAATCCCCTAAAATAACAAGTTGTCATATCTGTGCCGCCAAATCCAAAGGGTTCATTTTGCGAATTGACAAGCCTTAAAAATATAGCTGGATAAGTTATTTCATTTACAGCTAAACCCGTAAATGTTTGCGGCTTTCTATTTTTTGGCTCCATTTTTGTGGAAAATAATAGATAGTCTTCTGATTTATCAGTTAAATAAACATTGAAATCTTTTATGGCATAATTACCACTTATTGTATTGGAGTTTTTATTTGAAGAGAATATTACTTGACCATCGTAATGGTTTATAGCTACTAAACCACTTTGCCCGGGCGTGATAAAATTACCATCTAAGTATATTCCTGTTAATTGATTCGCTCCTGTTATAGAAGCATCGCTGACTATTTGTTTGTATGGAGCAGCATATGTGTAATACCCATTATAAGCCCCAGAAATTGGATAAAATTTAGAACTAACATTTGTATAGCCCTCGCCTCTTTTTAATATAGTGTGGTCCACATATAGCAAAAAGCTACTTGTTAAAACGTTTTGGAAATTGGCTTTCATTATATTATATTATTTGTAAAATTATTAGTGAAGTTACTAATAATTTTTGATATATATTTTGTTGTCTTGAAACCAGTCGGACGGTTAGACGGACCATCTGTTATTGGGCCTTTTAATTGCAAACCTCTTTCAGAACGACCTCTTGGGTAATCAGCGTAATAAGAAACTCCAGAAATTCCTCTTTCTATTCCTTTTACCCAGTTTCTGCCGCCATTCCAACCTTGGAATTGAGCCGACTCATTAAAGTCTTCCAACTCTGGGATTTGAAATGAAACTTTTATTATTCTTGTTCTTTTCCCAGTAGCGAATTGACCTTTTTTATTTCTTGGATAATTTATAGTTAAGTCGGTGCCTTTGAATTTTATTTTTGATTTCAAAGCTGCTCTGACTGGAGAAATTGGATTAAAGCCAGCTTCAAACCCAATAAAACCAAATAAATCTCCATAACCACCTAAAGTATTGCTAATATTTCCCTGCCCCGGATCTAATAATTCTTGGGTTACAGGATGATCATCAAAATCTTCTAAAGCTTGATTTTTTATTTCATTAAATTGTTTTTTTATTGCTCTTTCTATTTCATCTTGCACTGAAACGTTAGAAAGGGCTTCTGAAACTATATCTCCTTGTATTATTATATTTCCTATTTTCATCACCTTTCCCTTTCTAAGAAATAAGTGAAATATTGAGAAGATATATAAGGCCTCGGAGATTGAGAAGAAATAAACTTATACATCAAATCATTGATAGTCACATAAAGAGTTTTGCCATTGTTTTGTATGAAGTCGTTGGCGTCACTTTGGATTTTTATTTCTACTTCTCCTTTATCTATTCTATTTTCTGTTTCTTCTAGTATGTCTTGAGATTGCTTTTTATTAGAAGTAACTAAAGCAGAGAATACCCCTGTAACTGGAGTATAATTAATATTTTCTATGTCAGATCTCTCATTATAGCCAAACATTCTTGGCTGAGCTATGTTAATAATGTCGATTTTTGCTTCTTTATAAATGACTATGTCCTGCTTGAAGGTGTCAAACAGGTTAGTCATTCCTTTTTCGAAACTAGCTTTTTGCGTGGCAGACAGTAAAGAAGCCATGCTTTTTATTACACTCTATCAAGAGATAATAGATAGAAATAGCTTAAATTTGGCCAGAAGGATCTGGGGCTACAACATCTACATGAGCAATGTCGCTAATTGTTTCTCCTGCAACATTATAAACTTTTACAGTATAATCTCCTGCGCTTGCTTCTGAGCCAGAATTTATATAATAATATTGGCTTATCTCTCCAGAAATTTCAGTTCCGTTCAAGTTCCATTGATAAGAAGGAGTTGGGTATCCAGATGCCATTACAGACATCCCAAAACTGTTTCCTGAAATTATTTGACCGCCGACTGGTTGATTAGTTATTACTGGAGCAATTGGAGGATTTACTATCACTGCGCATCCTGAGCTAATAGCTGTTCCTAAAGAATTTGAGACTACAACATCGTAAGTTCCTGCTTGATCTAGTTGAATATTTGAAATTTGTAAACCAGCACCAGTTTCTTCTGTAAGATCAATTGCGTCTTTTCTCCACTGATAGTACAATGGTTGACCATCTACTCCAACGGAAATATAAGCTGTTTGCCCAGACCATAATGTAATTTGCCTTTGAGGCTGTATAGAAATAAATGGAGCAATAATTGGAAAAATATCAGCAGACCATGGATTTGGAGGAGTAACTACGGGAGGAGTAATTTTATTTAAAATCTGCTGTATTGCTGCGCTTTCTTGGCTCTCCTTTTCGCCAGATGGCATGGCAGAATAAACCCAAGAAAAAACTTGATCTTCTTTCAAATCAAGATATGGAGTAAATGGCCCTGGAGAAGAAGGAACAGAAGTCACACCATAAGTTCTGCCATAATATGGCCCACCGCTTGGACCATTATAGTAAGCCAAACAATCCCAGTGAACATTAAATACGTAATCAGTGACGCCGCTAAATTCTGGATAGCAGTCCATTTGATTAACTTTCCATTTTAATTGGATGTCGGAGCTCATATATTGTATATAAGTATCTTACACTTTAAATTCTAAATCTTTTTTATTTTATAGCCCAAATCTAGATTTTGCTGTTTTGTAATTTTCTAAGATTTCCGATGGGCTCAGTACATTACTATATAAATTAAAATTTGCGACATTACAATTTGATCCGTACAGCGTGTTTTGAGCGCCTAAATAAAGATTACCAACTAAATTTCCAGAAGGAATATCTGTTGAACTATTCCTTGCTATTCCATTTATATAAATTATTGCTAAAGGGCTGATTGTGCTTACGCTTACTGTTATATGGCACCATTGCCCAAATCCAATATTAACATTAGAATAAATAGTTGTAGTAGTCCCAGGAGCGCTTATTGGATTATAGTGAAATCCTACATTACTAGGATAATATACTGTATAAGTTCCAAAAGCGTCTGAACCAAAGATTCTATCGCCAACTGCGACATTAGATATCCATTTGCAAAAAAAAGAAAAAGTATATTCTGAAAGAGATATAGGTGATGTTATTATTGCATAATTTGTACCGCTAAAAGTTATGACCCCACCGTTAGTATTAGTAAATGTAGGACCATTCACTAAAGTTGCATTTTTTTGATTTCCAGTAATATCTTTGAGTTGAATAGGAGATCTATTTACTAATTCATAAATACTTGGCTCTGTTCCGTCTACTAAATCAATTCGCGGGTCATACCATTGTAATCTGCTAGTATTATCGCCACAATAATAATGAAAAACTCTTTGGAAAAGATATGTGCTTGTAGGCGCAAATTTAAAATCTCCGCCGCCGGTATTTCCTCCTATATCTGCAACTTTTTCTACACTACCTACGTTGTAAAGTCCACTATCTGGATGCCTTCCTGTGAAAGTCGTATCGAAAGGATACAAATGCCCAACAATTAAATACCAAACATTTTGAGTAAAATTTGCAATATTATTATAATACCAATATGGATTTGACTCATCGACACTATCAGTTGTCCTTTTTATATATTGTCCAGCATCCCAAGATGTACATCCTAAATAAGCAGTGCCGCCTGTTGTGCTTGATGTTCTTCTCGCCCAAACGCTAAATCTATACATTTTTGATTTATCTATAGAATAATCAGCATATGTAACCCAACCGCCATCCGCTTCTCCATCGCCAGAAGGAAAACTACCCCAAATAATACTTGTTTCGCCCCAAGGATTCGTGCCAGAAAATCTTTGATTTTCAGTCGCAGCACTTTGATTCGGAGTATATCCAGCTACCCCTCCAGTTCCCGTTGTCCACGTAGACATATTTATTAAAGAATATTTTAAAAAGCTATTCCTGTCTGCTGCGTCTAGGCTAACTAATAAAGAATCTTTTGTTATATTTGGTCCTAATGATGCTGCCATAAATTTTTATAATCCAAATCTACTTTTAGTTGCGTTGTAATTTTGTAATATTTCTTGTGCCGAAAGCGTTCGGTTATATTGTTTAATAGTTGATAAATTAATATTGGCGTCAGGTCCTCCTAAATCTCCACCTATATAATAGAGATATCCAGAACCTGGATCTACAGAACCTCCTGAAGTTATAGAAACGGCGGCACCTTGTTGTATACCATTTTTATAAAAAGTTATATTATTTGCACTTCTATTAACGACAGCGCTAACATTCATCCAAGTTAGTACATCAGTAAATGTCGCAACAGTTGAATAATAAATGTTTTGATCAATATCAGTGGTAGTATTTAAAAAAAAGGCTACAGTCCCAGCCGTAGTGTAATTTAATAAAAATAAGAATCCATGTAAATTAGCACCTCTCGCCTCTACTATTCCATTATATCCATTATCTTTTTGGTATACCCATGCATCTATCGTAAAGCTACTTAATCCTGGATTTAAACTAGCTGGATTACTTACACTAATATAGTCATCTGTGCCATCAAAAACAATAGTTCCGCCATTTATATTGCTAAATGTGGGTCCATTGGTTAATGTTCCAATGTAACCAGTTCCGCTTAAATCTTTCCAAGTGGTACCTGTGCCAGAATAACTATTTTTATCAGCAGCATCTAAACACAATACCAATCCACTTCTAACTATTTTTGGGCCTCTTATTATTGCCATAATTTTATAATCCAAATCTTGATTTTGTTGCGTTGTAATTTTGTAATACTTCCGCTGCTGTTAATGCTCTATTATAAATTCTAGCGTAGCCCATAGTCATATTTACATATAAATTAGAATACGCTAATCTTCCAATAAGCAACGGATTACTATTCGCGCTAGGCGTAGTAGGATACCCAGCACTATTGATTTGATTGCCATTAACATAGTTTATTTGAGTTCCATATATTCCAGTTGATACTATATGATACCAAATCCCATTAGTAAAACTAGTATTGAATCCTAGCCCAGCATTATCTCCGACATATCTAAATAATAAATTTGTAGTTGATGCTGTATATGAATCTACTCTTATTTCATATCCGTCAGCGTTACTCAATGTTTTGCTTATGACTCCTCCGTATAGCTGTGTCTGAGTACCTAATTTTATAAAACACTCTAATGTTAAATTAGTCAAATTTGCTAAAACATTCCCGCAATTAATATGATTGCTATTCGCTGGATTAAATGTTATGCTCCCTTTGCTTTCGCCGACAAATAGCGGGCCATTAGTTAGTGTTCCTGTATTATTATTACCACTTAAATCTTTCCAAATCGTATTTCCATAATAATATGGATTAAATTGTGTTGCGCTTGATGCTCTTTCTATTTGCAATCCATCCCACCAAATAGTTATACCAGAACCACCAGTATGTGTTCCATCTAATCTAAATTGAATATATCTAGTATTTGCATTTGTAAATGTATAACTGAAACTAAATCTTTGCCAGCTAGTCGTTATAGACATATTTCCAGAACTATAATCATTTATAGTAAAAACCGCTCCATTGGTATCTGCGCCAAAAATAAATAATTGACCATCTGTGGCTACGCTCGCTTTTGCCCAAACACTAATTGTCCAAGTTTGACCACTTAAAGCAGAAGCTAAATTAGCAGCAGAAGAACCATATTTTCCAGCATAAGCATCGTTGCCTGTTATTACCATTTTCATTGGCGTGGAACGATACTGTCTTATTATTGTAGTGTCTCTAGAAAGCGTGCAAGATTGTATTTCGCTTCCTATATTAGCAAATACGTCAGTAGGATTAGGTATAACATTCGGACTATAACTATTCATGTCCGCCGCATCCAATGCCAACACCAATCCATTCGTTGCTATTTTGGGGCCGTATTGCATGTATTATTGTTTACACTTTATAAACCGAATCGGCCTTTTGTAGCATTGTAATTTTGAAGAATTTCAGCAGCTGATAAAGCTCTATTGTAAACCAAAATACTTGCGATATCTAAATCTGTAAAATAACTTGTTCCCGCTCTAGATCCAATAAATAAATAATCATCTCCAAAATTATTAGTATTATTTGAAGCTAAACTAGGAAGAGGATTTGTTATAACAGTAGCTGCAACTCCTTGATTATATAAAGAAGCTTCTGCTGTAGTTTGACTTTTATCAAAAACAGCAGTGCTTATTTCCCAATTTAAATCATTATAATTACTTTTATTCCAAACTCCTAAGTTATATCCATTGTTTCCTTTTACTCCTGCAAATACGTCATAATTTTGAGATGCAGAATTATCATTATATGTCCATACAAATCCATATTGAAAAGAATTAAAATCAGTAGATAATTCACATATAAATTTAGTATTTCCTGAAACTGGATACGATCTAGCTTTAAATATAACTAAAACAGTAACAGCATTATAAGCCGAAAGATTTAAGGTAGATGTAGTCTTAATATAATTATTTGTACCATTAAGAGAAAAATAACCATTAGAATTCCAAGTTGGAGAATTATAAAGCGTTGCATGATTACTATTACCACTAACATCATACCAAGTTGTACCTGCTCCAGCATAACTATATGGATTACCAGCATCAAGATTTAATACAAGACCTTGTTGTACTATTGTATTTGCAAATTTTGACTTTTGAGCTTCGTAATTTTGAGCAATTTCTACCGCGCTTAATGCTCTGCTATATATTAAGGTAGATCCTACATTAATTGGAGCATATCTTCCAGAAACGATATCGTCTCTAGCAATTATTAAGTCTCCGATTGTAGATCCAGAGTATGATATTGCAGAAGTATTTGCTGTTGTATTCGCAAGCACTCCATCTTTATAAACTTTTACATTTGAGCCATCAAAAGTACCCACTAGATTAGTCCAAGTATTTAATGGCATTGTAGTAGTAGCATCTATAACAGCGGCCGCAGCATTTCTAATTCTAAACCAAACAGTATCTGTATTATATGTCGCCATCAATGCGTATGCATCTCTGTCATTTCTTCTTAAAAAATTGCATATACTTGATTGATAAGCGTTTCTTTTAAGCCACATTGAAACAGTAACTTTTGCAGGATTTAATATAACATTATCCGCCACCACTAAATAATCAGAGGAGCCATCAAATCTAAGCGCTCCTTTATTATAATAATCTGCCGCAGGCATATCTGCTGTAGTACCATTACCAAGTAGCCCATGATTATTATTTCCACTCAAATCAATTATACTTCTATCTGTATTAAGAATTCCCCATTTTTGGCCGAGATATGTATGGACTAATTTTCTTTCTGTAACTGATAATAATCTATTAAAAACAATAATTTCAGCAACTTCACAATTGCTTAATTCAGCGCCATAAATATTTACTCCTAAATACCAAGGACCAGCATCTGCGCCTGTACTATTCGTTGCTAATGCAGTTCCTGTTGCATAAAAATTTGCTGAATCATTTGATGGTCCACCCCAATCTCCTAAATATAATTTCCAATTAGTATCAGCAGCAGAATAAGTTTGATATACCCATCCATTTCCATAATATTTATTCGTTTCACTTGCCCAATGTCCTAAAAGCCAATTATTATAACTGCTATTTGAAGTTAAAATTCTTCCTGTTCCAGAAGATGCATTTGTATATCTATCAACTACAAAAATACTATACGCGCTATTTCTTAAATCTATTGTAGAATTTTGTATATTTTGAGCGGTAGTAAATGCTACTACTTTTCTAGAATTTTGAGAAGTACTACGTGTTGGTCCAGAAGATGGTGGCGTCATATGATAATTAAATCCACTTTTATCTCTCCATTGACTTACAGTAGTTCCTGAGCTATAACTAAATGTTGTATCATCCGCAGCATCTAGCCATAAAATCAATCCACCTTTCACAGGCAAATCTATGGCTGGATAAGATTTATTATGGGAAGGATCTAAAGATAAGACCAGATTTTCTGTTGTTATTTTTGGATTATAATGTTGAGCCATATATTATTTTCCGAATCTAAATTTTGTTGCGTCGTAATTTTGAAGAACTTCTTCAGCCGATAATACTCTATTATACAATTTTACTTGACTAATACTTGCAGCTATAGTATAATTATTATCTCCGTGAAATCTTCCTATCCAAAAATTATTTGAAGTCGTTGATGTAGTATTTCTATAAGCCGCAGTTCCGATTAATATACCGTCAATATACAATTTGGCATTTGTGGATGAATCATTAGTTACGACGATATAATGCCATTTGGCATCTGGATATGAACTGTTTGTGAATGGGTTGCTTTCACTATCACCGGTGTTCCAGTTTATATAATTTCCAGAAAAATAAAGATTTGGTCCAGATCCATAATTATCGCTGTCAATTGAAATTGGAATTTTTACAGCATAATTTGATGATCGTATCCAAATTGCAATGGTTGATGATGCGGGAATATTTGTTACGGATGAAACAGAATAATCATCTACACCGTCAAAACTTATACATTTTGGTTCGGTTGATATAAAAGAAGGACCATTAGTTAATGTACTATTATAACTATTTCCACTTAAGTCTCTCCACGAAGTCCCACTTCCGGAATAACTACTATAAACATCAGCATCTACATAAAATTGTAAACCATTAGTTACAATATTCGGTAAACTAGCAAATTCCGATTTACTTTGTTCATAATTTTGTAAAATTTCTGAAGCAGTTAACGCTTTACCATATATTTTACAACCGGCAACATAACCATCTAACATCCTCCCATATGTAGAAGCTCCTTCAGCGCCTATTCCTAAATAGTTTGTTATATTGATAGTTCCTATGGTGAAAGTAGTTGATGAAGTTTTATCTAATACGCCATTCAAGTACCATCTTATATATGCCCCATCGAACGTCCAAACCACATGGTTCCATGCGTGTCTTGTTACCGATGTTGTGCTTGGCTGATGACCCACAGTAGAACCAGCGGAGCCATACATAAATGCATTAAATTTTCCATTGCCATCTAACGACAAATAAAAATTGCTATTAGCAATCATTATAGCCCCTAAATCAGTATTTGTTCCAGCAAAACTAAAACTATTTGGTTTAACCCATGCTTCTAATGTAATTGAAGTTGTTATAACTGAACTCATCCACGAAATAGAATCAGCAAAATAAAAATTGCTTTGTAATGGAGAACCTGTTGCATTTGCGGGATTTAATCTATAAGACTTGTCAATAACAGGTATATTATTATTTTGACATGTCGCTACTTTGCCAAAAACTAAATCTCTATTTGTTAATGTAGTTTGTAATAATGGTATTCTCCATTTATTAGCTAAATAATTATGAACTTGGGATCTTTCTATGGCGGATAATTGTCTACTATAAATAATTAATTCTCCGATATCTCCATAGTATGGCTGATTGGCTGATGTATTGACGGCCCCCATAAACAAATTAAAACCAGCCCCTCCTATTGTTATTGTTTGAGTCCCGGAAGAGTATAAATCAGGTCGTTGTCTTCCATTCGCATAAATTATATTTGTGCCGCTTCCCGCATTGGTATGAGAAAATGTAATTAAAGTTGGAGACCCTTGCAAAAAGTCAGAATTAGTATTTGGACTTGTTAATGGAAGAACTGTAACATTTCCACCACCCCCATTCCAATATACCCATAATGTTCTTGCGTAATTTGATCCATCTGGATCATTTACATCGAAATGAAGATTATTTGTGTTTGTGCCATTATTTATACTGAATGGATATTGATAAGTTGTGCTATTTACATCCCCCCGCATCACTAAAAATATTGTAAATTCGGTATATGATGTTGTAAATGGGCCGTAGATATAGTCATTCGCGCTAAATCTCATGGTATTTCTACCATTCAACCCACCAAGAACTGATAATGGTTCATTTGCAAGCGTTAGCCCACCGCCAGTTAATACTAAATTACTATTTGATTTATCTCCCCAATATCTTACATTTCTAGTACTAGTTTCGGTTGTGATTGTAGATAGATCATCTGCGTCAAACCAAGTAATGCAACCATTAATTTGTTTTGGTGTTTTGATAAAACCTGCGCTAACTGATGGATCTAGAGCAAAAGCAAGAGCAGATGTTACTGTACTTGGTCCTGAATTGATTGTACTCATATTTTATATTCCATAAGTTTTACGAGTTGCATTGAAATTTTGTAATACTTCTGCGGCAGTTAATGCGCGATTATAAGCTCTTGCAGTTGATACAATTGAATTACTTGCATAATCTGTACTTGCCGCTCCAATATAATATGGAACTGTCGATGAGTATTGTCTTAATTGTTTAGTTAATGTCGCGCTGTCTCTTAATACGCCATTTACATATAAATATCTCATAGCATTTTCAACATCATTCACAAAAACACCATGATACCAAGTGTTTAAACTCAATGTTACGCCAAGACCTGAATTTGTTACATCATTATACCATGTAATTGCATAAATAACATTTGGAGATCCTTTATCATGATTAAATCCACTATGATATCCTTGTCTTCCAAAAAAATATCCATTATATAATCCCGGCGGAGTTCCTAATAATTTAAACCAACATTCATATGTATGACTATTGTTACTTAAATTATCTAATATAGAATTGGCAACTGGAGTTGTTATTGCACCTTGAGAATTTGCATTAAAATAATATCCTCCACTATCAAAAGCTATAGCAGAACTGGTAAGATCAATATTATAATTATTTCCACTTAAATCTATTAATCCGCCTCCACCAGCAATAGTATTTGCAGATCTAGAGCCTAAAACTAAAGGAGTAGAATATGCTTTCTGTTCTATTTGATATCCAAAATATGCAAGTTTTTCGCCGACATTATCGCCAGTATAACTACTCATATATACTCCAGTTTCATTTGATGGAGTAGTAAATGTTATTGATAGTCTAATCCAAGTTCTTCTTGGCCAATTTAAATAATTTGTATCACCATTATACGCAAAATTACCTAATGAATTATTATTTACGTTTGTCCTTAAATATGGTTGGGACTGCATCGATGTTCCATCAAACCAATAATAAATGGACATCGCATATTGAGTGCTTGGAGAAATCGGAATAATAGAAGAGCCCAACTGTTGATTGCCAGTGGCAGTCACAGTTGAGCTAAAGATTCGTAAATTAGTAGTATCTACATTTAAAATGACAGGCTTTGATATAGAGGTATCATTATCATTGAAAATAGTAGAACCTGAATTTACCCACCAATTACCATTGGAGTTTAAGTAATTATTGGTAGAATAAGCGATATTTGTAGTGGCCTGACCTCGAAAACTTTTAGCATATTCACGATTATAATATAACTGTAAATCTTTTTTTACTATTCCTCTATTGGCATGCTGTACGGCCATACATACTGTTACACCTTAAAACTTAAGGCTTAATAATATGCGACTCAAAAGATTCGCTCTTAGGAGCCTCTTCTGGCACTGGCAAAGCGGCTCTCAATTTTGGCTCAATCTTTCGAGTAAGAACTAGGCCAGCTTCAGCAGCCGCAAGACCTCTTGCTCGAACTGCGATGTCGATAATCTCTAGGAGAACCTGGGCTTCGTTAATTGTGTAATCTACTGAAATTGTTTTTTCCATACTTTTAATATTATATAAAGTTAAAACTAAAAATAAAAATTATTTTTGGACATAATCTCTATAACTTTCTTTGAGCTTTTCTTTATAATCTGAGTATTGCCTTTCTATATCTGAATAACTTTCTTTTTGGACGCATAATAAATCTTTAGCCGCAAAACAATGATTGTTCTCTTGGAAGTTTCTTGCTAAATACCAATCAATAGCCTCGTATTCTTTTATAAAATTTATTACATCTAATTCTTTTTCTAGATTTAAATCATTAAGAATTTTATTTATAGCATTTTTAGAATAAGCTATAGCATGAGTGCAAAAACAAGTTTTTGCCTTTATTAAATTTTGAGAATATTTTTCTACAGGCGCATAATCATATCCTTTAACAAAAAAAGCCCCAAAATAAAAAAGATCCCAATTCGCAGGCAACTCTGATGTACTTTTATTTATTTTATTATTTAAAGATTCTCCAAAATCTAAAAATAAAAAATCATCTTCTAAAACAAGAACATTAGAGTAGTTATTTTTTTGGGCTTCTTTTAAAATATAATAATGAGATAAAGCACAGCCAATTTGAGCGTTTTGTCGGTGAGATAATTTAGGATGAGCGCAAAGTATTCCTTCTCTTTTATTTATTTTATCCGCTATGCCTAAAAGAGAAAATTGAGAAAGACAACTTTCCCATCTATCTGTCCGATGCTTTAAATTTATACAATAAATTTGTTCAAAAAAATCAAAAGCATTATTCATATATATTGTTATCTTCTTTCTAAAGCAGTTACTCTAGATTTTAGCTCATTAATTTGCGCCTGCTGCTCTTTTATAGCTTCTGCTAACACTGCTGTTATTCTTGGATAATCTAAAGATCTAGCGTCTGGGCAATCATCATTTAATTTCCAAGTACTTACTAGTTCGGGTAATACTTGCTCTAATTCTTGCGCAATAAATCCGATAACAGGAGTATTTAAACTATAACCGTCTCTTGTATTGTTTATGAATTCATTCCATTCGTATGTTACGCCGCGCAACTTCATTACTTTTTGGAGCGCGTTTTCAATTGGTTTTATATTTTTCTTGAATCTTAAGTCTGATGACGTTGGGAATGAGGTCGCATGAGCATTACCATTAACATCCAAAGTATAAGCTGGGGTTACCCCTACACCTAATATATAAGTTCCGGGGCTAACTTGATTTGATAAAAATAATTTGTCTGAGCCGCTGTACCATCTTAATACATCACCAGCTACTCCATTTTGCAAGTAATTGTACCATTTTGTAGCACCTGCGTCTTGGAATTGAATGCCTCCTTGGTAACTAGTGCTTGATCTATTTATAATATAATAAGCTGCTCCCGCACCGCCGTTTAATGTCACAGTAGATGTTCCATCGTCAGTTTCAAGAGAATTTCCAAGAGTAGTAGTATTTGTAAATTTAGCTATTCTATTTGTTGTACCGCTTGCATTTGCTGCGCCTTGAGACCCAGTGCTACCTTGAGACCCAGTGCTGCCTTGAGAACCTAAGCTTCCAGTACCGCCAGTGCCGCCTTGAGATCCTATGGCTCCTGTACCGCCAGTACCACCTTGAGACCCAGTGCTACCTTGAGATCCAGTGCTACCTTGAGACCCAGTGCTGCCTTGAGAACCTAAGCTTCCAGTACCGCCAGTGCCGCCTTGAGAGCCTAAGCTTCCAGTACCGCCAGTGCCGCCTGTCCCGCCAGTACCCCCTGTTCCGCCAGTGCCGCCAGTGCCGCCTTGAGAACCTAAGCTTCCAGTACCGCCTGTTCCGCCAGTACCACCTGTTCCGCCAGTTCCAACTTTTTGATCACCG